TAGATCCTTGCATAAAAACTCTAAAAAAATGGCAAGCTCTCGGTCTTAACTTAAGAATAGAAGACTATGTTAGCGATTGGTCTAGTAGATACATTGAAGGAGATTTGATAGAACCTTACGAAGATAACAACCCACAAGAAAGCTGGAACATATGCAGATCAAAGTTTTGCACAATACTCCTCGATGGCTATATACATAAATGTGCCGCAATTGCTTTTTTACCACTAATGAAGAAAGAGAGTAGAACATCTACAAAATTTGACGAGTATTTAAAGTATAAGCCAATACATTATTCAGACCACGAGGAAGACATAAAGGGCTTCTTCAAAAAGAATGAAAAGCCAGAATCAATTTGTAATATGTGCCCTAGTAAAATTGTAAAGGTTAGGAATAAGTCAATTGGATAAAGTAAAAATTTCTAAGTTGCTTAATGGGTTTTATGGCTATCCTAAAACTATAATTTGTGACTCACTATATAAATACAATAAAACATCTCTGGAAAATAAATATTATTTTATAAAAACTCCAGATGGAGTAAGATCTAACACTATATCTTTTAGCAAAGGAAAACAATTACTTATAGACAAAGGGACTCTCAGGAGCTTTCCAGTAATAGTACAAGAAGAAGTTTTTCCTAAACTGGATAATGGGTACAAAATTGATTACAGAGCTTGGTGTTTAGTAGTCAATAAAAAACCACATTTATATAAAAGATGCATGGTTAAAAAATGCGATTCTAAGTTTTCTAGACAAGACCCAGAAGGTCTATTTACCAACGGTCTTAGAAATGGCAGAACCACCACTTTAACTAATACACCAGAAGATTTCGATCTTTTAGTATTTGATTCTTTTAACCTGATAAAACATAAAGTCCCAAATCAATCAGTTCTTGGCTATGATATTATTTTTGACGAAGATGGTAAATGCTGGATATTAGAGATAGAAGTTAGAGGGTTTGGCTCGTTTAATAGTGTAGCTCTTAACAATAGGTTTGACGAAAACTTTGATAAAAAAATAAACAGAGAATTATTAATGTTATCGAAAGGACTATCATCTGATGAATTTCGTAATATTGGCTAGACCAAAAACGGGAACCACATTCTTGGGAAGAGTGTTAGACTGTGCCACAAAGGGGCAGTTCAAAAAAATAGATATGGACCACAAGGACTTCAAGAGGGTATACATTAACAAGAAGCACATTATATACCTCTTTGCCCATCCAGCTATACCAGCGGACAAACTTGGTAAGTTCGACAAGAAAATAGTATTTACCAGAGATGTAAGGGACATGCTTGTAAGCTACTACTTTCACTTGAAATACAGAAGAGATATATCCAGAAGAACTCTACAGGAGATTCCAGAAAGCATGACAATTGATGAGTTCTGCTTAAGGAACTTAGACAAAGTCATTGATAACTTCTATATTAAGTACGATTCCTGTTATGATCTATTGGTAAGATATGAGGACTTGTACAGTGGAGGCATTCAAAAACTTATTGATTACCTGCCAATAGACTATGATCGAGATAAAATCAGTGATTGCATCCTGCTAAATAATTTTGATAATATGAGAAATATAGAACTTGAGGGAAACGACAAGGGCGAGTTAAGAAAAGCCGACTCCAACAACAAGGAATCCTTTAAGGTTAGAAGGGGTAAAATAGGAGGGTTTGTTGACTACCTGAGTCAAGACACGATAGAAAAAATGAACAAAATAGTAAAGGGTAGGCAAAAGGAAACAAGTGTGCCTATAACATATAAATGATAACACTAGGAGGAACAGTAAAAAACGAAGCTAAGTATATAAAAGAGTGGCTTACACATCATCACCTTTTGGGGGTTGATAGGTTTATTATTAATTTAGACAGGTGCACTGATGATACTCACAAAAAGATACTAGATTTACCATTTAACGTAAAGATAATAACGCACACAGATAAAGACTGTTCGGGGCAATGCTTTCAAAATTCCATATACTATAAAATTTCTAGAATATGTACTACAGAATGGCTGACACTTCTAGATGTCGATGAGTTTTTATTTTTGCCAAACCATACATTGAAGGACTTTTTGTCTTTGGAGAGGTTTTCTAAAGCTGCAGCAATTTCGATTTGCCAGAACATATTCGGAAGCTCTGGACATAATAGCTCTCCTAACAATCCAGTGGTAGATAGCTATACATTAAGAAATCCAGACGATGTAAAGATCGACAATATTTATCCTACACATCAACATCCTTCAGATCTGTTTAAAATGACAAAACCTATATTTAGAAACAAATGTCTGCAATCAATAAAAAACGCTCACGACTTTAAATTTAGTAAGCCTACCGTGTATGAAGACGGCAAAATTTTTGCTAGGTACAAATGCAGAAGAACTACAAAAGACATTGTAATAAACCATTACTTCACTAAGAGTTTGGAAGACTGGGAAGAAAAGACAGGCAGACCAAGGATAAGTGGCTCTCCCAAATATAAAAAACAATGGTTCGATTATTTTAATACGTTTAACCATTTTGACAACAGGCTAAAGCATGAACGATAAAGGAATAATAAGTATATAATCTTGTTATTGTGTATATAGATTAGTTAGCAATCCGCAATATAAAGGAGAAGGCATATGAGTTTTTCAGGAGCTCCATTTTCGTCAGGGCCGTTCTCCTCCGCTGGAAATGTAGTAAGCGCAACAGCTTCTCTGTCGGCATCTGCCACAATTTCTGCTTCAGCATCTAATAAAGATACCGGAGAAGCGTCATTATCAGCTAGTGTGTCGGTTTCTGCTACCGCAGAAGTTAAGAAACTGGCTTCGGCATCCCTCAGTGGTAGCGCGTCGTTGTCTGCTACAGCGAGCTCGACAAATAGTGGTTTTGCTTCGCTTAGCGTCAGCGCGTCAATATCTGCTACGGCTTTTGTAAAGAAAAATGCCTCTACCTCAATTAGCGCAATCGCTTCGGTATCCGCCACAGGAACTTCGATAAATACTGCGTCTGCATCGCTTAATGTTAGTGGCGTCATGTCTTCTTCCGGTTTAGTGAAGAAGAAAGCCTCCGCCTCTTTGAGTGCTACTGCTGCAGTTTCCTCTTTGACCAAAGTCAACAGGCTAGCGTCTGCTTCAATAGCAGCATCCGCAACCTTGTCGGCTACAGGCACACTTCCGGGACAAACAATATCTGGAGCAACGAGCCTATCGGCAGGTGCTACAATTTCTGTCAATTCAAAAGCAAGAAGATTTGCTCCTGCATCAGTATCCTGTGGTGGCTCTCTTTCGGCTACTGGATTTATAAAGAAAAACGCTTCCGCGTCTTCATCTGCATCGGCTACGTTGTCAGCTTCAGCTAAAAGTAAAAACTTTGGCTCGGCATCGCTTACAGCCTCTGCTTCCGTGTCGGCGTTAGGCACTGTTAAAAGATTTGCCTCTGGATCACTATCTGCTAGTGCTTCCACATCCCAAACTGCAAAAGTGGACAGGTTTGCATCAGCATCACTTTCTGCCAGTGGAGCATGTTCTGCGTCGGGTAAAGTGCTCAAAGGCGCTTCTGCCTCCTTAACGGCTAGAGGCTCTTTGTCGACAATAGAAGGTTTTAATATACAGGCAGCTGCTTCGTTAACTGCCTCAGCTACACTTAATGCTACAGCAGAAATAAACCAATTACTAATAACCGAAGAATTTATTGTGTATATTAATACGTCTGATAGCTTTATTTGTAGTATAAACACAGATTTGGAGAAAAATGTCTCAATAAGTACAGATTTGCATAAAAACGTTTCAATAAATGCAGATTTGGAGAAAAATGTCTCCATAAATACAGATTTGGAGAAGAGTATCTCAATAAATACAGATTTGGAGAAAAACGTTTCAATAAATACAAATTTGGAAAAAAGTATCTCAATAAATACAGACATGAGCCTGACAGCTTCTCTCGATACAAATAAAGCCGTAGACGCCAGTATAGAAACATTTGCTACTTTTGAGGGTTAGATAATGGCCAGTAATGAAATACATGTAGGTGATATTGGAACTACTCTCCAATTAACTTTTAAAGATGATGGATCTGTTGTAGATATTAGCTCCGCAAATAATATATATATTATATTGCAAGGTCCTGATGATAGCGCTTCGCAAAAAACTGGAGCTTTAGTAACAGATGGCACTGACGGTAAAGCAAAGTATGTTACAACGTCAGGAGATATTGATACTGCGGGGGCTTGGAAAATTCAAGGTAAAGTAGTATTTGCTAGCACCACTTACCACAGCGATGTTCATAATTTTACAGTATACAAAAACTTAGCATAGGAATATTGTTAGATGGCAACAGTTGCAAAATCCATAGGAACAACAGGTAGAGATTATAGTACTATAACAGCTTGGGAAGCAGACCTTTCCAATGGTTCAGTTTATAGTTCTGGAGATACAGCTCAAGGTGTATGTTATGCTGATAGCGTATTTACTGAAAATGTAACTATTAGCGATGCATCTGCGATCCCGACGAATATAGAGCTTACCGCCGCCGAGGGGCAAAAACACGATGGAACCGCAGGATCTGGAGTTGTAATTAAACCTTCTTCTACTAGCTCATATATAATTAATGTGCAAGAACCAAATGTGGACGTATCGTTTATAGAATTGAACGGTAACGGCACAGGCAGATTTGGTTTCTTTTTGAATACAAGCACAAGCGGATGCGTGCTAAGAAATTCTCTTATCCACAATATTAGATCAACATCAACATCAGGCGGCACAGTAAGTGTCATGAGGAATAGAAGCGGCATGACGTTTATGAACAACTTTGTGTTTAACTGCAGTTCGGGTAGTACGGGGAGCATGAGAGTTCATGATACGGAAGCCTCAGTAATTACTAATATATATAATTGTACATATTACTATCTACCAGTTCAAGACGACGAAGCGGGCTCAGCTCGATTATTCTATCAAACACTTAGAACCAGTGGAGCGAATGCTAAAAATATCTTGGCTTATAGATATCATTCATTTTCTCAAAATCCGATAGTTGCCGGTGCGACAGCTGATTACTGGGGAGCTGTTGGAGCAATAAGTGACGTAACAAACTTAACCGCAGAACCTTATGCCGACGCATTTGTAGACACTTCAACAAGTGATCCTGACCTGCACTTAAAGTCGGGTACAGACCTTATAGGCGAGGGTCTCGATTTAGGGACTACTCCAACTAATGTGAACTTAGATATAGATGGAGGGGATAGGGATGCAGCTGGAACAGCTTGGGACTTGGGTGCAGACCAGTTTAACCTAGCGCCGACTTCCGCAACGGCATCCGATGACCCTAGTAGAAGGTTAAACTTAGCTTTCTTTGGAGTTCAGGGGCTAGGATCGTTCTCAACAGTATAAATTTTGTGTATATGTATATGTAATAACCTAGTATAAAGGAAAAATAAAATGGCGTGGACTACAGATTTAGTTCTCTTTGTCAGAACCCTCATAGGTGACCTTGATGGGTCTAAGTATGCAGATTCTAGACTAGAGCAAATTATAGCGATTGCCGCCTACAAGGTGTATAACCAAGCCGACTTTAGTTACACATATACAGTAGACATAGCAGCGAAAGATATCTCACCAGATCCTGTGGACAATAAGGACACAGACTTTACGGTTCTTACTGCTTATCAGGCAGCTTGCATTATTGTGGGCAGTGAGGTAAAAACAGAAGCAGCAAACTCTTTATCGCTTAAAGATGGCCCTTCGGCTATAGACCTTAGAGGTGTATCAGCGACCTTGAATACTTTATATCAAGATTTGTGTGATAAATATGAAGAACTTCTTAACACATATAAAACAACTAACAGTCTACATGGTCAAGCTATCCTTGGTCCATACAGTCCGGGTAGTGCTGTTGTTAACCGTTCATTCCAATACAACTACGGACGTTCAGGGTCCGCATTTGATTATTAATAAAGGAGAATTAAAATGGCTGTAGACGTAGCACAGAAAGTAAGAAATAGTGATGACCAACCAAACGGTGGTGCTGGGATCGTCAGTATTGCTGGCGCTAAAGGATTGACAGCGGCAAACAAAGTTAGCTCAAATCACACTTTGTCTCCGCCAATATCCTCTTCACTTATAGATCAAAGTATAGATGTTATGTATGATAGTCTTAATCACAGACTAGATGATTACATGAATTATAGCACATAAGGAGCTTAAATATGGCAGGAGTATCAAGTTTTGCAACTGGTAGAAAAAGCAGCATTGGGACAACCGCCGTGCAGCTTACAACTACTTCAACCCACGCGTCTAGGGGGGTTCAGATTGTGGCAGATTCGACGAATTCGGTTAAAGTATATGTAGGAATTTCTACAGTTACAACCGACGCCGCTGATGCAACAGATGGATTCCCATTGTCTGCTGGAGAGAGTGTAGTTATTCCAGTTATCGACCCATCTACAATTTACGTGAGAGCCGTTAGCGGAACCTCATCGAAAGTATTTTTTGTGACTGTTTAATATCATGCCCATAGTAATACCAACAGGTGTTTTTAATGTATATAATGAGGCGGTGCAGCTTTTTGAGCGCACCGTCACGTTAGTATACCCAGAGAAAAAAGAGTCATGCCCTAATTGTTATTTAGACACAATGGGGACGCGAACTCGCTCTGTAAGTGTATACAAGCCCGGCGGCCCATATCCTTTTGGCCGAGGGATGCCTTGTCCATCTTGTGGTGGAGCTGGCTATAAGGCTGTAGAAACAGAAGAAGATATAGAAGTAAGAGTTTACTGGGAGCCAAAGCAATGGAGAGACATTGGTATTGCCGTTAACTTAGCTGAAGGTGCAATACAGGTTATATCTAAAATGACTCACCTTCCAAAGCTGGATAATGCAAAGTATCTCATTCCAAAATCTTACGGCGATATATCAAACTACCATACTATGAAATTCACAAGAGCTAGTGTAGCATACCCGCAAGGGTTTAAACAAAATCCAGAAAAGTATGCTGTCACGTTTTGGGAAAGGAACGGATAGTGTCTTTATCCATAAAGCTGACCGAAACCACAGCTAATATTGAAAAGAAGATATTAAGAGCTTTGGTAGACGAAGCAAATAGGGGTTTTTTAAAATCTGTTACTAGAGCTAAAGAGCCAATAAAAGTAATAGTCAGAAGTGCTTTGCAGTCCTGCCCAGAGATTTCATCCATAGACGGAGGAAAGCTTAGAGCTGACTTTGGTATACCAATTGGTGAAGATGCCACTACCCCAATCGTCAATGCGATTGCGGAGTCTATTAGTTTTACAGCACAAAAGTTTTCTATTAAAGGCAGGAACATTTCTGGTGGAGTTACTATAGGCATACAGCCAACTAGCTTTGTCAATCTTTTAAATCTTGGACGCACTGAAATAGAAACAGGAGGCTCCATACCTTGGCTTCAATGGTTACTAACAGCTGGTGACTCTATTATTATAGCCGATTTTGGTGTTGATTATGGACCGAAGGGTAGAAGTGGAATGGCACACATGACAGTTAAAAGAAGGCCATTTAAGGTCAATAGTGCGTTTTCAGGTACTGCTACCGATAACTTTATAACTAGAGCCTTAGAGCCAAGAACTGGGGAGATACAGAGGGCTATTGTAAGGAGTCTATCATAATGCCAGATGAACAGTACAAGTCACTAGTAGGTATTGAAAATACACAAGACGCGACGCTTTCCAACCAGCTGCTTGAAAATTTTATAACTTTTTATGATTGGGGCTTTACAAACGCAGGCGCTTTTTACAATATAGAAATTCCTCAGTCAGGTTTATATGGAGGAGATCTACATAAGCTAAGGGCTGTAGACGATCCAAATTATACTGATGGTCAGGTCTGGGAGGGTTATAGAAGTAATTGGGTTTGGGAAACCGGAGTGGCAAATCCAGAACAGCCAATCAGAATATCTGGAGTATTTGTCGGCGGAACATTCAGAGCTACTGGTAACATACAACAACCTTATCATATAAATTACCCAGATGGTAGAGTTGTATTTGACACTGCCATATCTACTAATACAGAAGTTAAATTAGACTACGCTCACAAATGGGTGAGTGTTATTCCTGCGGAAGGCGTGCCTTGGTTTAGAGAAATTCAACAGGGCTCATTCCGTGCAGATAATTCCACATTTACACAGTTTGGTTCTGGCGATTGGGCCCAACTCGGTCAGACAAGAGTTCAACTTCCAACAGTCGCAGTAGAGGTTGTTCCTGCTGTTGGTTTTAAGGGGAGGCAATTAGGTGGTGGACAATACGTGTATAATGATGTGTTGTTCTATGTTGTAGCGGAAAACCACTGGGAATGTAATAACCTTATTGACCAAATATCTTACCAAAACGATAGGAGTATATGGCTTTTTGATACAAACAAAGTTGCCATCTCTGGAGTATATCCTCTTAACTATAGGGGTGAAATAAACGAAAATGCTTTACCTAGCGGCCTTTATCCCCAGCTAGTAGATGAAGCACCAAACCCCTCTGATGCCTCTTATAACTTTAGATACAAGTCTCAGTGCTTTATACACAACACTAGAGGGCAAGGAATCACACAAATAGCGCCCAATTTATACATGGGAACAGTGCGATGTGCTACCGAAACTGAAGGAATATAAGACCTTTTTTCAATTTTTTGTGTATATACTAATAACCAAGCCAGAGGTGGATAGTATACGTATATATGTTAATCAAATAGGAGATTATTATGGCTAATAATAGAATATTCTATGCTTGCCAAGCTGTTTTTATTGGTAAAACAGGTCACACTCCAGCAGCAGTCGGTAGTCCATCTACCGCAGGCCGCTTTATGGAAGGTGTGCAATCTGTTGGTATTACCAGTAATTTTACGCTAGACCAAGCTTTTGAGTTGGGCCAGATTCAGATCTACGAAAACTCAGAGGAAGTTGCCGATATCGAAGTTACCCTAGAAAAGGTACTTGATGGTAAGCCACTTCTTTATGGTCAAGCTTGCGGTAACTCAGTTAAAGATAATATGGTTGCTGCGGGTAAAAACAGGTCAGATGTTTATCTTGGTGTTTATGCAGATACCGTCAGTAGCACTAGTGGTGCTTCAGTTGGTGCTGTTGTTATGTGTTCGGGTATGTACATTAGTTCTGTTTCTTACACTTATCCTACTGATGGAGCCGCTACAGAATCTATAACGCTCGTTGGTAACGATAAATTCTGGTCAGATAACACTGCTGGTGTTGTTCCTAATCCAGATACTAGTTATGGCGCAAGCCCAACTACGGGGCTAGATGGTTCTGACACTTCAACGTCAGCAAGTAACGCTCCTGCTACAGGCTCGCCTACAGGTAGTGGTCTTGTTAGACGCCAGAAGGTTGATATTAAAAATTCCACGATTCCTGCAGAAATTAGTAACCCAATGGGAACTACTAGTACTGACAAGAGTAAAGGATACCATATCAGCAGTATTTCTGTTAGTGCAGACTTTGGTCGTGAAAGCATCTTAGAGCTGGGTTCATTTGGGCCTTATCACAGATACGCTGGTTACCCAATTGAAGTTACTGCTGAATTTGAAGTTACTGCTGTTAGTGGTGACTTAGTTAATGTTTCTGGTACTGCTGAAAACTTGAACAATCGTGAGATTGTTATCAAGGACGATGGTGGTCATGTTATTGACCTTGGTACTCAGAACAAACTGAGTTCTGTTTCTTACTCTGGTGGTGACACTGGTGGTGGAAACGCTACTTGTACTTACTCCTACTCTACTTTCAATGACTTGAAAGTTCATGGTGGTGGTTCTTACTATACTAGCGGTAGCTAATTTGCTAGTGTCGCGCGACAGTCGTCTATATATAATATAATAGGAAAAAAGACGGCAAGCGCTTTAGGTGGATTTTTAGGAAGGCAAGATGTCAATAGATATCGAAAAAAACTTATATAGAATAATACAAGGTCGCTTGCGCTACAAGGTGCGAGACGGCCTTGTTCTATATATACATGAACCTACTCCAGAAATTATATATGAATCACATGAAGTATATGATGAGGTTTATGATGAGTGCTATTGGAAGGGTGTATATGTCAAAGAAGAAATAATACCAATACTCATAGAAAATGACTACTGGACACCGCTAGACGATAGAGAAGCAGATAAGTTACAGGAGCAGGTAGAAAATAAAAAGGTTGACGCTTTTAAAAGCTTTGTCAAGAAGAGACAGCTTAATTCAATAAAAATGGAAATACATAGACTTGAGAAGAAGTGGCTTGAGCTCTATAGTAAAAAATCCTCGCTTGATCATGTGACATGTGAGGGCTGTGCTACATTAGCAAGAAACGCTTGGATAATTAGCAAAACCGTCCACTACAAAGATGGCAATTTGTACGATTGGTCTGAGGGCTCAGTCACCAGTGCCCTTAACTTTAAAGTCTCCAACTCACTATCTCAGCCACAATACAGAGAGTTAGCTAGATCTGATCTGTGGAGAGGTATGTGGTCTACAGGAAAAGGCACAGACATATTTGGTGTGCCATTCTCAAGAATAACACAAGACCAGTCTAGGCTATGTATGTACTCAAAGATGTACGATAGCGTTCATGAAAGTCCAGAAGCTCCATCTGAAGAGCTGATAGCAGATGATATATGTCTAGATGGATGGTTTATAGTACAGCGTAAGAAACAAGAAAAACAAAAGAAATCAAATCAGGTGGATGGCATGATACAAAATGAAAAAATTAGAAACGCTGGTGAAGTCTTCGTTATGGCTGAAGACCGTAAAGACGCCAGTCAAATATATGACTTAAATGATGGCTTTGCCAGAGGAACCATCAAACAGAGGGAGGACCAATTAAAACAAAAAGAAGGTCAAATTAATTTTACTGAATTGAACGATGTCCGACAAGACATAGAAATTCAGAGGACTCAACAAATGAAAGATCATTATAAAGGAATGAGGTAAGATGAATGATTATAATAGCTTATTAAAGCAATCTCTCGACCTCAAAAAGAAAAGAGATGAGAGATACAAGGAAGTTTCAAAAGACCGACTTTTTCAAGTAGCAAAGAAAAAGGTTCAAACAACTATGATTGGAGCTTTGGATACTATTGAAAAAAGTTTTGGTTTTTTATGGCAGACGGATGGAGAGCTTACACAAGAACAAGTTCAACTGAAGTCTATTTTTGAAAATGCTCGATCTGAAATTTTGGATCGTGGCAACACACAAATAAGAAATCTAGAAGCAGAGATATCACACTATGATGTTTCTTGGAAAAGATACACAGTAAATCTACCTATTAAAGAAGAAAAGGAGAATTAAGATGGCAGATAAGAAGGATTTTGTAGAAGTAAATTCTAAAGATAATAACGACAAAGATGTAACTGTTTTTGTTAAGCGACCCTCAACTAAAGAGTATAAAAACTCTCAAATTGAATACAATAAAGCTTTCCGTGAAGCCTTGGAGGGCGGAGCTATTCTTAAAAAGAAGCTTGGAGAATACATGAGATCTCAGGGGTTGTGGGACGATGCCAAAGACTCGGAAGAGAAAAAGCTTTTGACTAAGATTGCCGACGATGAAGGCAGACTTAAGAAGGGTGGTATTTCGCTTAGTAGAGCCAAAGAGATTGCTCTCAGTCTAAGAAAGACACGGGCTAAGTTTAGAACCTTAATTGCTGAAAGAACTATGCTCGATTCTAACACTGTAGAAGGTCAGGCAGATAATGCTCGCTTTAATTCTCTCGTCACACTATGTGTACTTAAGCAAGATAAGCGGACACCAGCATTTGAAGATCTCAAGGACTATGATGATCAGGGAGACCAACCTTGGGCAGCAGAAGCTGCAGGAGAGCTAGCATCTTTGATTTATGAACTTGACCCTAACTATGATAATACTTTAGAGGAAAATAAATTCCTTAAGGCTTATAACTTTGCCAATAAAAAGAATCAATTAGTTAACGAAGATGGCCATCCTATTTTCTTAGATGAAGAAGAAGGAGAAGAGTATTTGGTTGATGAAAATCTTAGATTTATTGCCTACAGAACAGATGAAGGTTATAAAAATCAAGATCCTGAAGATCGTTATTTTGTGAATAAAGAAGGCAAAGAGGTCACTGAAGAAGGTGAGCTTGTAGAGGATGATTTTGAGCCATTTTTAGACGATTCTGGGAAACCTGTTCCAGTACCTGAAAAAGAGACTGCAGAAGAAACTACGGAAGAAACTGCAGAAGTTGAGGAAAATACACCAAAAAAACGTGGAAGACCTAAAAAGACAGAGGAAGTTTCATAATTTTGTGTATATAAGTTTGGACAGTCTTACAGGGGTAGTTATGAATACAGTAGTATTGATGCTACCCCTTTTTTGTTAACCGCACGAGAGAAATTAAATGTCAAAATTTGTACTAACTGCTCAGCTACAGCTACAAGCTCCTACCAATACTAGGCAGGTAGTTACTCAGATGCAGAAGCAGTTAGGTAGTGCTGTTAACATTCCAATCAATCCCGTTATAAACACTTCAGCTCTTGCAAACGCGCAAAAACAACTTACTCAAGTATCAGTAGCAGCGGGAAGTGTTAGTAAAAACTTAAGGGGCGCGTCAAGATCTGCAGAAAGCTTTGGTTCTGCCCTTGGTGCTGCAGCCAGAAGATTTGCCTCGATTACTCTTGCTACGGGCTTCTTCTTAGGTATTACTCGCGCAATGGGAGCTGCCGTAGGTAGGGCTGTTGAGTTTGAAAAAGAAATGCTTAAGATTTCTCAGGTGACTGGGAAAAGTGTACGCTCGCTGCAGAACTTAAGTGGTGAGGTCACAAGGCTAGCTACTACCTTCGGGGTTAGCTCTGAAGAGATATTAAGCGCAGCTAGAACACTTTCACAAGCTGGTTTAGCCGCTGACCAAGTTACAAAATCTTTGAGGATATTGACTCAAACAGATTTAGCTGCTACGTTTGATAACATTGCCGATACTACTGAGGGTGCAGTTGCTTTAATCAATCAGTTTAGGAAAGAGGTGCGCGCTGCTGGAAGTGAGGCTAAGTTTTTAGAAAACGCCTTAGACGCAATCAATGCTGTATCTAAGAACTTCGCTGTTGAGTCTGCTGACCTTATCTCTGTTGTTCGTAGAACTGGGGGTGTATTTGAAGCTGCAGGTGGTCAGTTAAATGAATTGATTGCATTGTTCACATCTGTTAGATCTACAACTCGTGAAACCGCAGACACAATCGCTACTGGGTTTAGAACTATCTTTACTCGTATTCAGAGAACTGAGACAATAGATCAACTGAGAGAGTTAGGTATTGTCCTACAGGATTCTACTGGTAAGTTTGTCGGGCCTCTTGAAGCAATAAAGAGGTTGTCCGCTGGACTATCTGGTCTAGATCCAAGAGACTTTAGATTTAACGAGATCGTAGAACAGCTTGGTGGATTTAGGCAGATCGGTAAGGTTATTCCTCTTATCAAACAATACAGCACATCTGTTGAAGCCTTGGCTGTGGCTAATAATTCTATGGGTTCTACTGCAGCAGACGCAGCTACAGCTCAACAGGGTCTTGGAAATCAGTTTGCTAAACTGAAAGAAAAGTTTGACGCTACTGTTCGTGATATGGTAGATAGTGGAACGTTTAGAAGCTTGGCTGAAGGGGCACTTCAATTTGCAGATGCTGTGCTTAGGATTGTAGACGCTTTAGAGCCGCTGCTTCCTATATTAACAACGCTTGCCGCATTTAAACTTGGGCAGATAGCAGTTCCTGCTTTCGGTAGATTTGCTGGAATTGCTGGAAGAAATCAAGGTGGAAAGATACATGGCTTTAACAAGGGTGGTTATGTTCCGGGTACAGGAAATAGAGACACAGTTCCCGCTATGCTTACACCCGGTGAGTTTGTAATTAGAAAGTCTTCTGTAAATAAAATTGGCGCAAGTAGACTAGCTGAAATGAATGGGTATAATACAGGTACGGTAGGTAGAGGTGTTCCCCGCAAGTCGGGGACAACTATGGGTAGCGTTTCTCTTGCGGGCGATGAAGAAGTCGATGGTTTTGAAGTTATGGGTGGCGGTAGACTTCCCGGAGTAGCATACACTGCATCTAAGGGTACGTCTGGCGGCGTAGATAGGTTATTTGGAGCACTGCCTCCTGCTATCTACAAAAAGTATGGGCAAAAACTAGAAAAATCCCCAGCAGCTCAAGCTGTTGGAATGGGCGCCCTTGGGCCCGAAGATCATATAGTAATGAATGTACCGTTCATAAATGCTCCAGCGAATGAAAGCATGGCACAGTCTGGTGATCCTGAGTTTATACAAAGACACCTACGTAAATCAGTTAAAAGCATGGCCAAGTCTATTGGTAAAGAGCTTTCGTTTGATGTTCCTCCGCATTTAACTTTTGATGAGACAAAAGCTGCGGATTCTGCTCTCGCGTCTATAGACCTAAATACAATTTCTGGTTTGATGTTTGAGGCTGTAACCTCTATGCTGTCAGGCGCTCCGCTAGCAGAAGCTAGAGGCGGCTGGGATATGCCCAACCCCAAGACCCATCAGAAACAACTTGAAAAACTTTTTGATGCAAAGTCAATGAAGAACATAGAGGCTTTGGAGCTTAAAAAGACTTTTGGTACAGATCAGATAAGTGGCAAAGATGGATCTATGACCACAAAAATACTAAATACCCTCATAGGCGAATCAAATAAATCGGCGGCAAATTTTGGACTCAAAATAAGAAGGACACAAGGAACTCCCGATAGTCCAGCACAACAGTCTGCAACTCAAGCTGCGTTATCGAGAGGTTTGTCACAAGTAGGCAAGTTCTTTGGCGGAAGAATAGGAGCGTATAACTCCGGCGGTCAAGTAGATACTGTACCCGCAATGCTAACTCCCGGTGAGTATGTAATAAATAAAAAGTCTGCTCAGCAGATAGGCTATGGCAACCTAAATAGAATGAACAAGCAAGGAGTTGCCAATTTTAATAAAGGTGGCCCAGTCCAGTTCTTCGCCAATGGAACTAGTGGCACTGGAGTTCCTGCTGGCGGGGGAATGAATATTGGCACAGGTGTTAATACCTCTATGGAGGCACTAGCCAAATCCGCCACAACCCTATCATATAAATTAGATACGATTGGCCAGTCTCTAACTCAAGTTGTCGATGACTTCGCAGCCCTTCAAGGAATAGACGAAAAGATAAACGGCGCAGCTAATGCTCTTGCTAATACTATATCTACTGCCGTTGACGATATCAATGTTCTGCAATCAATAGACGAGAAACTAATCGGAGCTATACAACCTCTAGCTGGTTCTATAGCTAATGCGGGGACAGTAGTTTCTGAAGGTGTGCAAAACTTTGCTGCCGGGATGTCAACAATAGATGACACTTTCAAAGCACAGATTGATTCTACTGTATCAGTAGTCAAAACCTCTATGGCCGATTTTGCTAAAGGCCTTACAACTATAGATAAGACTCTCAAAGCGCAATTCTCAGGTCCCGGTAAAGCCGTAGAGAGAGCAATGAAAGAGGTAGAAAAGCATCTAAATACTTTTGGAAAAGAACTGATAGAAAAAGTTGCGCTTTTTGACACGCTAGTAACCCCCATTGAGGCCGTAGCAACTGACCTTAATACGTTTGGTGGCTCGGTCATTGCTCGATTAGATGATCTGAACCCAATGAGTTCAGGAGCAATACTTATGGGTAATGCTCTAAACGCGTCTGGTCAACTTCTTGCTGAAGTAAGTATCAACGTCGCCAACGCTCTAATGGCGGGAGCCACAAATGTTGTTAAGGGCATGACAAATGCTATTACAGGTATTGGCGGAGCGGGTAATATGTTTGCTAAGCTCGCTGCGCCCGTAGCTACCGTATCAAAACAAATGCTAAATATTGCTAATCGACTAGGTGGAACTTATTATCTACTCAGTGGCCTTAATGACGCCATCTTGGATATGACTAAAGGTCTAAATAGTGGCGCGATATCTGTCACTCAGGTTAGCATGGCTTCTGCCGATACAGATCAATTCTTTGAAAAATTGGAAGCTGCTATAACTGCAGCTATTGCCAATATAAACAAAGCCGGAGCAGCAGCCTCAACAACAGGAGCACCAAGAGGTGGTGGTGGAGTAGCAGTCGCCGCCGGAGGAGGTGGCGGAGGAGGCATGGCGGCTATGAACAACATGATGATGTTGGGAATGATGCTTCCGATGGTGACGCAGCAATTAGGTTTGTTCGATGACCAATTAAATGAAATGATTATGACAGGTACTATGCTTGTCACGATGTTTGGTATGGTTGCCGCGTCAGCGACTGAAAGCGTTGTCGCTAAACTTTTAGAAAAGAATACAACTTATCAAAACGCACTTGCTAAGGCTCAGGAAATGAAGGCATCCGGCCTTAATACTGCAGCTAAACACTATGAGACTCAAGCTTCCAATCTAGCTACTGCTGCAATGCTTAGGGTTGGGGGTGCTGCGGCTATACTTACCATAGGAATAACTGTCGCTGTTCTTATGTTTATGAATGCCAAAGCTGCGGCAGAAGATATGGCCAAAGGATTTCACGATACGATTAGCTCTCTCAAAGAAGGAGGTGCGGCAGCCGAGAATTTAGCGCAAAGTCAACAGAGGGTAAGAAGCGCTTTACAAGCTGAAGCAGCTGCGTCCGGAGGACTGTGGGGCGCCGCCATCGGTGCAGCCGTTACAGCTCTTGCCGTAGTACTTGTTCCGTTTACTGGAGGTTTGAGTTTAGCTATACCTGCGCTTGTAGGTCTGGCGGCGGCGGGAACTGTAGCAGCGGTTGCAGTAGCGGCGGCGGGCTATAAGATTGGAGAGTCTTTTGCTACTGCCGAAGAAGGAATACTCAATGGAGGGACGCTCCTTGCGACCGCTTTGTATGAATCAGCTGCAGCCGTGGGGAACCTATCAAATGCTCAGAAGATGATGGAGCTTGAACAGTTAGACGGTATAGAGCTGCTAAAAAGACAGAACACTGCATTTGAAGAATTTTCAACTAAAGCTACCGGAGCAGCCGGCGCCATGCAAGCGTTCATGATGCTTGAATCAGGGGCTACCTCGGATGTGCGAGCAGATATGGATGCTTCAGAAATTTTCACTGAAATAAGAGAAAAAGGTGTTGACGCCATGAAAGAGATGGCACAGACTTTATTTGAGCAGGCCGAGAAACTCAGGAGTGGTATTAGAGGCACTATTGACGAGCTATCCAAAAGCGGCAAGAGTATTGAAGAGGTCTTGGCCAATAAGGATGTACAGAAAGGTTATCAGAACCTTGGAAACGCTATTAGGCAAGCATTTAGCGTACAGATGTTAATGACTGGTCAAATGAAACAAGAGGCCAAAGCAAGGTTAGGGCTTGTAGGCGTATTAGAAGAGAATATGACTGTCGAGCAGAGAAGGCAGATAGCTACTCTAGAATCGACTTTAATACAGCAGGAGGCAAATTCAAACGCAGAAAAGGCAATGGAGGCCCAAAAGAAAGCCGACAAAGAAAGACTTGAAGCCGAGCAAAAAGCTAGGGAAACTGCTGAACAAAAGCTACGAGCAGACATAGCTATGGCTAGAGCTTCTGCTCAGGCTGCCGCAGCGATAGACGTATTTGCTGTAGAGCTACTAAACTTCAGCGGCACTATGGATAGTGTAATGATGGAATTTGGCGCTCTCACAGGAAGCGTAAAACAATACAGAACCCAAAATGATAAACTGATAGGGACACTAACCAGTGGAACTATCACTCCAGAGGCAGAGCAGGCAGCCATGCAGACGGCTGAGCAATTTGGTATAGAAGGAGAGACTCAAAAACTGCTCGAACAAATGAAAGAGACTGAAAGGATTAGAAAAGTTCTAACAGAAGAAGGCTTAAGGGAATTTGGTGGTAGTCTAAGCGAGACTGCATCTGAACTTAAAGTTGATGAATTTTTCAGGGATCAAGGTATAGATCTGAGTGGTCTTGATGCAGACATAAGAAACGAAATACTAGCCATGTTTGAAGATGGCTTGACTCCAGATGAAATACAAGAAATAACTTCGATACTGAATGAAGCTAATGAAGAACAAATTAAGGTTCTTCAGGACTTGGCTAAAGCTCAAAATGCATATCTTGGCGCGCTCTTCAAGTTTGGTGACGCTGTGATCAAGGCTGAGAATTCGGTCGCTAAAGCTTTCACCAAAATGGTTGATGTGCAAATCAAAGGAGCGGAAAGGCTAGCCAAGGCCCAAGGTAGACAACTAACAGTTGGGGAAGTTGGTGCAGCAGCAGAGCAGAGAAGAAATGCACCTTTGGCAGGAGCAGGTCTAGTTGGAGGCGGAGTTGAGGCAATAAATATACAGCTAGAAAGAAAGAGACAGCGCCAACAAGAAGTAGCCGCCCAAATAAAAATTAAAGCGGACAGAGGTCAGGCCGAAGAAGTAATTAAACTTCAAAACGAGCAGAAAAAATTGAACAACGAGACGAAGCTTCTCAAGGAAGGGTTGGCTGATTTAGCGAATCAAGCTGAGTTAGCTGCCGCCGTAATGGGAGAGATCGAAAAAGAGCGAGGTAATAGAGAGACGATTCAAGGTCTCATCAAAGAGTTCACTTTTGCCAGTAATGAATCAAGATTAGAAATGGATAAAACTTTTGTTGCATTGCAAAGAGTTTTAGCTACCGGTAATCTCAATGCGATTCCAGATCAAATGAGAGGTGCTGTTGGTGGACTGCTTGATAGACTTAAAGATATAGAACTCCGTCCGGGAATGACTGGCGGAGATATATCCAAAAGATTACAAGCTCAGATGGCAAACGCATTGGCTATTAGAGCTCGTGGTTTCGGATTAAATCCACAAGAATTGAAAAAGATTTTTGAGTCTACTACAAAAGAAGACAAGCTTATAAACGATTTAAGAGCAATTAATGCGGAAGAACAAGCTGCTGCTACAGCGCTTCAACAGGCAGAATTCCAGCAGATGCAGGATCTTATAGCCGCAATTGGTGATTTGGTTGCCACACTAGAAGACGCTCAGATAGCAGCGGGAGATGCTGGCGGCGATGCTGCAGGAGGGGGAAGACCTCCACAAAGAAGAGCTCAAGGGGGTATTATTTATGCCGCAGAAGGTCAGAGCATAAGTAACACAGCATTTAAAGCTAAAGGCACAGACACTGTTCCTGCTATGTTGACGCCGGGAGAGTTTGTTGTTAATAAAAAAGCAACATCTCAAAATATGGGGTTGCTAAAATCTATAAATAGTGGAAAAACTACATACTTGGCTAAAGGTGGAGTTGTGACATCTCCCAACAATAGCGGAGCCGTCGATAAGCTATCTAAGTCTTTTAGCGATGACGGTATAGCTCTTAAGGAAGCTTTAAAGGAAAATCACAAAAGTCTTTTAAACGCAGGATCAAGCATTAAAGTTGAAGATGCTGGCGATTGGCTTCCCGGAGAGATGGGCGGAGGCGGAATGGCTGGATATATAAAATATGATACGGGAAGTCAGTTAGGTGAAAAATTTCCGGCATGGAATAACTATAGACCCGGTAGCATCGTCAAAAGTCCGTTTTCTATATCTAAGGATGGTGCTCTTCAGAGAAAAGGATGGGATGTTGACAAGTGGAAGTATCATCTGCAGGCGGTTTACGATTATTATAATGTGCATGATCTTTTAAAGAATCCGCCAAACAATAAAAATGGGTATGCAGGAGCTGTCAATTCTGTTAAGTGGATGACAACATTTCCCGGCGTCTCATCCGTTAAAGATCCAAAGCACTTAACGGATCTGGTTAACTATATCAGATTCTTTTACGATTCTAGCTATAAAGGCAAATCGGCAATTGGTGCTCCAGAGAAAGGTGCTCTTATCTATGATTACGCTCAAGGGGAAGGGCTTACAACAGATCTGGCATGGATTTTTGCTAATCAAGATCCCGGTACTGATGTGGCTTTGTTTGACACAAAGTTTGCTAATGCACTTCGTGCTATAGTCAAGAGACAGGCTGACATTGATGAGTTCAATCTCGGGGAAATACCAAATAAATCTGAATTCTTTGCTAACATACCGGCTATGAAAACAGGTATAATGAATCTGGAAAAGATGACTACAACTGGTGCCATATGGCCTCCCGGAACTATAATAAATGGTCAACCTTTCTATACGCCACAATCTGCATATAATATGTTGTATCCGGATATGAACAACGCTTATGGTTTTTATAAAAGTCCAACCCAGCAATCCTTTAATTTTGTTGATGAGATTGATACAATGTGGAAAGAGGCTGATGCGCTTTGGTATGGTCCAATGCTCTCATCAGCAAAAGGTTTGGTAAATGTCAAAGAAATGACTAAAAACTTTAAAAAGGCAGCGTCTGGGCTAATGGATCGCAGTTACGGCAACTGGGGAAAATATGTCAAATCCAACATGTATGATAATAAAGCATTCGCTGATAACATAACAGAATTTTTTAAAGACCCTAAGTTCTTCCCACTGAAGCTGGATGGAACGGTTGAAAAGATGGCAGATCTTATTACTAACTCTTCATGGTCTAAATGGTCAGTCGGTCCGGGTGTCACTTCAAGAGACGCAATAGATAAGACCCTGAAGTACCCGTATTCCAGCCTCAAAAGTGAGTGGAGAGTTGGACCAGTAGGTGATCTGGTCGAAAAAATTAATGAGTCCTTCTTTGGCGCATTGGGATATATACCTTGGAAAGGCAGTTCTGTTTTGGGAAAAGACTTCTCAAGAGATCTAATTGCTAAGAACGCATCCGGGCAGAAAATCGTAAACGATACTAAAGGTCAGTTTGTAGCACTTGCTAATGCATTAAGAGGAGGAGATGCTGAGGCCGTGGCGAATTTGCTTGATGCTATTGAAATTAACGTTTTCGGGAGGGGAAATGCTAAGTTTAAATTAGGCGGGGACAATCTAGGGGCCATCAAAAATGAAGCGGAACAAGCTGCAGCGGACGAAGCAGCTGGAGATGCAGCCCAAGAAGCAGGTGTAGTAGCGGCCTTAAGAAGAAACTTTAAAATTGGATACGGTACTCCAGAACAGAAAGCATCAACACTTTTCCGTGTTCTGGGCGAATCTCCTGAGCCACCTCTAATTGGCATAGCACGAATACCTCAAGATCATCAGTTATTTGGAAAAGAGGGTGTATTCGACCCTAGAATTGAAGACAACCGAACCGTAAGGTGGCTTTCAGACGTAAAAAGAAACGCGGAACATTTTGATGGTCTATTCCCATATTTTGCTGCTTTGGGGCAGACTGTTTTGGGAATGGGGGCGTCAGGTCATGTAACAGCAGCAAATGCTGATGGGAGTTTGTCATTTAGCCAAATGAGTCTTAAGGGTAAACTTTTGAAGCCCGGCGCAGGTATACCTGCAGGAGGAGCAGCCGGCCTGTTGACGATGAACGCAAAAGCATTAGCTCAAATGAAGGAATGGACAACTGACCACTATCCAACTTGGGAGAATATTGGCGAAAGGTTTGATGAATTCATGTTAGGGTTATTCTTTGGTTTTAAACCAATTGATGATCATCTAACCAGAATGCAAAACAGTGCTCGCGACGCCATCATAGATGCAGACATAGCGAACCCATCACGACCTTGGAGTGATTGGTTTAGTAAGGAACTCGGGCAGATACCACAATGGCTAAAAGTAGGGTTGCCGCCTCAAAATGCCGCCGGAGCAAATCAACCATTCGCGCTTCCTGACATGGGCTTTGGTGTAGCTCCCAAGCCTCAAATGAAAGCAAAGGGTGGTCCAATTGGCGGTGTTGACTGGAGCCCCAAGGGTACAGACACGGTTCCAGCAATGCTCACACCGGGCGAGTTCGTTATGCAGAAATCTGCCGTAGACAAATATGGCTTAGGCTTCATGGCTAGTATTAACGGTGGAGGGCTCGGCAACACAGGGCCTTACTTCTCTACTGGAGGTCGTGCAGTATCTCAGTTCGGCCCTGCTCGTGATATGAGATTAGATAAAATTCTTAATACAGTAAAATTAAATTCAGCGGATATAAAGGGCGTAGAAAAATCTCTGACACATATTACAGATAATACATCGAATATTCAGGCAAATACAGCCAACAACGAACTGTTGGCGGACCAATCAACAGTCAAAGCGATACTTCAGCAAGCACAAGCTAATTCTGTTGTTATTCAAGATAACAATGACGACATAGGTAATATGGCCTCTAGCATGCTTACCAGCGGTGAAGCAGCTTCACTAGAAGCAGATCTTGAGGTAATGACCCCAATAGGAAATCAGTTAGTAGGTGACATGCAAGCTTTGTCCATCGCTCTAGTTGCAGCACAAGGTGTATTGAATCAGATTATAGGGTGGATTAACAACGCTTGGGTTCAGCATCAGGGAGTGACATTTGGATTAGCTCAACGCTTCGATATAAGAATGGACGCTTTGATGAATAGCCTAAATGCTAACGGAGTTCTAGGTGGAGGATTTAAGTTTGCTACTGGTGGTTCTGTTCCGGGCGCTGGTAATAAAGATACTGTTCCAGCGATGCTAACTCCCGGCGAATTTGTTATGAAAAAATCTGCCGTAGGCAAATACGGTAAATCATTCATGAGCGCAATAAATAGCGGAGCAGTTCCCCAGATGTTTGCTGAGGGAGGTCCAGTAATAGATCCAATGTTCTGGACTACAAACGACATGGAAAAAGAAGACCCCGCAATCGCAGCCAAATGGATAGGCCAATTTTCCAAAGGCAACACACCACTTTTTGGTGCTGATATAGTTAAATCATATATGATGAATATTAACGAACATGGAAGAGGTGTTTGGAATCGACTTCCTTTTGCAAGTGGATTTGATCCTAATCATGGCACGTATAAATATACCGGCGTTGGAAATAACGAAAATGGTTTATACGCTAAAGACGCAAGTCGGTCAGATGGATACTTTTACGCCTTTTCGCTGACTAGGGATTCAGATGTAAAAAACCTTGACTTTGGTGGGTATTTTGCTGGGCTTCCAAGATTTGGCATGTCGGGACCATTCTTGTTTACAGATGTTGTAGCAAATCCCGGTGGCGCGATCGGAGCTCCCGGCGCGATTCCTGTTGCAGGCTCCGACACGATGTCTTTAGCTAATGCTACAGGTCCTATGTTTGCAGCGCTATGGAGTAGGTATGCTCAACAGAGAAAGCTTCCGGGATTTGATGGTGCAGTTAGGCGCGCTGGTATGGCACTTGGCGAGTTAGGCTCTTTCACTTTTAGTGGTGGGTTAGCGCAGCAGGCAGCAGCCTTTTTGGTTGATAGGATTAAATCTGGAGCATGGAATCCTGTTGAGCAAATGGGAGCATTTGTAAGAGAAAGAGTCGCTGCAGGATGGAAGACTGGATACCCGAATGAAGTGCTAAAAATGATACAAGACACCTACGCTACTGGAGCTTTGCCTAATGATTTTGGTTCATTCGGTGCTAGTTACTTCGCCAAGGGTGGTATGGCTAAGGGGACTGATACAGTGCCAGCTATGTTGACTCCGGGCGAGTTTGTGATGAGCAAATCTGCTGTAGACAAATACGGTGTAGGGTTTATGAGATCTATCAATAAAGGTCATAAAGGCGCTCCCGGAATGAAGCATGGCGGGGGAGTACAATACTTAACAAATGGAGACCTAGCATCTGGTTCGGGCGGTCTTGACTTCAGCGCCTTAAGCAATTCAATTAATACACTTAGCTCTAGCATCGCAACAGCTTTTGATGGATTTACTGCTGCTTTTAATGGATTTAGTGCGCTTTCTGAGCTGCTCAGTTCTACAATAGCACAGATGAGCAATATATCAATTAATCACAATATTACAGTTAACGGACAGTTGTCTATACCCGGCTTCTCGCAAGAAGCTATTAACAGTATTGTGAATACAATAGCAGATCAGGTAGCACAGCAGTCTACAGGAAAACTAAAACAAATGTTCCAGAACTTCCGAGACAGACAAGATAGAAGAACATAGGCGAGTATGAGAGAATTCAACACAAAGAAATCATTACATATACAGAATGACCAGACGGGGACTGATGGTACATTTCAAAGGAACGCTGCGTCTGATCTTTTCATGCAAGCTCCCGGAGGAATTAATCAGTTCACGAACTTCAATGATCGCGCAACAACTCTTAATCAAACACCAAATGTAAATGCTTTTGGGTATAGCCCTTATCTATCTGGAACAGAATCTATTTATGGTCTCTGGGGACCAAAGTATCCGGAGGGCCAGAGCAACCCAAACAACATAGACTACACTCAGGTGATAGTAGATCGCAAAAAAGACGCTATGAACCCTAGCGATATTAAAATACTCGATGATATTGCTCTCGTCTCATACCGCAATCATTCCCAAGAAGTCTATCTTGCTAATGAAGCCATTACAGAGGCTTACCTAGTAATAGACACGAGCGTTGAATCTTTTCATGACTTTTCTGTAAGCGACGCTGAGCTCACTACAGCAATATTTTTTCCACAGATTGGCACACTAGCAACAAGCCCTACTCAACTCTTGGGTAGGCAACTTGACCCTGATGCTTCCGTTTCAAATCGGCATGATATTGAGTCAAGCCCAAGCAACGCAGGTAAAAACATTGGTTATAGATTCAGAATTGACCTCAGTGAGCTTGCGGACTTATTACCTGACACTCCCGATGAAGACAACTGGCTCCTCGGAGAAAAAGAGATTTCTTTTGATGGAGACATTAATAGGGCTGTAATGGAAGACTTTGGTGGCCTTAGTTGGTCTTTCGCTAGACCGTTTGTTTATCACATAAATGCACAAGCCCCTATTGATGGTAGATGGACATATAACGAAGCTATTTATAATAATCCTAAATATAAAACCGGATTCGCTTATCCTTTACCAAGCGAAAATAAGGACAAAATAACAAAGCAGCAATTACACGCTCTTTACAACGGTCGCAGCGGCACGACAATAAAGTATATCATGAGAGAAGGAACCACTCAGGTTCCTGAAAAATACCAGATGCTGGTAGATATTTCAGATAAAATTAAAGACGGTTCTTTCTTTTACAAGAAGGGTGTTGTAAATAGATGCGGTAGAGTTGATGTCTATGAAAGAAGAAAAGGCGGTATTACTGCAGTAGATGGAAATAAAATAACCATCACTGGACCTTCTGGAGACGGTACACACGATACAAAGTTGTTGTGTAATGGCGATAAAATTAAGATAGTTTCGGCTCTTGGTGATGTTGGTAAAGATACAATCCATCCAATTAATGGAGTCAAGTATGTAAAGAGAACCGCTGTTGACACAGAATACCTTTTGTATGACGATAAGGACTTTTCACAACCAACAACGACTTCTGGTTTGCGGGATTTAACTTCAATTTCTTGGGCATACCACGAAGGTACTCAGCAGTCAAATGGGGCATGGAGATATAAGACAACTCTATTTTCCCCCAACGGCCTCAATGGATCTGGGGATACTGACAAAGGTTCGTATATTATCGCTGGAGAGACCCCCAAAAAAACGACAGGAGACTACGATAATTATGACGCTTTAGAATTGTTGCCCGAAGCATATCGGTTTGGGCAGTCTTTAGACATCATCAAACAACCCGGCACAGACTATTATTGGCTTGCGGTTGGAGAGATGGGAAATACCTATTCTTCCGAGTATGGCATAAATTACGATCAAGAATATCACAAATCACAGTTTGATCCAATTTCTTCAAATGAGTCTTCAGAGCATCTTAGGATTCCTGAATGGGGACATAAAATGAAATTCCCCAAGCACGAGCCATATGGTAGGGTTTGGCTTTATAAAATAGATATTTCGGATGGCAGCATACACACGATTAACGAGGCAGAGGAAATAAACGCTTCTACGTATAATCCATATATAAAAGCTCCACCCTTTCTAGATGGTGGAGTTGAGTTTTCTGAATTTACAGACTACAGAAACTTGTATTGGCACAGGGCGATGATATCCAATTTTATCTCAGAAGGAGATATAGGAGATTTATTTACTGCAAGAGATAGCAAGCATCTATTAGAAAAATCTTCTGGTGGCTTGGTGTCAGATATAGTTTATAAAAACCGGGGCAAACGGACTATTTCTAACTTTGACAATGAAGAGAGAAAATTTCCAAATGTGCAAAATTATAGAATCGTAGGTGACAAGGCAGGACATACAAGCGGTATGGTTTTTATGGATACCACACCAGTAGTAAAAGGCATGACCCCCACCTTCTTGGGTAATAGAAAATCGTCTTTTAAACAGTCAGGCTCTGATCAACGTCAAACAGATGACTTCTTCATCAAAAAAGTTTTCCCTTATTATAGGTACAATAATGGAGTTTATAGTGACGGCAGAAACGCTTCAATCAGTCAGTATAGGGAAGAACTTGAAGGCATAGACAAGGATACTCTATATCCAATAACATCTACAGTAAAAGCTAGGTGGATGACTAATGGCTATAAATTTTCTGATGGTTTCGGATTTAATTTGTGCATGAAGGTTGATGATGTGACCAATGGTGAAAAGCCTATTATTGCTATTTCAAATACAACCTTTCCATATTCTGCCTCAATTAGTATTTCTGTGGATAGACAGCTGCAGTATTTGCAGACTACACTTAATGCATACAAAAAGAAAAAAGATTACGAAGACCCTTTTACGCAGGCTTTTATAGATAGGCATACTAAGTCGAACGATTTTATACGAGACTTTTGTTCTGACGATAATGAATTGGGTTCTCGTTTTGCAAAGGGGTCTATATTTATATGCAACCCTAATACTGGAGGAAATCCTCAAGAATTAGATCATTACATCAAAGCAAATGAGACTATTGCTACAAGAGCTTTCATGAATGTCGATGAAGATTATACCGACTGGTATGGTAATCCTCCCGCTATGATATTTAAAGATAATATGCTTTTGGTGGGAACTGATGAAGGTAACATCAAGGTCTTTAATCAGGGTGAAAAGATAGATCTTTATTATAAAAACACAAAACCTCCAGTTACTGCTCATAGAACAAAGATAGACTTACGTAGATTTAGGGGCGGCACACCAATAAATCCGTTATCTCAGTTGTCACGATTTAATACTCCTGCTATCGGGGAAAATGTTGATGACTATCATCACTTCTCCGATGAGGAAAAACTAATGACGGACGAGTATCACTTTGGGGAGCCTGAATCCAAAAACAGCTACCCAACGTATAAATACGCTATAGAAGGTTGGGTATATTATACATATCGTCCCAGTGACTACAATGAAGATAGTGAAATTAGAACTTGGACCCTTCATGAAAAGATTACTTTGCCATCAACTGATATAGGGCAGGGCAATGCCGACTGGTTTATATTGGGAGATGAGCGCGGAACAACACGTACGCAGTCTATCACAACAAAGTTTACAGTAGGGACTATTCATCCACAGTCAGACATGATAAAATGTCCTATATATGGAACTAAGAGCTTGGAGGCCCCAGCTACAGCGTATAGTATTGATAAGCAGCTTCAAAATCTTAATGATCAGGAGTCAATAGCGAGCAAACATCTTCAGGGCGACGAACTTCTAAAGCAGTCATTTGGTTATTCATTTAGGTACGATGAGGGACTCCTCATTGCTAATGCGCCTTCTTATACTAACGAGTTTGGCTATGCTTCAATAGGTGATACTCCTACCTTGGCTCATCGTCTTTATGTATACGAGGTAAAACCTAACGGCGTCTCAAGGTTTTTACAAAAGATAACTCCAGCAGTTGTTGATTCCACCAATCGAACCCTTGATGGATTTAAAGAAGGGGCAATAACTTTTTCTGGCGGCACACACAAAAGCACCACAATTCCTTATTTTATGTCTAATATGTATGACATATTAAATGGAAAAATAGTGTTAATGACACCACACCAAACTGCTATATTTTCCGACTCCGGACGCTCTATCCTACCTACTTATCTTGAACAAGCAAGGACATCAGAGTCTGTTCCATATTTTTCATTTTTAGAAACCTTTAATCCCAAGAATTCCTTTGATCTTAACAGCATGTATCGGTATTCGGGAGACACTGGCATAAACTACCCAGCAAACATATTCGATATCAACGATCAGCATTCGGGATTTTGTGCTTTCTACAATATAGAAACATTGCCCAAGGATAATAATTCAATGCGGATTATTACAGGGTTAAAAATAAAGGTTGCTGTTGACACTAACTCGACTACAGTAGGAACTAATTCTCCAGCTGCCGTGTTTCCCTCTTTGGTGCTATATACTGATGACCCAAGAAATACGATAAATCAAGTTGGGGGCAATATCAGCACATCGAAAATAACATTTGGCCCAAACTCAAGTACTAATGCTGATAATGATAGCCCACCTTTATATAAAGACGGCCTTCAGGATTCTGGCTCGTTGTTCCGTGGAGCAAAGTATGTATCAAGCAGTCTTGAAAACGAGGGCTGGATTGGAGAGTATGTATTTACTAGAGATGATATTCTTGAGTTTATAAACGATTCCACATTTATAAAAGACTCTTCGTCCAACAGAACAATAAGAAACTCAGATGGAAAAGGTTCTAAGGTTGGAAGTTATGTATTTGCGTTTGACGATAAAAACCAGCCAGCTTTTGACTCAACCGTCACACCAGAATCTACTTTAATATTAGGTCTTGTCAGCCATAATCTTTGGAGGACCCCTTGGAAAGAAGATGGTGAGTATATAACCGAAGACGATAGAAAATCATTAAATTATATCCCATATAGCAAAGCTTATACCCCTGAGATTAATGACCATAGTTTCATAAACAAGGCAAAAGTTTTATCTGTTGAAGTGTCTTACAGAGACATTGAAATTGCTAAAGTCAGGAAGTTTGACTGCAAAGTAATAGACGATAGCCATACAGACGAGACAGACTCGATTATAAGGTTAGGGCGGTCGAATACTCCAGCTTTCTATGACGATGCAGGTGAAATTTATGCGGGGACTCATAGCAGTTCAATTCAAATTTTGAAAGCTGGCAATGGATCAGCGACAAGAACGGTATCGGACTTTATTGCGAATGACATGCAAAATCCAGAGTTTTTGAGCTTGTCAATATTGTCATTACCACAAAGCTCCGGAAAGTTAACAAGTAATGTAATTGGTTCTGCTCCGGCTTCGGGGTTAATGCCTATGCATATTAGCGGTGTAGCGCCAGCTAGAGGTGATACGTCTTTGTATATTGGCCCACTTGAGTCTAAACAGTTTTTGGGTGTTGTTTTGCCATCACCATTTGATTTCAAGTGTAGTACTACTAGCCTATTTATGCCAACCCCATTGGGTGATTTTGTTTCGTCTACCGCAGATCTTGTGTTTGCTGGAGGTTCTGGCGTTAGTAATACTACTTCTTTATTCACTGGGGCAGCTGCAGTAAGTGGTGTCATGAATCTTGGCATTGGTCAATCTGCTCCATCTAGCGGAAACATGAACATAGCAGTATCTGGTGTTCATGGGGCATATAACTCTATCCCATGTATGCAGGGTAATCTGTATATGAATTCGACTCATGTTGATAATTCAGATATGACAATCCAAATGGGAAGAATTACAACCACTGCCGAAGAAACTTTATTTATAGGCTCTCCAGATCCAGCTTCAGGCATATTGGGATTAAATATAAATACAGCCCCGACTAATAGTGGATTAGATTTATACAACAAAGGATATGATTTATCCTCAACAACCGCAAACTTATATATTGGAGAACAGTCTAGCGAAGGATCAACCACGTTATTCTTAATGCAGCCTCACAGACTTCCTTTTGAAGATCCCCAATCTCCACCTGTTCTAGAAGAGGGTGACGAGATACAAATACCGCCTCTCTATATCTCTGGAGCAGCAATACCTTCTGCCAATAGCTTAGACAACAACTACGAACATCAAAAACAAATAAGATACGCAGATAAACTATTCGACAAGAGCCCAAGAGCAGAAAGCTTGGTTTCTTATACTGAATCAAACTCAATTTCCAGAAATGCTCTTGATGCAGGGAATACTAATGATTACGGTATAAAAAGAATATCAAACGTCGGAGCCAGACTTTCTGAGTACACGGGAGTAGGCAGCTTTGACTTCTATGAAAATGAATTATCTAGAGAATCTATAGATTCAAATGGTAGCTTATTAGCTATTGGGGCAAATGCTAATGTTTTAGTTAGCCAGCCAAAACTAGACATATTTAATATACTAGATTCAGAGTCCGTTGAACTCCATCAAACATATACACACTTTAATAAAGACCTAAGATCTCTAGGTATAATAACAGAAAATCAATCTGTTAGTTTATACTTCAAAGATGTCAAAGTCTCAGATAAGAATAAGATTGCTGTATCTGCCAGAGTATCGGTTGACGCCTCTATATCAGATATGATATTTATCTTAGAGGACACATCTATTGAAGAGGTAAAGACTAGGATAAACGAGATAAAAGAATGCACCCTAGTTAAGCCACCTAGATTTTCTTCAGAGATAGTTACAGAAGAGAGATGGGGCATAGTCGCCGCGTTTACGTCTAATAGCTGGCAAAATTCAGACAATAACAATATAATAATAAATAAATTCATGGGAACGTCGATTGAGTGGAAAGGTGAAGACCTTTACTATGATAAGCAAAGTGCTCAATTCGCATCAGTGTACACCAGATATGAATCCGATAACTACGCTAGTGAAGAGAGGACTATTTCTGTATTCAGTATATCTGACATGAATGGTTATGTTTCTAATATAAATAATATACCAGAAGGCACAAAACTGGCATTTGGAGCAAAGATAAAAATAGTAGGGGATTTAGCCTTCGTTGCATCGCCCCTGTTAGACCCATACATAGCAAACAACAATTTGTCTGGCATCAATGCAGCTTCTCCAGATGGAGCAGTTCATATATTTAAAGACGATAGTGGTTGGTCTTATGTTGACAGTGTTTATAGTGGAGGATACACAACTTCTACGATAGGCGGACTGGACAGCTGTGCATATGATGCTAAGTTATTTGGATATGACATTGATTATAATCAGGGATCATCGCTTCTTGCCATTAGTGAACCTATATCTAATACAGTATATCAGTTTAGTGTCAATGATGCTGGGGTTCCATCACTACTAAACTCTTATACTAACTCAGACAGCAGATATGGAACATTTGTCAATTCATCTTCTAGAAGCCTGATTACAAACGGCAGTTCATCAATTAATGACGCAGTATACAATGAGAGTATTTCGTTTAATTCATCAGAATTAACTTCTGAGATACAGGGCTATATATCTCAAGAGGAAGCTATCAGTTCTGTTGCACATGATGTTGTTCTTGCTAGATCTATTGACATGAAAGGTACAGAAGCTTTACTAGCTGTCCGAGACTTTGTTGTTAGTTATGGCGCTGGTAAGACTCTAGAAGTTCAGAAGATAAGTTTGTTCAAATTAAAAGACATAAATGGCACGCTATTCATTGCTGGCCCTCTAAACTCCACTGCGACCACTACATTGGTGACCGAACCTATTGGGGCTGCCTCGGGCGATTTAGGGATAACCTTTGCCGCCTATGGAACAGGAAACATAACGAGCCTATACATGAAAACTCCTGAGCCGGCTTCGGGAGCACCTACCCTTCATATGAGAGGGCCAATATTCGGAGCTCCTACATTGTTCTTGGATGCGGACATGAAGCCAACGTCTGGTATCTCTCCATTAACAACATTCGGACCTAGCGGCATATCTACTGATGCTAGCCTGTCAATATCGGCCCATAGATCTTCTACTCTGGAAAGCTCACTCCATGCGCTTGGCGGCGCAGTCGAAGGCATGGTTACAACTGGAGCCTTTGGTTTAAGGGTTGGTCAGCGAGATGTGTTCAACGCTTCAGGAACTCAAGATTTCTTAATGACAGGAAACGTAAATGCAAATCCAGTTACGGGAGTTTCGCTATACATGGGAGCTGGCGACTTTGGTCCAAGTTCAGGAGTATCGCCTTTAAGACTTGAAGGACCAGAGAAGTTAGAAGCTAGCGGGACGACATTTATGCGTCTTCAGGTTGATCCCGCTTCTGGGCCATCAGAGGCAGGATTGCCGCTGTTTATGAAAAACACTCAAGCTGAGCAAGATAGAAATGTCAACAAGGGGTGGGGTATAGAGTCCTCAGATATGAGTTTATCGCTCATGTCACACTCTCTAGGGTCTGGCAATTTAGATCTGTTAGTATACAGAAGAGGTGTTGGGGGAGGTTTTGAGCTTGAGTCAGACACATCTCTGTATATAAAGAATATCATGGACTCGGGCAACGCAAATGTGTATATATCTGGGGCAGCTATCGCGTCACAAACCGCCACACTAGTGATACCATCTGGAATAGGCGATGGAAGTGGTAACTTAAATATGATTACTTTTGGATATTAATAGGAGTATACAATGGCTGGTTCAGCATCATTTACAACAAAAGATGGCACTATAACTCTAATGAGTGGAACGAATGACCCGTTCCTTAATTATAGTATTAGTGTTGGAGAAGTCGTAAAGGCTGGAGATGGCACCGTTCTAGATGTAATATATAATATTAGTGTTGATGGTTTATTTGTCGCAGAAGGCGACATTACTACTGATGGCGCAAGATTAGCAAACCTGATAGGGAAACAGAAAACTCGATGGCAGCCAGTGGCAGACATGGAAGACTTTCATGGTACTCTACTTATAACTTCACCAAATGGGACTCAGGCGTTTACTGGCTATGCCGAATTAACAGGGTTGACCGCAGGGGAGACCGATGATCAGGGGATTAACACTGGAACTTATTCTGCTGAGTTTACCGGACGTTATGGGGGCAAAAAGGGAAGTGCTAGGTATATTGAGTCCGGCAGCGAGTCTTGGAGTATTGAAGAGTCTGGAGAATATAGCAGATTGCCGGGAGTAGGTTCAGACAACAGTGTTTATAAAGTCTGGACGATTACTCAAACCCTGTCAGCAAAAGCAGTAAATCAGTATAATGAAAATGGCTGGCAAAAATCCGGACACACGTTTGCCAAAGAATGGTGTGATGCTAGATTAAGTGAGAGCCCAGCTAGAAATATTGATATTGACATAGCAGACAAGTCAGATGAATGGGATGCTTTTTCTACTGCTGGCACAACCCTTGATGGCGCTGTAGGTATTAATGTTGGCACTCTTCAGTTTTTCAATAAAAAGAGAACAGGGAGTGCAGAGCCTAATGATGGTTCATATACCTATACAACAACTTGGACTGCATCAGAGTGGGCAGCTAGTCATGACTTAGAAATAAGCGAAGACATAGGCGCTGAAGGCTTAGCGAGCGTAACGGTCTCTGGAAGCATACAGGGATATGATAGCAATGCTATAGGGAGTTTAACTGTAAATGCTGTTGACAATGCTCTAGGCATGCTGAGTGCTGCCCTTAACGAGGCTTATACCTTGGCGCTCGCTCATTACGAGACAGTTAAGACTGCAGGTCAAGATGGAGGCCCAGATGGAGAAAGCACAGCTCCGGGAGAAGGAACTGCGTGCGCGCCAGACGAAGACGAAAGCCCTAAAACTCTTAGAATCACCGAAAACAGCAGAACAGTTTCAAAGAATCTTGTTACTGGCTCAGTTTCTTATTCTGTCACCTTTGCAGATAAGGACGATCAATCTGAAGAAGCTGCTGATGAAGATAATGGAGTTATTACAGAAAAAATAACTGTAACAGACAATAATGAAGACCATTCTAATCAAACTGTGGCTATAATAAGTATAATAGGTAGGGCTGGCGGTCCTATATTTCAGGACATGGGAACTACAAATGAGAGAAAACGTAGTATTAGCGTAGACTGGACTATGGACAAGTGTAACAGAGAAAAGAAACCGTCTACATTAGCACTAACAGCAGCGAACAGATATAAGCCTACAGGCGGATATCAACAATCAAAGTCTGAGCAATGGACCGCAGCTACAGGAGCTTACACATTGAATATAGAATGGGTTTATTAATATGCCAAAAAAAATATCAACAGAATCAAAACCTTCACCGCTTTATGACATAACAGAATTGGGAATTTATGACCCTATATCAGAAGTTCGTAAAGGAGGCAAAGTTAAATTCATGAAGGGCAGTGTCCATCTTAAAGAGGGCGCAAGATCAAAACAGTATACATTTGAGCAGATAAGAGCAGGTAAAAACTCTGGCATTTCTGCCATTAATCATCTAGGACAGATAGTTATACACGAAGGCTTTGTGTGGGAAAAAAGTTTAGGTGGAGGACATTTAACACCTAATGAGGAATCAAAGGAGTCTTCAGAAGTAGAATACTGGGAATCATATTTTAATTTAGATACAAACACTAGAACTTACGAGCATGGTTTTTTCTCTCCGAGCAAAGGTTTTGCCGACCGACAGAAAACGATAGATGATTGGAGATCGTCTGGAAGACCTAACGCGCATAGAAAGAGCTCGCTATTGTCTAGTCCCGGAATAGATAGCTAGGAGAACAAATGACTATTGGAACACCTGTAACACAAATTACAGAGCCCATATACATGTTTGGAGCTTATGTAGAAAGCTTCACCTCAAATGTAGGATATGGAGCTGAATCTAGCACTATGCAGATGACGCTAGTTGAAGACCCCCAAAACGCAACACAGGCGGTTGATCCCGTTACTGGCTTGCCTTTATATCTTGACTCAAACGGAAATACAACGACTACCGTCACTGACACTCCTGTTATGACTGAAGATCCTGTTGTCATTGAGCATCAGGTTATAAGGCTAGATGACGAAGATAAGCCCGTTAGAGATAGTTCAGGCAATATAATTTATGATACTGCTGCTGGTTTTCCGCCGGTTGGAACAGTGTGTCAGTTTAGTTTTCAGGGCTTTGAATTTGTGGGTATATTCCAAAGGTGGCAGTATTCAGAAACCCTTAGTGGAAGAAAATATGACGTAACCTTTGAATCGCCATCCAAATTACTTGAAGGGGTTCAGGTTATTGTTGGCGAATTTGAAGGAACGGTTTTCAATGAAAACTATTGGTTTAGACCTCACCTTAACACTAAGTTTACTAGTCAAATCAATAATGTTCTCAATCCTTTTGGTGTCCTAGAAAACTATTCTTTTGGCGGACATTTTGGCAAATCAGACACTAACAAGCAGGGTTTTCTCGTCTCTAAACTCTTAGATATGATAGAGGAAATAACCGCTGGTGAATATACTTATGACAACCCTAATGGGCCTTCTGTAGATACGCTTACGAATAGTGATGACGAGGAATTGATCGGTAGTCCAATCACTTTTGGCGATACTCAGATGCTGATAGATTTCAAAGATTTAGCCTCTAAACTTCCGACTGATTTTAGAATTAAAGGCCCAATATTAAATATAAATGATTTAGTCAACCAGTGCATGGAGATTATTGTTCACGATTATGTTTGCATAATTGATCCAGTACTGACTCAGGTTTTAACTGGGTATGGACCCGGAATCGTAGCCAATCCGCAGTATGCGAATGTTATGAAGAATGGAGCGGTTCCTACACAGTATGACGCAGACGATAATGTCATAGGCCCAGTAATTAGTTTTAAGTATTTAGACAAAAGAGCGCAGCCTCAGCCCGGCGTAGTTCAAGAGCTTGTAGATAACGCAGCCAAAGGAAATACTCTTATTTCTCGTGACAATGGACAAGAGTACGCTGATGTTGTTACCCAAAAATTAATGTTAGGAGATAATGCTACTAGAGTCTGGGAAGCTGGACTTGAGCATTTGATACCAGTCTATGGAAAAGACCAAAATGGTAATTGGCTTACTGGTAATGGTTTTGGAGATGGTGACTATGTGCCTGTATTGAGGGGGTCTGGTAGGATTCATAGCGCTACAGTTATGGAACTGAGAGCCGCATTGTCTGGATACCAAACTTGGGTGCTTTATCACTATATGGGTCAGTATTTTGGCTATAGTACCATTACTAATGAATTTATGTCAGGCTACGATTTAGAATCTTGGCAGTATGCTGAAATATTTCAAAATGTTTTCAATGGTCAAGGTTGGGCTGCAGGATTTAATGGGACACGTCATCGCAATATCAACGATGCGGTGACTAACTTTACAGCCCGTAGCGTGGGAGGCGGTAGAGGACAGGGAGGCATTTTAAAGTATTTCAGTGATGGCGATAGCTCGGGCAGTGATAGTCTATTTAATGATGTTCTTAATACAGCGTCAAACTATTATGGCAGGACTTACTTTGTACTTTTGCCAGTTGAGCCGGGCGGAATTCAAAATAACATTAGATTTTTGAATGACTATGATACTGAGTCATCTTGGGAAATGGCTGATGCTGGATGGGACCCTGACTTTAGAGTATCTGATCCAGACGCTTATACTGATGAAGGACTTCTGAAAGCTGTTGCTGCATACTTTCCAGCTATTGACACAGGAACAGCAGGAGGATTCATAAAAGACTTTAGTTCCATAGAAAGAATAGTGCCCTATCACTTAGCTGCTCCTGTTGCCGGGATTAGCACAATTAATGGAGCTTTAAATGTAGAGGTAGAAAACAAAATCTACTGGCGGAACAATCCGGGCTACCAACAAAACAATAATCCTTATGATGACATTAGCGCTATGGTTCATGTCACTTGTCCTTTTGTTAGCGAATGGGATAAATATGCAGTACTAAGGGGTATGCCTATGGGTGCTATGGCCCATTTCTTTGCAACGCAACAAGGTCGTGCGAGGGGGCCTTCTTGGATCAGGAATTGGCTTCATACGCCATCGGATAGTGACACTGGGCTTGACCCATACACGCTGTGGATGCACGGTGCGTGCGGCCCCAGTAACCTCATGAACAGGCTCAAGTTTATGCCAAAGGCATCTAGACCCTTCAAAATATCTTTACCTCAAAAGAGCACCCGATACACATGGGGACCTTGGTATAAGTACAGCAGCAAAAAAGGTAAAGCTGAAGTCGAGCAGAATAGTCAGCTGAGACCAGAGGTGTTTGGTTCTTTTTCTATGTTGGATAAAGCAGCTTTTGCTTTGACGGAAGTTGCGCTAGCAGACCCTTATGCTACTGAATCTGGCAGTGTGGAGCTTGCTGAGTTTCCTCAATATAATATAGCGGAAAGGTTTAACACCAATGGCCCATATGTCACTTCGATGGATGTTAGTGTCGGGACTGGCGGCTTAACTACAAGATACCAATTCTCTACATGGACGAGAAATTTTGGCAAGATAGCCAAATATAATGTGGATAGAATTGCGCGTATAAATAAAGAGAAAATTAAACGCTTAAAGACCGGCGGTGGTGGTGCAGGTTCGGCTAAAAGCTTGACGGGTTCCTCGCCGCAGGTAAACGCTCCTATGTTTGGTGCTAGAGAGCCTCAGATACCAACAATGAATGAGGGCGATACTATATGGAAGACTGGAACAATTATACCGAAAGTTCCGAAGCTTAGTGCTGCCGGCAACCAATTCGGCAAGTCTCAGTTTGTGATGTCAAATAACAATGCCACAACTTTACAGTTTGCTTATGGCGCTCCCATGGAGACCGGACAGAGGGCTTATGATACTGCCTTTGGTTGTACTGATGAGCAGATATTTACTCCGATTGGAATTAGACGCAGACCGAATCTAGCAGATAATGCTATTGACTTAGAGGCGGTGGATGTGAAGAGAGGCTTATTCCCTGAAGAAAGGAGACTTAGAGCTCTTAGGGCTAACAATGGAGACGAAGCAGATATCGCTGGAGCAGAGGAGGCGATCAAAAACTTTAATAATCAACTAGCGGAGGTTGAGGCTAAAAGAGAAATATTGCCCTATGTTAGGAAAGCTCAGGAAAATGTTAATATTGTAGGTACTTCCGACACATTCGGCAAGGCGACGCTTTTTGGAAACGCTTCCGAGCATGAAAGAACTCATGTTGATGTAAGACCTACCGCCTACTCACTTGATCCCTATTTCCTGCCCACCTTTGTAGACTTTGTTGCTGTTAATAGAAATAATTATGATTGGCTGACAGATGGAAGCAAGGATAACCATCTCGACCTTTCCACAGAAGGCGGCACATTATTAAATGATAATACAGCTGACGTTAGAACTTATGGGTTAAGAGGGCCACTTCTTTTGTCTGGTTGGGGTTATGACCTCGCTGGCATGCCAGTCCCCGGAAATTTAGATGGTTTCTTTGATCCAGTAGATCCAGCGCAGCATAGAGGCTCTTGGAAAACTGGGCCAGTAGACTTGATGTGGGATGATGAAAGACAGGTTTGGGCTGGAGGATTGTCTTTTGTTGAGGGCGTATTAAAAACTAGCATTGGCTTCGCTGAATCTGTAGACAAACCTAACACAGAGGGCAGAGCTGTAATTAGACGGCGCGTTCGCAACGACCAAGTGGTTAACAAAAGAATTGCAGATGAAAATAATCTGGTCGCTCAGGCGCAGGCTATTGCTGTTTGGAACCCAGACGTGGATGTGGATCAAGATGATAATCCAGACGAATCTCTAAAAGCTGGAGATGCTAATAACTTGCCAGTTCCCGGAAGGAAAAATAATGCAGACAATGGAGAAAAGTGGCGAGATCAAGAAACCAAGACTGCGTTCATAAACAATAGAAATGATGCTGCACAAGACGCTGAATTAGGAAGAGGTCTTTATGAGTGGAAAAATCTAGAGGAAGAAGTTATTATTACAAACAGAGACCCTTCGCTAAGCGCATCAGTAGAAACTGCAGAAGAAAACGGATACGATATTTATGTAATGCTAGTCCGCGTCAATTATGAATGGAGACCTGTTTGGGTTAGCTGTGATAATATTAGTGCGGAGGAAAGGGGGTTCTAATATATTATGTCAGGCAGACATGGAAACGGATCTTGCTGCTGCGCGCCCAGCGTTATCGAAAAAAAAATATCGTGCACAAAAGATGACTACAAAGTGTCCTACAAGGTTGGCGGAGAATTCTTGTCTAGGTCAGATTATGTAAAGCATTTAGTAGACAACAATCAGTGGGCTGGGATGTTGGATCTGGAAGAAATACGTTACGAAATTACCAAACCAGATCGAGGCGAGTATCGATCAGACCTATGTAGTTGGTTCTGGGGGGCAGTGTTCTATGATCCTGATCAGGAGCCCGCAGTACCCGAGGATACAAGTTATTTAAGGCATTATCCAGAGTGGAGGGATTTTTCAGATTATCTCAACAATCAGTTTATGGTCGATGAAGATGTCGGTTTTCATATACCCAAAACTTGGGACGCTATACTAGGAGATCCCGAAGGCACGAATATAAGGATTGTTAGGCGCTTGTCTAAAAACACTTCGTATAAAAGATATATAAACGGAGTTAAAGCTGACATTCTTAACGTTGCCAGCCTAAAAAAAGATGATGACGATTCATATGTCCATATGGATGAAATATTAACATCAGGACAATATGTACCTGATCCCGACATGGAACAATCCGCACTCCAAAGGTATCGTTATGTTTCTTCATTCGATGAAGATGGCGATCTGGAGCAAGTAACTATGTCTATAAAGACTGAGATTGATAAGAAGTGGAATTATATTGAAGGAGGTGATCCCAATAATAGGTGGCAAAAACCGGGCGTTCCATACACTCAGTTTTACGCCTACATGAACGATATTCAGCCGTTAAATTATCAAATTGAAATAAAAGATTTTGTGGTAGAGTGGACTACACAAATTTTCTATAATGGCGAAGAAATATTTAATGAGTTGAATACTATAGTTTATAAGACTGAGTTTAATCTCTTTGGTAATGGTGCCCCTATGGACACTTCATATTTTCCAACCATACATAGAATTTATCTACCCCTGACTAATTACTTCTATGGCCAGAAGGTTAATTTTGTAGCTAGACAAGCGCTTTTAGATTATGCTAGAGTGGGCTATTGCCTTACTTACCCTTTCTTTGCTATTGGGAATGTTCAGTATGAGAATATCGCCTTCAGCGATGGCCTTGGAACTTTTGGAGCTCCTACCGGAGGTTTCGCGCATTATTTTAACGAGGGCAATGGAGACTATAAAAGTGTCGATGATGATGAAAAATATACAATTAAAGATGGACACGGCAATGGCAGAGATGAACTAGAAAATAAAGATGAGGCAAAGGGAGATAAGGAATTAACTTGGTTTCATGCTAGTCCAGAAATTTTTAATAAGATACAGGTTACATCTAGAGACTTCATAGTGTTTAACCCATTTCCAGATGAAAACTCTATTGGGAGGGATGTTACACCTGATGAACTTTCTAGATATTGGATAGGTAATCCTAGAAATACAAATCCTACAGCTGATGACATAGTTTTTGGATATGAAGACGGGAAAACGAGCACTCCGGAAGAAAACATAAAAAAAATTGCTAGTGTATGTTGGCTCAAAGATAATAGATGGCCTAAACTTAAAGAGTATGCTGACGAAAAAGACCTTCAGCCTGACGATGAGGCATGTCAAATTCCACCGGCAGAACTTAGGGAAAAGAGAATAACGGCTTCTGAGGATACGTTTATTTTTGTAGATGATATGTCTCGTAGCTCTGCTAGAAATGGAAAGAGTAAGGCTATATTCCCGTACACAATGGGCGGTGGCGGTCATTCACTTTCGGATTTCCATATCACTTACGAGGGTCGCTGGACTCCATACTTTAAGTATACAGATAGTAAGTTTAAGGCTGGTGACTTACTGTATCCGCAAAGTATGATCGCTAAAGACGACAAGTTAGATGGAGCAATACCTATACAAGACCCTCCAGAAGGCTGGCCCGGAGATTTTGAAGACGAAGACGGGACTGTAAGCACGTTTAGAAAGTATACCGTCTCAAACCCAGCAGATGATGAAGAGAAAATTGAATATGTTGACAAGGTTCTCGTTGTCAGTTTTAGAAGAAATCGCAATGCAAAAGAGGCCATGGAGAACCCTCAGCCGTTTTTTGACACACTAACACCAAGTGTTGGGGACAAGGTTTATTACCCAGTAGGTTCTGATGACATTTCTGAAATTACAAAGATAGTCGAAACGAACGCTTTGCTGCAGCCACATATTATAGACTTAGACACTGAAGACGGAGTTTCAATTCAAGATGTAGAGTTAGTAAAAGATAAATACTATTATGCTCTCACGGGAAGAGCGTACTATCTACAACTAAGATATTTAAGCGGAGATTTTGCCAACCCGTTCAAGTATAAAGTAAATCAAATAGACATAGTTAATGGCGATATAGATGTTGATAATTTTGGAGACGAAATTGCTGGCCCGATAGGTTTTGATGAGGGTAATCCGGTACACCTAACTCTTAGTAAAAATATAGAGTGGAAGTTTATTGAAGATACCAAATATTATAGCTTAATAGAACTAGACGGCAATGAAGAAGCTAAGATTGAACTTGCAGATGACCCACCGCATGTTCTGCCAGATGGATTTATCGGCGTATCTCCTATAAGGTTTACTGATACTCGTGCAAATAAGGAAGAGCTACAAGGATCTGGATACTCCCCTCCGCCCGAACCTAAGCGTTTTCCCGAAAAGCTTTTCCCCTTAGAGGATGGGTTTAGGTTATCGTTTGCTGATCGTGTCGGAGACGTTAAATTTACTGAGATAAAAAGATTTTTTGAGGAAAACACAGAGTTTCTTGAAGATGTTTTTGAAACAGTTGAGTACACAAATAATCAAAAACCAGCTACTGGATATTTTGTAGGCTCTAATATAAAGTTAAAATTTCAGCTAGAGGAGGTTCAGCAATGGAAGAACGGATTGTAGATACAGGCGTAAGACCCTTGGACTTTCTGGGTCCTTGTCTATCCTGTAAGAGTGGGTGCACCGACGAGATAATAAGATTGGTATATAAATTCGGACAAGGATTTTTTATTGAAGATAAGTCCGTCGCTACAAACGCTATGCCGGAGACTATACTTCATGGCATCGACGGACATACTGACTTTGGAAGCGGCACCCTATTAGAAAGGACGAATAATTTTCCTGCTTTTGAAATAAGAGGTTCAGTAGATCCAGACGATATTGTCACCATTGCAGTTTCTAGAAAAGTCAGAATTGGAGATATACGTGTTGGTTACACTGACGCAAATACTAGTATGACCGTTAGTAGTTCTGGACGTAGCTTAAATCCGCCCGGTGTCGATGCAGAGCTATCTAAACGAAACCGAGATTATTGGTATGAGTACTTTACTGGCGATCTTAGACCAGACGCAACACATTTCGCGCAAAGATGGGATCAGGAGGATGATGAGATTGCTGATGAATGGCTGGAAAAAATGCATACATGGGTATACAAACGTATAACCAACACAGACCATGTAGACTATTATGAGGGGTGTGGACAAACGCGTAATTATGCAACAAATGATGCTGTTGTAGGTATTTGGGATTTTAACCTTGCTGATAGCTATACGACCATAGAAGAGCTAGCAGTTTATGCCAAACAAGAGGTGATTGTGACCTTTCCTGTGTGTGGCGAGCTTGAAGTTCAGCGCGCCCCATCTACTGCTGGTAAGTACTATGAGGTTGAGAATCCCGTTGGCGACTCTGCTGTTTCCGGATCGCAGTCAGAATCAAGAAAACAAGAAGTTGTGCATTTTTTGCTAAAGTCAGATTGCCCTGATCCCTCAATATCCACTCGATCTGAGCATCCACATAAGTTTGGTGTTTCATACGATCCTTTCACTGGAATCAATGGTAGGCATTTTGATAACAACGAGGAGAAAAAGAACATTGGCATGATGAGAAAAACATATCTCGTCAAAGTAGGAAAGGTGTTTAAAACCACAGTTGTTAGTCCCGGAACCCATCCGTTTCAGAGAGGTACTAGTAGCGGGGGCGATGTTTATTATACTATCGTCGATCCACTTAGCACAAACCCAGCTAGTCTTAGCGGAGACTGGTTAGACACAAGACCAAAGCCCCAAAACCGGTGGGGAGGATGGGGCATGGGCGTCCCTTATATGGGTGCGGGTTCGGTAGGTAGTCAGCAAGCCACTCCTGAAGTCCCTAAGCCCTTCGCTAATTATTTGCTTCAGTTTCCCTTTACACCTATGGAGCATAAGGATCGAATCACTTCAGTGCCACTATCTGGCCCACTGGGGGGCAGGGGCACTGGAAACCAAACCCCTCCTCTTCCAAAGCTGGGAGAAGGGCCTGTTTCAGGTAATCCCACAGTTTCATCACTTGGAGGTGGATCTTTTATTGTTTTTAATAATGCCTTTGATGACGATTTCTCTGATGTGCAGAAGAAGAACATATATGATAATATTACAGATGCCCTAGCTGACTTTAAAACTACGGCCTATAGAACTGTTAGTAAATATACAGGCGGGACAAAAGTACATGCGATCTCAGACCCTGATGGTAACGCAAGAGATGTGTTTAGTAAGTATCTTGAAGGCAGAATGAATGTTAGTTGCGACAGTGCAGTTTATATGGCTTTTGGGACAAATTCATATACTGAAGCTACTAAAGGCTCGAAAAAGTTTCGTCAATCCTATCCAGATTTTCTAAACCATTCCAGAAAAACCAAAAAAGGGGCTCCGATTAATATTGTTGGCAGATCTTTTCATGCAAGCTCCCGGATTTTGCTAGGCTATGGCAACCTAAATAGGCAGAAGAGTGTGTTAAACAGTACGATAGACCTTAATGGGGAGAGCTCTCATGCGGAGCTTATATCCAACGCTAATGACGATGTACTTGTTCTAGACAATGATAGGTATTTCGGGGACAACAGTTACGTACCAACTACTACTACAGTAACAACATCAAGCGCTTTGGGCATGGGTACTATGGGCGGCTATGGAGGGGGCTCATCTCTTCAGTTTCAGCCACAGGAAGCATTTTTAGCGGCAGTTACCTTTTATACCGCACCTTTGAGCCATTACTCAAACGACAACGGAGCAGAGGATAATGACGTATATGAGCTAGATTTTACTGAGATTCACCAAGAAGTTTTTGATGTGGCTATTGCAGGCGGTGTGCCTGACGGTTTTGCTGTCGGCGGTTTTCAATTTGGTACAAGTATTAGCGGGCTGGAAGAATGTATTAAAGCATGGACCTCAGTTGATCCGAGATACAGTGGCAACATAAACGTTAATAAATATGCTGACGACATATGGAGATCAAATTTATCTGCGTATGCATATGATATAAAATGTGAGGCGGGTGAGGATTATTTGAACGAGTGGATCGGCGTCTCGTCTGAGACCCGGAGAAGAGGAATATTATACACGCCGGATGGGGCAAACAAGACGAGAGCTGGATACGATGGTTCTATTGTAGCAGGAGATATAGATAAAGTATTTGAATCTAGTTTTATTGATGGCTCCTTTCAGAATAAGTTTGTGCCACTGCCGGAGGCCATTGAAGAAGGATGTCCAACCAAAGATCCTTTACTTAATGAAACTCTATTAGCCACAGAAACTGGTGAGGCTAGAATTATATGTACTGATTATTATCCACCAAGATTTGATGAAGGACAGAGAGTTCTAGATGATTGTACCGTAAAATTTGATGGGGTTGGAATTGATTATTACGAACTCGTGGAGGGACTTCGTTCGGTTATATATGATGACGAAGGAAACCAATGTATTAACATTAGTCATATTGAGACTTTTAAGGTTCGCTTTTTAAACAAACAGATACCTACCGAAAGAAACATCTTCGGTCGTATCGTCCCGATGCCCGGCCAGCTCACTGATGAGGATTTTACAGATCCAGTAATGCATATTTGCGGTCAAGGTTCTTTTGGCTGCGACGGCAAATGGGGTGATATCCCAGATAAGCCGTGGGGGAGGTCAACCGGAGAAACATATATATATAACTTCCCCACCGTAGATAGCTGGGGTATGTCGATACCTCCGAGGCCCCCAGTCCTTGGAGGTCCGGTTGGATATAGCTGTTCTACTTGTTGGAAGGCTGACTGTGAAGGTGGTAGTGCTTCGCTTAGTGGCAGCAGCCCTCTTGCTTTATTTCTCAGGTTACAAGGGCCGAAATGCAAGGGATGTGTCCCGGAAATGTCTAAGCAAGATGGTAGCGGATATAACAGAGTATGTAGAGATGAGCCGTTTTTTCCCGGAAGTACTTTTTTTATAAGAAAATGCGACCCGATTCCAGATGACGTAGTAAATAGAGGAGAATTATGGAGGCCACTTGATAAAGGGTATTTGTGGTATACTTATATTGGACTCTACCCCATACAAGGTTATGTCTATAAAGGTAAGCCCCAGCCTCCGATAACACCGGGCGATCCATACAGTACAGGCCAACGACGGTATGGAGAAAATTTTGATAGGACGCCGCTTCCAAAGTCAATATACCCGCCGTGGTTGGGCAGTACCAGTAGGAGCGCATTTAATGGCGCAAGAATTTTTTATCCCCAGCCCAGCAAGACACAAATAAAATTCAAACTCGGCTTAAATAAACAGAGTTTACAGATAGGTGAAATACCAGTAAAGATTACATTAGGAAGAGGAGAACAATAAAATGCTTAAATGTCAAAAATGCGGCTCCATATTTCCCTGCATATCAAATGGATGTGCTTGTCATTGTGGCTTTGTTCACTATTTTGATGAGCCTCAAGATTCAACAGAAGCTCCAGTCGAAGCTCAGCAGGTTGAACCCGAAGAAAAACCTCAAGAGATGCCCTCTTTGTTGCAGCAAGCAAAAAATCTTGGCGATGCTTTTGTTAAACACGTAGCTAATGGGGCAAAGAAAGTCCCTCATGATATATACGAAAGTAGAATGAGTACCTGTAATAGCTGTGATTATCTTCAAGATGATAGATGTCGCGCCTGTGGATGCTTTGTTAAGATGAAAGCAGGCTGGGCTTCTGAGAAATGCCCGTTGGATAAATGGGGCGTATATAACACAGGCACTGGAAAATGTGGTGGTTGTGGTGGAAAATAACATAAAATTTAACTCAATGAGTGCTCTTTTGTGTATTATATAACATAAGGTACTCTCAGATACAATAAAGGAGAATTTATAATGGCAGAAATCACATTTGGTATAGGATCACAGCAAAACATTGCTGGTTCTGGACTCGGATTTTATGGAGCTACGTTTGGCTCATCCGTCCAGATTGGGTCCTTTCAAGATAGTACATTTGTAACAAATGCAGCTGGAACATCTCAAGGTCCCGCAGCTACTAATGTTAAGTTCGCAAGTCCCGGATCTGGAATTTCTAGCGCGATTGGCTCAGGCATTCCACTCACAAAGCTTAATTCTGGTAACAGAACATTTCATATTAACTTTGATCATACTAGTCATGTTAATGTTCAAAACTGTCAGTTAAGAATCTACGATAGAGAGAATATTAATTATCCTGCCTCGGGTGTTGTGACAAAGGTTGCCGAAATCGTAAACTTTGACGGCAAGACAACTGATGCTTGGGAATCAAGCAATGGCTCTGACAACGTAGCCATGAATAGTAACTTCTATGGTTCTGGAGACATGTTCTGGTGGGGATCACCTTGGCCAGACGCTGGTACTTGGAGAGCCGCACAAGACTTCTACACCAACTCTTCTGGTGTCAAGTTCACAAACTTTACTCAGACAGAAGCTACTGCAGGTCAAGGCAATGGCGACGAAAGACTTGGATCTGTTACCGGTGATACCGAAACTGTCGGTGGTACTGGCGTAGTTGTTCCTCTGTTTAATTCACCCGGAAGTGGTGGACACTTTGTAAATAGTGTTAATACTGACGTTGCTGCTGTTCAGCCTAAGTGGTTACAGTACTATGATAATAGCTACAGGGATGACTTCGCTGGCGGTACTCCTAACTTAGGAACAAAGACTACTACTAATACTTTTGGTGGAACTGGGCTAGCTTTGAGACATACTTGGTATGCAGCTCTCTCCGCTTCTCCATTAAGTATTGGGTCAAAAACATCATATGGACTGTATGTATCTCTAGAGTACCTATAAAGACTTGAGCCTTTAAGTCCATTAAAAAAGCCCTGCTTAATCGCGGGGCTTTATTTATGCCATAAAGAAACCTCGCCCAAGTATCCCTGAGCGAGGTCGCCTTAACCGGAGCACCCTTATTCAAGGGATTTCGTTTTAGGGTTCCATCTTTGCCACCCACCGTCAGGTAGCCAATTTCCATCGGCGTCCTTACGTTTAGGGAACAAACCTCCACCCTTCTTGTTGGCGCCAAACGATAGCTTAGCTCCACAATCCATACAGCGAAGCTCATAGTATTCGTTTCCGTCGTTTTCTCTTACAACGAATCTGAGATTCTCTGAGCCACATTTGCCACATGTAGTTTCACCAAACACCTCTTGAAATATAGCAATCTGTTTCCATAATTCACGGACAGTTTCGCCTTCAAAAGCTACGTTTAATTTACCAGCATTTAATTGAACTTTCATTACGCATTTCTCCAATTCTTGTTATAACCCATGATACCTTCCGGCATCTCGCTTTGCTTAGTTTGATATTTGTTAAGAACACCGAGCATTGCGGAGGCTTTGCTCTTCTCAACTTCTTCGATTGAGTCATAGGCTCCTTCTCCAGAGTTGATAAATTCCACAACATTAATATCTAACTGTCTGCATTTATTATCAATAAAATTAATTTGTGAAGAGCTAATCATAGCTGCTTCGTCCCATTCTCCGCTGATGGGGTTATCCTTTTTTACGCTTTGCTGGACAATAGATACGATGTCTTTTCTTGCTAATTCTTCAGCAGCTAAACATCTAATACCTAAAGCTTTACGTAAAGCGCGTCCTTCCGCACGAGTGCTAGCAGTAGCAACAGGATGAGCACAAAATAGATCATCTGTGTTACCATGCCATACATCGGCAACTTCCTTAAAAACCCGAACTGAGCCGCTATTCATCCAGTTCACTACCACTTGATATACAACAGTGGCTCGTCCGGGTCCGTTTCCATCTGTGGCTGGGAATACCTTGTCGGGGCCAGATTCTATAATCTCCCCTAGTAACAATCCTGCTACTCTCCGCAGCCCTGCACAAATAGGATTTCCGTCGATTAATTCATCAGACCTAAAATGCTCCATGACGTATTTGTTCCATTCTGGAGACGCATACTCAGGAATGTTTTGGTCTTGTTCTTCTTGCTTAGGAACTAAAAGTACATCATCTTCGGTCATACTTTCAGCGTCAAACAATTCTAAATCAATTTGGTCTTGCATTAAGAAATCTCCAGTTCAATAAGTCTTTTACTCTTCGGAGGAAACTTGTTTTCAATCTGTTCTACAACAGGCTCTACAGCTTCCCACAACCTTCTACCTATAGCCCTACTATAAGAAGTGCATAGGTATTTTACTCTAATTACACAGAACCCTCTTTTAATGAGAATACCGTTCTTAATTATATCATGCTTGACGTATTCTCGCAACCCCTTTTCTCCAAAAACTGGTTTAAAATGTTGCGGTCCATCAACTTCAATTACAGTCATTATATCTGGTAAGTACAAATCCATTTCATAGTTAGTACCCTCAATGAGCCCTTTCCTATGTAGCTCAACAGCTCTTCCGCTTTCTCCTAGCTTATCATACAATAACCTCTCTGGCTTTGAACCATGAATGATTGTCTCTCTAAGCGCGTGAGCGGCTTTTCGCTGCAGCTCAATTTTTTCGGACTCGCTTTTACTTTCCCAAGACTCTTTACCTATTTCGCTCCTACGTTTCTTTTCTGCTTCGGGCAATCCAGCCCACTGTTTCTCCATAGTGCGACTGATTTTTTCCTTGACTTCCTCTGTTCTTTTCTTGCCTTTTGTGGGGTGCTTCGCTCTTCCGGTTTTCAGGGCTTTTTTATGCGACTCGCTTTTTGTCCGTAGCTCAATACCACTTGAGACCAAAGCCCGTCTAATCTTATTGGGATATGTCCCAAGCTCTTCAGCTATTTGATGTGTACTCTTTCCTTCATCTAAGTACATTTTGGTTATAATACTTATGTCCATATTATTTCCTCCAACTGCTCCATGTTCCAGTCTTGAACAATACCAGAAACTTCTTTATTGCAATAGTTTTCTATTAGTTGTTTGTGCGAATTGCTTCTACTTATTATAGCCAAATTAGGATCAGATAACACAGAATTTACATAATTAAAATCCATAGATCCTCTTATCCATTCAAGATCCCATAAGTAAAGAAACTTCTTCTCAGATCTATTCTTTGTTTTCAAAATAGTATCTGCGGTTTCGATAGATGTGGCTATTGTCACTCCGTCGAAATATGAGTAATACGAAACATTCATACAAGCAAAGAAAGTCTTGACTGGCGTGGCACTTAAATTGTTGTAAAAACACACGGGTGAATACTCATAGTTTTTATGCAGTTTATTAAACTCTTTTATTAAATAGAATGAGTTTTGTGATGCAGCTAACGTGTCTAATATAGCGGCTATTTTTTTCATTGCTCTTCTCCAGTAAAGTAGTGTGCTCTCCATGCTCTTCCGCCAGCAAAGTGTCTAAGTATAGTATCTTCTGTTACTGTGGGATTTATGTAGAACCTGTCCTCTCCATCTTCTTCAGGGATATGAGTTACGTTCCATTCTGTCGGGAAGATTTCTACATTCTCAAGCAGCTCGTCTATCGAGTAGATTGTTTCGGAAGATTTGTTCATGTGAAAGCCATAGTTAGGTAGTTGCGCAAATGGAATCCAGCTATGGAGAGGTAGTCCTGACATTGTATACCAAGACGCCTGTTCTCTAAATAGCTCCCAGTTCGGTTGTCCTGTTATCGGATTTGTATGCTCAGGAGATTTGTTGTGTTTCATTCTTTGGTAGAACTCTTCATCAAGCATATTCTTTAACATATTTCTAGACCAATCGTTCACTCTAATTGTATACGCTCCCATGCAATGCGTATTGCAGGAATCAATCGCGTAACCAAAGGATTTGCCTTCACTTGGTTCAAATGACTTATCAAACTTGGCAATAGCGATATCAGCGTCTATGTGTGAGACTATATCTCCGTCTTCAACAAAACCTTCTTCAATCCAGTCATGAACAACTTTGTGCTTTAGCCATGTAGGATTATTTCTCCAAAACTCCCCATCTTCTTCTCTGGGCAAGCTTGTCATTTCTATGTACTCAAAGCCATGCATGTCTGAATATTTCTGATTAGCTTTTGACATATACTTTAAAAAGAAGCCCTGTCTAGGCTCTGGGTACTCTGCCATGCAGAAAAATATCTTCTTCATTATATAGCCCTCGCTAAAATCCAACACTGACAACAATTTCTTTCTTCGTTAGTTACTTCACCATTTTCGTTCGCTAATTCATAGAAGTCAGGCCATGTATGCTTTTCAAAAATCTTTGAGATATAATCATGATTGCCCCACTGACCCATTTTAACAACTTGGAATCCACTCAAAATAAACATTGAAGCTAAGCCCATCGGCGTATAGCCACCAAAGTGGACTGGTGTCATGTGCGGTATATTTATAGTTGGCACACTTGTAAACACAAGACCAGAAGGCTTCATCGCATTTCTAATGTTTCGGATAGCCAGATGCGGATTATATAAATGTTCTATTGTCTGGCTAAATAGAAAAAAGTCAAAGCCCTCGTCTGTTTTAATCTCGTCATGCAAGTCGTGCGGAGGATAACTTAATACTGTCTTTTTGGAGAATCTATTCTCTACAAACTCTAGCTCAGGGTCTTCATCGTCTGTAACGCCAATATGCCCAGATAATTCAATTTGACTTGTCCACTCAATGAAGTCTAGTATACACCACACTCTAGGAAAGTCATGCCCTCTCCATCCACTGTGCTTATTCCACCCGCCAGACTCTCTTTGTCCCGGATACTTAGGAACTTTTCTATACTTCTCAAAATAAGAAGGATGTAGCTTGACATCATTATAATATATCTGCTCTATAATATTCATTGGTTACTCCAAAATTCTACCACTTCTTTGATAACGTCATCTATCCCCTTTGTGGGCTTCCAGCCTAGCTTCTGCTTGATCTTAGATGCGTCTGGTATCTTTTCAGGGGCTTCTGAAAACAGCTTCCCATGAAGCGCTACGGGGTCTACATGAGCTATTCTAGATTGAGAACCTGTAAGAGCTTTTACTCTTTTTGCAAGATAAAGAATACTCTCTTCATTTTTCTCGTTGCCAATGTTCCACTCTTCGTTCCATAGTTCATCTGGGGCAGTTGATGTTAAGTATATACCCTCTACGATATCCTTGACCCAAGTGAAAGCTCTGATCTGTTCGCCGCTATAGTATACAGTAATATCTTCTCCATCTAGCGCCTGCTTTACAAATCTAGGAAGAACAAAACCTCCGTCTGGAAGCTGATGCGCGCCGGTCACATTAAATGGGCGAATGATTTGGTACTTAAAATCTTTGTTTATTTTAGCGCAGTTGGAAAGCACAATCTCAGACAAAAGCTTCGCTATTGCATATTCATTACGAACGGTAAACTCACCCTTTAGAACTTTGTCACCAACTTCTGACAAATAAGTTTTAGAGTCTCTATGTCCATATATCTCCGAAGTAGAGACAAATACAAGTGGGCAGTCATTATGTTTTGCGCCCTCGATTACTGAGTATATATCCTTAAGTATAATGTCAGCCATAACACCAGAGTGCTTAAGGACACCAACTGGCCCAACAGGAGAGGCAAGATGTAAAACCAAGTCAAATTTTGGCAACTCTTCCCAGTCGATATCAATTACGTCTGCTTCTATAAACGTGACATTTTGAGCTATCGGATGCTCCGCAGTTATAGTGTTAGAAGACAAATTGTCTATTACATATACAGACCACTCCTCTTCTGACCATTTTTCTATACAGTGTGCGCCTATAAATCCAAGTCCGCCTGTAATTAGTATATTGTTCATTTTTCCTCCACGTATCTTAAAATTTGAAACGCTTCTGCGTAGTCTAAGTTTGACTGAGCGCCCCTAAGTTGAGCCATAGACTTTATTGTTTCTTGGCTACGAAACGCTCTCACCTGTGTCTCCATAAGTTCATAAGCTTTGATTTTTCTTTTTACATCAATCGGCTTATAGTAATTTGGCTTAAATGCCGAGTCAATTTGATGCGAGTTGTCCCACAAGAAAACATGAGGTTGCTCATAAGCGAACACCTTCTTTACAAAGAAGTTATTATCGTGAGGTCGCAATGCAACTAAAGCTGCCTCATATGCAACTCTGTGGTCTTGGTTATAAGACGGATATGGGATATATATCTCTTCCGGTTTTATATCATTTATAGTTTTTTCTATAGGAGATATTAAGTCCGGGATAATATAATTATTAACCTTGTTTTCTAGAAGAAGATACTCATGACCCAAGTAAGCTGCCGCCTTATCCGCTTCGTCAAGACGTACTCTCATAGAAGGTCTGTCAATTAAGTCAGACTCATTTAAGCCACAATAAAGTACAAATGTATTGTCATCAATTATGCCACCACACCCAAGCACATCGTCATCAACATGCGGCGCGATTATTAACTTCTTAGTCACACTTTGCTCCGGTTATATATAGTATTGTACCATCTCTGCATTTTATGAATGGCTTTGGGTAAGGTCCCTGCAAACACCTTATCTTATTATATAATTCTTCAGCTGTTGAGGCATAAAAATCTTCAGGTTTTATTTCGCTATCTTTTGGTTTTCTACGCTTATATATGGTGGCCTGACTATGGTCCTGCTCTTTTCCTTCGTCGTTAGGATTATTTAGTATGTGTAGTATTCCAGCCTTTGTTAATAGCGACATATCAAGAAATATAGAAGCTAAGTCACCCTCTAAAGAAAGTTTCTCCTGCCACAATATTTTCCCATGATCCATTTTTTCATCCATTACAAAAAATGTAACAGCGCTCTCTTTCTCTCCGTTTATTATTTGGTTTTGTATCGGAGAGCCTCCTCTGTATTTTGGTAATGGCGAAGGATGCATACATATACACTTGCTAGATTGCATTAGTTGCTGCTCTATCATCCAGCTCCATCCCACAAAGAATATAATATCATAATGAGCTTTAGAGGTTTTTTCTTCTAGCTCTTGCGGGCTAGAGGCAAGATCAAACACTCTACCTAAAATATCATAGGCCCTGATAGACCATGTTCTATATCCACAAAAAAGTATTTTCATACACTAGTAACTTTCCTGTACTCTGTCTTATAATCATCCAACATAAAGTGATAAGTCCTTGAGTCTCCATCTGTCTCTCTCCGACCAAAATCCATCCCGATAATTGAATGAGACCAATCTAACCACTGGCTACTTATGTCTGGTCGAGCTTCGCCAACTATAGCGTCCCATTTGGGATAACTTTCCTCTGGAATAACTCTACGTATTTCGTTCGGCGTTTGTGTCCACTTTCTATGAAAGTATGGGCCAGATATCGCGCACTTAGCCCCATCCTTTTTGAGCAAAGGGCTTTTCCAAGTCTGATCATATTCGCATGACAAAGCCTCAAAATAAGCCAAGTTTGCCAGCCTTAGTCGTAGAGCAAAGTCATCGTCTTCACATCCTCCGCCGTAAAACCTTTCGTCGAACCAGCCTATTTTTCTAAACACTTCTTTAGTTAAAGCCATAAATGCTACGTTCCACTGTCCTGCCACAGCATATCCTCTGTGGAGTAATTGCAGCATAAAACGTACTTCTCTAGGCTCTGGCACAACTCGGTCATTGACAAGAATTACTGTCTCTGTTGGAGATGTTGCGACCGCTTCGTTAACTAGTTCCGAATAGGAGTCATATGCCGCTGGGCGACGATCAATTCTTTTGTTCCAATGTACGTTAAACTCTTCTTCTAGAGGTTTTAGAAGTTCAACTTGGCTCTTAACGACTTCTGGATCAGAACCCGCATGAAGACATATTGTGATATCTTTCTCTATGTATTTCGGTGATGGATAGTGTGGGTTTCGACTAAACATTATATACTCCCTAATTGATCGCTAACATACTGAGCGACTGGTGATGCAGTTAATCTACTGTTATGGTATTCTTTTGACTTATCCGACAACAGCCTTAGCGCAGCTGGATTAGAAAGCAATGTCTTGACAGTGCTGTAAACATTCCCCCTAGCTATAGTGTTATACGGAGCGTTTCTATATATCCAATTATCTGGCTGTTGAGCACAAATAACAACACATCCCGCAGACATGGCCTCAAAAAATCTAAATGTTTCTGGACTGGCGCTGCCGTGAGGACAGATAGCAATCTTTGTATTTGATAACACTTTTGAGTAGGATTCCATATCAAGCCCTTTATTAAAACCCTGATACAAACCGAAGAAAGAATTTACGCTATGATCAGACAGGAAATCATATATTTCAGCAAAGAACATAGCTCTATTCTGCGCGATCTGACCCACAAATGTAACATCGTAAGTTCTATCATCAAAAGAGTTCGGCGTGTAGTTAAAGTCTTTAGAGGGGCCAAGAGGTAACGGTCTGAGTTTTTCATGTTGCCCTTCTCTGCAGTACTGTTTGAATATTAACTTTACGCTTGGATCATTTACTTCCTCGGGAGTGCGATACTGCTCATCGGCGTTCATAAATATAATCTTATCGCCGGGAACATCTGGCATTGGATCTCCAAAATTCTTCGAGACAATAGTAACGTCCGATTCTATATGGCTGGCTATTTCAGAAAAGTATTTCTTTTCTAGGTTGTTGTCGGGTAAAAAATCATGATATTTGCTCATTTAAAACCTCCAATAGTTTAATCGCTCTAGCTTTTGTTGTACCGCAAGTCCAGAGCCATTCTCTTTGTGCGCACACCATCTCTATATACTCCTGTGTTGGCTTATCGTCTACTATAAGACGGTTGAATAGACTTTCTAAATCCTGCATGCTATTATAAGAAAAACAGGGTAGCTCTTGTGGGGCACATGGTTTTGGTTTCCTATCATAGTCTCTAAATAGAAGACATGCACCACTAGCTAATATTTCATAATGCCTAAGTGAATCCCATCCACCTTTCATACAGGTCAAACCAAAGAAAGACCTATGCATATCTTGATAATACTCTTCTTCATTATTAAATACGTATAATTGTCTAGCTGCCGGACCTAGTATTTGTGGGCCAAAGGCGGCATAAGGAGGCGCTGTTTTCTGTATAAGCTGTGTTTTGTTGTCAAAGTTAAGAGGTATAATTCTATGCTCAGGTATGCCAAAACCTGTAGGAAAAACGTTTTGATCTTCTTCAAGCCACCCGAACCTGTAAAGCTCTCTTTTAAAACATGGAGTTCTGGTTATATTACTATGGTCATGGCCATCTAAATACCAAACGCCATGCTTTGCTAGTCGATCTATTACGGGGTTGTTCTTAACACCATATGCGTCAGTTACTCCATACAGCACAAAGTCAATGTCTTTCAGCTCACGATTTTCTACCTCTGCTATTGGCTCTGTCAATAAACTAAATCCCCATCCGTGAAGCTCATTTTTGGGAGACTCGGAGAAATCTCCGTACATTATTTTCTTGCGTGGAAAATCAATGCAGTCGTCGCCCAGAACTTCTCTAAGTCCGTGCAACATAGAAACCTCTTGATAGTCACACTGAGAATTTGGATCTTCATTTGTTATATATACTAATTTCATCAATAAACCCCTTTAATTAATGCCAGACTCCATACTTGATATTTTTTTTCATTTATTTAGTTTCCTTATTTAAAATTTTACTGATCTCACAGATACACTTTCCATAAATGCCTTAGAGTAGCTACTTCAAGATCTTTTTCCAAAAAGAACTCATCAACAGCGGGCTTTACCCCGTTAGTAGGGTTTCCATAGTCATGCCCAGCAATCGTTCCGCCATCTTTCATTTTTGGAAACCATGCTTCTAAGTCTTCTTTTACCGCTTCGTAACTATGGTCGGCATCAATGAATACAAAGTCTAGGCTCTTGTCCTCATAAAGACTGCACGCCTCTACTGAAGCGGCTCTAATAGCGTTGACCTTATGTGCAACTGGTTTTATATTCTCTGTAAAAATATTAAACAGCGTGTCATTTCTTACTTCGGCTAAGATCTGATGCTCAGGTGAGCCAAGCCAAGTATCGACACAATCAAACTTAATATCTTTGTCGTTATTTATCATCTCTACTGCCATGAGTGACGCGCTCTTACCTTTGAAGCTTCCTACTTCAACAAAGTGGCTACCAGACGGGTACTTGTTTACCATCTCACTATAAAGCTCTTTGTCTATAGGATCGTCAAACCATCCATCTAACTCTTGAAAAAAATGTTCCATTATTTAATCTCCTTATTTAAAATCTTATTGTAACATCCATCAAATGAATAGTACTCACGGTATACTTCTCCACCTCTAGTTATAATTTGCTGCAAGCTATCTATATCTTGTACCATATCAATTAGTTTGTTATGCAAAAAGGGCAACTCGTTTATAGAGCAAAGAACACCGTACTCTTCAAAGTCTAGCTCGTCTTCAAATGGAATCCAAGGTTCATCATAAATGTAGACAGGTATTACTCTTGCCTCTAACGCCTCACATATTCTAAATGAAGTTTTACCATAACCTCTTGGACATAGAGCAAATATAGAATTGGCCAGAACCTCTTGAAATTTTTCAAATGTAATAGTTTCCGACATAGCAATCCCGTCCTTGTTATAAAGTTCACGGTACATTAAGTTTCTTACCGGATGTCTATTTTGCAAAGCCCCTATAAAGCTAGCTAATATTGTTCTGTGTTTTACATCACTAGTTCCGTGAGGCATACAGTTGAGAGGATAGGCATAGTCTCCCACTCCTCCAGAAGCATAGACAAACAAGTCTAAATCATTTACATCGTTGCGAATACCGTCATCCCATTGACATACTGTGAAATATTTTTTCGCTCTGTCAAGCGAGTTTAGGTAATCCTGAATGTCTGACATATCATCATTACAATAATTTTTAGACACGTAGTAGTTAGTCCAGCAGACCGGCAGGTATTCTCTTTCGGTCTCTGGCTGTTCCTGTGAAAATCTATTATAAAAATATTCCTCAAATATCTGATAGTTATGAGGAGGGTTTTCGTGATTTGTTTTTACCGCAAATTTATCCATTATAGTGCTCCGAATCTGGTTGCCAGCTTGAGTGCCATAAATGGCAAGCCATAGTCCAAGGTCTGTAGTAAGATTTAACCAGCTCATCTGTAGCGTCATGTCTAAAGGCTGCCGGAAACGGATGAAATGTAGTAGAGGGATATATCATTATACCATCATCTCCAAAATGTTTCATGTAGTGTAAAACACTTCTAGTTAACGCCCAAGGTCCAGTTTGATACAGGACAAGAGTTTGCGGGCACTGTATACCCCAAGGATTGTCCAGTCTCATTTGTGCGATACATATATCTAATATTGGATGGTTAGGCATAGATGCCATAATTCCATTATTTAGTTGTACAGGTCTCTCTAAACATATACCAGCATAGAAGCAATACTTATTATGAGAACCAGAAAAATTGGCATTGCATAGGAAATCTACATCCGCATAAAGTCCTCCATACCTCTTAAGTATTTCATACCTAAGCATGTCTGACTTATGACCAAAGCTATCTGTCTCTGCATACAAATCTTTGTTTATCATTTGAGGCAGGAATGTTTCTACTTTTTTGTCATCCCAAATCCATATTTCAAATTCAGGGTTGTGTTTTTTCCAGCCGTTTATTATCTCGATATATTTATCGGGAAGCTCACTGCCAAGCCATATGAAGTGAATTATCTTCGGTATCTTGCAGTCGTCGTCATTGCGCGCAAGGTTATTATCATAGGCATCTTTTACCATTGCCCAGTCTGGATCTTGCTTAGCAAAGTCAATATTAAATAAAGATGTCTCTATTTGGCACATTTCAAAAAAATTCATACTATAACCTCACATATAGGGCATCGCCCCAACTTTCTGACTGCCAAAAAGTGTGCGCCCTCTGGAGGCCATATACATTCATTAACTGGTCTATCTCTTCAACCATAGGGCAACCTTCGTAAACCTCATCTCTGTTGACTTCTACAATCGCCATATCTGTTTGAGGGAGAAGCTTGATAGCACCAGCTAAAACCTCTAATTCATACCCTTGAACGTCTATATTTAAAAAGTTATAACCCGAAACATCTATATTATTATCTAGTAAAAAATCGTCTAGGCATTCAACCCTTACCTCTTCCTTTGAATTAAATTTAACCTGCGGATGCTCCGTTAAATGTTTCTTAGGTCTGTATAGTGAGCTAGAAGCTCCAGAACCGTTAGATATGCCGCCTTCAGTGTAAGATATATACATTTCTGTAGTATGTGCATGGCTACCAAGAGCTACATTATACACTCTCTCATCGTCTATGCATTTCGACTTTACTATTTCATAAAGTGTTTTCTGTGGCTCAAACATTATTGTGTTTGTGAGACCTAGAGATCTGTATGCATCAAGCTCTTCGCCAACAAACGCGCCGACATGTATAGCGCCTCCTATATTCATTTGGTAATGATTTATAATCTGATGTAAGTTAAATATCATGATAAGCCCTCCAATATATTTATTTCTTGATGTGGACATATTATGTCGTCTATAGTTATTCTGTCTAGGCTAATTCTTCGACCTTCGTCAAATTCGTATTTTAAGTCTAGGGCTGTATAATTATATACATCGCCACTCCTATTTGCCACTGTATTTTGTACCCTATTGTTTGGGGAATTTACCACACAGCTATATTCTGCACACGCCATTATGGGAGATATATCAAAGAAAAACCTTTGCAGTTTTGACTCAAACTCATTTGGTGTTTGATTCCAAGCGCGCTTCGCTCTGGGAACTTCTCCGCAGTTATCGTAATACTGGTTCAGGACGCATAATTCCTCAGTAAATTTTTTCATATCACTAGTCTTAAATATGTGCCCATCTACAGAAAGTGGATACGCCCAATAGCCGCCCACAGGAATAGATGTCCTATTCCAAACTAACGTATTACAAATCCTCATAATTTGTTCTGGTATGTTATCTCTTCTCAAAACTCCATCACCATAATCCCTCATGGATGTATTGAGTCCTAGCCTAAGAGAGATGCAGCACGCATCATTATTAAACGCAGAATTTATATCATCCTCTGTCGGCTGGCACTTTCTATAAACTATATCGTCGTCTGTAAAGAACATTATATGCTCAGATGCGTCGTCAAGTATAGTTCTTATGTGTTCAAATATACTGTAACGCTGCTTAAAAAATTCTACATCCAAATGCTCATCAATTAATTGGTTGTAGTTTATATCATACCCATCAGACGTAGCGTATAGAACAACAATCTTATTATTGGCAAATAGATTTTGTTTTATGCTTTTAAGGCATAGATCAAGCTGTAAAGGTCTATCCTTACTGAATACGATTGAGGTAAACATCAAAAGTCTCCTTGTTACCCATAAACCAGTCTATCGTGGTCTCAAGACCCTCTAGCAGGTCTATTTGTGGCTCATATCCTAGCCTCTGTTTAGCCCGACTAATATCTAGCTGTCTTCTGGGCTGTCCGTCTGGATAGTCAGAATTAAAATATATAGATCCGTCATATCCCATTACTTCTGCGATAGTGTGGGCAAGATACTTTATTTGTATTTCGCCGCCAGTGCCTATGTTAATTGGTTCTGGGGATACATCTTTTTCTAGCGCCAAACTGATAGCATTGGCACAATCATAAACGTGCAAGAACTCTCTGCTTGCCTCGCCAGTTCCCCAAACTTCTACGGCTTCCAAGTTAAACTTCATAGCTTTATAAAATTTAAGTATCAGCGCAGGGATTACATGGCTTATAGCAGGATCGAAGTTATCATGAGGGCCGTACATATTAACAGGGATGAGGTTAACACCGTTAAAGTTGTACTGCTCATGATATGATTGCACAAGCTGCATAAGTGCTTTCTTTGCAATTCCGTATGGAGCATTTGTTTCTTCTGGGTAGCCATTCCAAATATCTTCCTCTTTAAAGGGCACTGCGGTGAATTTAGGATATGCGCAGACAGTGCCAACCATGACAAACTTGTCAACTTTATTAAGCCTCGAAGCCTCGATAGTGTTAGTGCCCATCACTAAATTATTGTACATGAACAATCCGGGGTTCTCTTTGTTTGCCCCAATCCCTCCAACGGTAGCCGCAAGATGAATTACTACTTCGGGCTTTCTTCGCGCAAAGTATGCGAGAGTCTCTTCGCAGCATGTCAGGTCAACTGAACTGCCTATTGCAACTATATCGTTATACCCTTTTGACTGCAGAGTATCGACAACAGCTTTTCCCAAGAAGCCAGTGCCTCCAGTCACTAGAACTTTTTTATCTTTATACATTTACATGTTCCTTGGCCTTCTTCCAGCCATTAATGATATCATTAGATTCTTTAGTGTATCCAAAATATGATAGTATTTCAGCTACCCTATGAAAGTTGGTGTGGTTATTCAAAACAAACTCCCTGCCCGTGCGACTAATTTCTAATCGTTCTTCTTTATTGTCAAGATAGTAATCAATTTTTGCACGGAAGTCGTCTGGTGAGTCTGCAAATACTACACCATTACCATCAAATATTTTTTTAATTGAAGACACGTTGTCAGATATGCAAAATCCACCAGCACATAATATCTTAAAACATCTCTCATTAATATCGAATCCGTACTCATGGGCGTGTGGCTCACTTAAGTTGGGACATATGCTAGCGGAGGCAAATAGGTCCTTTACTTTGTTGTCCTGTATGTGCCCGCAATACTGGTTGACTCCTGTCCAAGGTTGATTACCAAATATTTTGATATTGTACCTGCCAATCGGATGACATAGCGGCGTTAGGTAGTTGTCTATAATAATTCCTTTGTAAGGCCAGTAGCCTCCGACAAACCCAATATCGCAATTTAAGGAGTTATCATAATTAGATTTCAAATAGTCTTGAATATCGGCGCACATTATCAAGGACTTAGCGTCAATGTCAATTTGTTTATACTTCGAGTGTGTCTGGTCTACAGCCTCTTGGTCGTAATGGATATGAACAAAATCTGGTTTGCCAGTTTCTTCTTTTAACTTTTTTAATGTTTGTAATTCGTGTTCTGTGGCATAGAGAATATTGAACCTTTGGTCTTGCTCAAAATCTCCCCAGTCACCCGCCCTGAGTCCAACTTTTAGGTGTGGTCTTTCATAAATACATTTGAGCAGTGCCCTATCCAAGTTATAGGACTGCCCCATAAACATATCTGGCTCGAAGCTATCGAAAGCATCAAACGCAGGTATTTTCTTGCAGTCCCAAAAATACACTTGTACGCCACATTCCGCAAAAGCTCTGGCCCAAGCCATCCTTTGGAAATAGTGAGCGTGCATCCCATCACTTGATATTAAAATTTTCATTCTTTATATCCTTCATACAATCTATTTCAACTATAAAGGTTTTGTTGGGTTTATGCACTTTAAAAGATCCACCTTTGTTGATTATAGAATTTATTATTTCAAATGTTAATAGAGACTTAGATTCTTGATTAGCCTTGTAACATAGTTGCCTAAGCATAGCGAGCTCCTTTCCTGTAAAGAAAGCCATTTGCGCCCACTTATCTTTTAGTCCATATGAAAGTATACTAACCTTTTCATTCACCATAGTCATTCCAACTTCACGATCTGCGATACTGTTAGTAGTATCCAAGACAACAAACGATTTAGAAAAATCTGCTGTCTCTAGTATATCACTATTAAAGTACAAATCTCCATGTACAAGCAGTATACTATCATCTGTGGAAGCGTTTACAAGAAGTCTTAATGTTTCAAATGAGCCTGTTGTTTCATAAAGTTGATTTTCCACAAAACTAACTTGACCAGAAAACCTCTTCATTATTTTTTGTGACTCTACGCCGACACCGACTAAAATATTGGGCTTCACGAACATAGAGCTGAGGGCATCTAGCTGCCAATTTAATAGGCACGAACCCCCTATCTTTATTAGAGATCTCGGCTCATTGGATTTAATTCTATTACCGAGACCAGCACACAATAAAGCAACACCAGTGGTAAGAGAATTGCGTTTAATTTTTTGTATGAATCTGCTCATCGCGGCTCTTAATTTTCTGCATGTTGTCAATAAAAATGCTCTGGTTCATCTTCATGGATTGATTTTGCCCTGTTTCCCTGACAAAAGATAACGGCTCTGCTATATGATTAATCATACATACGTTAGCTAATCTAATCCAAAGATCATAATCTTCTGTGCACCCTATAAAGCCCTTAGAGGCTGGGCCATGTAAAGCACTGTCATAAAATTCTTTGTTTTCAAGTATAATCCTTTCTAAATGTCGTTTCTTTATTAACCCAGCACTATGCACAATACATTGCCTATGAAGTTCTTTTATCGAATATGGATATTTGTATTCGTACTTTTTATAGTCAACGTTCCCGTAATGAGTTTTATGTATAATGTAGTCGGAGTAAGCTACACCAACCTCGTCGTGCTTCATTAGCACATCTACATGTTTCCGTATCTTTGAGGGATCATACATATCGTCTGCATCTAAAATAGCAAAATAGTCTGTCCAGTTCCAAGCCTCCCAAATCGCAACATTCCTAGCGGTGCTCGCCCCTGAGTTATTGATGCGATAACACCATAAACCTAGATCATTACATTGAAATGACTCCATAGATCCCCTGTAATATGGTTCATCAATTTCATGCTGATTTGTTATGCTTGAAATATCTTCTCCGCAGTAAGTGCGAATTTTATCCCAAGAACCATCGGAAGATCCGTCATCTAGCACGTAGACACGTATTTGTCCCTCATAGTCCTGCTTGAGGGCGCTGTCTATAGCATCTAAAACATAGTCTCCATAATTATAGTTTGATATTATGACTGATACTTTAGGAAGCTGCATCAAAGAACTCCTCTTGTGTAAAGACTGTTTTCTCATCGCTATTCTCAGCAAGTGCTCTCACTTTTTCTAAAAAGTTAACCCTTACTTGTGCAGCATTTTTTATGTCTAATATGTTATTGCTACCATCAAGAAACTTATGTATAGCGGCTTGAAAAATCATTCCCTGAATACCGTCTGATGGTTCAACAAGAACAACCCTGTTAAGCTTAACATTTATGTTATAATCAATAGCCTCGAAGAGATCTTTTCTAATCTTGCAGTTTGATTCGGTTACATAAATCCAGCCATTTTTTGCATGCTTAAAGGCATCATCTATATATAGCAGATCTCTTTGTTCCAATAGAGTCTGCACTATGTGAAACTCAGTTTCATCAAAGTCAAAGGAGTCGTTTAATGTGCTATGTATTTCTTCATTATATTCTACTTTACTGTTGATTACCACAATATATCTAAGACTACCAACTGTTTGATCTTTTATTTCTTGTATCCTATTTTTCAAATTCTGTATCGGGTTAGGCGCTGTAGTTTTTAAGAATATAAAAATACCCAATGGGGGAAATATCTCAGACTTTACTGTCGCAACTAAATCCTTTTTTTCTTCATCGTCTAAGACAAGCTTCCATTCTTCTGGACGGAAGGCGGTACAAAATCTATTAAACACGTAGGCGTGTTTACCATCTTCTTCTCGGGTGGCTTCTTCCGGATTAAATATTTTATGTCTACCTAACTCACATCCTGTTTGTTTATTGTCGGTGTATTCCGCAAACACACAATTTTTACAATATGTTTCAACTTGATATTCAGATTGCATTTTTTGTTCTCCTTGCGATTATTATTGACTGCATGGTGTCATTGTTTACAAATTTTTCATCTATTGTAAGTCCGGCCTGTGTAAGCAAGTCAGATATAACCTCTGTGTTCAAAAAGCAAGCCACTGCTGGAGTCTCTTCAAAAATAAGATTATTTAAGTCTTGTATGTTCATTCCAGACTTATTATAGGTGTAACAAACTATGTCGATATCCTTTTCGTATATTACAATTTTACCATTTAGCCTTAGCTTTGACATTATCTTATTTAAGATTCCGCCAATATTAGCAAAGTTGAATGTGCATAAAGTGCTGTCTACGATTATCTCTGTAGCCTCTGCATCATCGACAAGAACATCTAGATTTGATATGTCTTGTATCCATGTGTGACTGTTTTGTTGGGGATTTTTATGTGATATTATTACCTTCATTTTATTTCCTATAGTTATCTATAACATTAAAAAATAGATCGTTCCAATCATCGACGAATCTTTGCAAGTTAAATTTGTCCTGCATTGTCTTCTTTGCCGCCTCACCTAACTCTCTAGCCTTAGATGGGTTGTCTAGAAGATATTGGCACGATGCGCGTAGTTCATCTGCAGTGTCGGCAAGTAATCCATTTTGACCATGTTCGATTATTTCTGGGATCATACAGTTGTTTGTACTAACTACTGCACACCCAGAAGCCATAGCTTCCATGAGAACTGTCGGCACTGGAGAGTGTATTGATGTGTTCAAAAATATAGATGAGCTCTTATATGCATCTCTGAGAGATTCTATACTGTCTGCAGGCTTAGAAAGTCCCGGACTGTCACCAAGAACCCTAACTGGCATAGCGTGAAGTGATTGAAATCCTACCGTCTCTTTCCAGAGATTCCATCCACAGCACCAGTCTCTATCTGGCCATTGGTTAACAACCGACAGCAAAACATTCTCTCTATCTAGCTTTTCTCCGCTATCCCAAAAATCAACATCTACGCCATGTTCTATGACCGAAGTTGTATTGTTTTTATAGTTGCCCCATTGTTGCATATTATAGTTGGATATGAAGCTGTTATGGTCTACTGGTATTGAATTAAAGCCAGAAACTTGTTCTTGAACATTAAACCTAATATCAGGCAGCACATGAGTGTGCCTTAATATGGGAATATTAAACAATGATTGAAGCTGCTTCGCTAATGACATTCTTTCGCAGCTTGTATGACATAATATTAAATCAAAGTTTATATGCCAAGGAGCAACATCGCACTCCTCGTAATTGCTTGGTATTTTACCAAAGTCTCTATTCCAAGTTTTTCCATGATTTATAGAGTAAAAGTTGTGTCCGGTTCGACATAAATTTTGTTCATATCTTTCATGTGTGCAAAACGTAAGCACGTTAAGCTTGTCGCCAGACGATAGGGTAGATCTTCTAACTATAGATCTGACAGATTGTTGTGAAGCCATACTAGACATTTAAAAGCTCCTTCATTGTTTGGCCTACTCTTTCAATCGTGTAGTCCTCAGCTCTTTCTTTCGATAGAGACTGCAGCCTACTCCACTCCTGCTTGTCATTTTTATATGTCTCATACGCGACTCTCATTGTAGAAGCTAAAGCCTCCACATCAATTTCCTTCCAAGAAGTCAATGATGTATAGACATCTTGCATAGAGTCATTTGCCAAGTAACACCTTGTTGATCTAGACTGAACTGGCCATCCAACACAAAAATCATCCATGCCGGTTCCCTGCGTATGGATTACTGGCTTGCCTAAAGCCATAGCTTCTAGCGCTGGTATACACCAAGCCTCTCCAAAACTAGGCATTACAAAGCAATCTGTTTTATCAACTAAGGAAACTAGGTGTTTTTTTTCTAGCCTTCCAGTAATTGCAACTTCTTTACGATAGTTCTTTCTAATTTTTAGGCCAGACTTAACACTCTCTGAAAATCTATCAAACTCTTTAAGGGCTGCATCAGAAGTAGCTCCCGGCATAGAAAGCTTTAGGAACAAGTTTACTGGTTCAGAGGGATGAAATTCTGTATGATAAGCTCTTAGCAATACCTCTACGTTTTTTCTTTTTATAAACTCGCCCACAAAACAAAAATTAAAACAACCATCGAATTCACCTATACTGGCACAGTCCTCAACATTCTTATAGTCTTCCAAGTCTATCGGTAAGGGACAGATCTTAACAGGCACGTTAACACCACTAAGGGCTGAAGCCTTAACCATCTGTGAGTTAGCCACCCAAGCCTCATCCATCAAATTTATGTATTTATGCCACATGCTTTCAGAAAAGGTATTTGTTTCCGTGTAGAAGATACCTATGTTCTTTAAGGAGGTATTGCAATGATATAGAGTCGGCAGGGTGTGCTGTATACAAACTTCCGCACCACTTTGAGATTGGTCTTCAAGATGTTTGACTCTTCTATTTTCTGTAATATGTGACCCATTAAAAGTTATTGATCTAGGGACAACGTTTACTCCGGCAGAGTCTAGCGCTAATATATTGTTTAGGCAAGCATTTCCCCATCCTGTGCCATCATTGTAGTTTCCTATATATACTACCTTCATACTGACATGCTCCTTAATTTGTCTGCTCGCAACTTTTCCCAGTCATTCATAACTTTTCTCATGCTTAGCATATGTTCGCATGCGTTTTCTACGCTAAAGCTAGACCAGTTGCGAACATTATTATTTATGTGAGACTCGCTGAAGTAATAATTTACATCTGTGCTTTGTGCAGTGCATTTATAAGTTAGGTCTTTAATTGTCTTTCGCCACTGATGACTACCAATTAACTCGGGACATCGTAGCACATTAGTGAATAAAAAGTTAACCTGTTCCTTGATAGTCAAGCCATCTGGTACAGAAGAAGCCAAAGGCTCTAGCACCTGTGGAGGCGATAGCCAAGTCTCAGATAAATCTTTTACTGGAGTAGCCGCAAAGTAATCAGCCCATATTTTAGCGGTCTTATCCCAGTTATACCTTTCTCTAGTCTTCTGCCTCATAGCAAATCCCAGCTGCTTAAGCTTTTCGCGCGGCGAGTTGTATAGGTTGCAAATTTCAACCAGCGCAAACTCGTTGTTAGGTATAGCCCTATGGCATCCAGTTTCGCACTCCATCGGCAACGCCAAAGGTGGTATCTTTATAGCGCCAACATTGTCAGCAACAGATTGCATAGCAGAGTAATCAACTGTAATCAAAGGTACTCCACATTGCGTAGCTTCAAGTTGCGGCATACCAAAGCCTTCAGAATTAGCATACTGGATATACAGATCGAAAAGATTATAAATCATAGCTAGCTCATGGCGCTCAAGCTGGTTGTTTATGCCCACTAGCTCTCTCTTGTATGTTCCGCAAGAATAACAGTGTGAAATAACATCATCAAAAAAATTGCAGCTTAACTTACCACAGTTCTTGCATTTATAGGTGAACAGGACTCTGTTCGTTAGCCCATATTTTTGTAGTAGTTCTGGTATCTCCCACCCAATATCTGGATAAGATGTATGACAATAAAGATAAGCGTCTGTTGCTTTAGTGGTGTCTATAAACTCTCTAAAGACCCTAAATAGATCTGGATATAGCTTTCTTCTTTGGTTTCTCATAACAGTCCCCAATATGAAGGAATCTGGTGACAACCCTAAACTTTCTCTATGTTTTGCTTTATCCAATACGGGTGAAAATTCTTTACTGGCACACGGAGAAGCTACATCAATAAAATTAAGCGCATCGCATTGGCTTGTGAGAACATCTCGACCAAATTCAGAGTATGCAAAAACAGAATCCGCGCTAGCAAAAGTGTCTATCCACTGCATATTTTGTGGAGCCGCATCTACGGTCGGCATAATACACCAATTATAAAACTTTCTAAATGCAGAGCGCTGCTGAAATTCAAACATCCACCAATCTCTAATATCCATCACGAAGTCCGGCATAAAGTCCAATAGCACATGATTAAATGTGAAGTCTCCAAATTCAGCAGTAGGGTAACGCTTATAATCCGCCCAGTCAGAGCTGTCTTTTTCTGGCTGATTAGGAAATATCTTCCATCCCTTCTGGTGTTTCGCCGCAGTCTTTGCGTCGGTGTAGCACGCAAGTTCAGCTACTTCAAACCTCGGGTCAGTGCATAATCTAGAAAGCACCTCTTTGGTATATACGGAATACCCTGTGGGTAAGTGGTGGCCTTCTGAACAGAAAAGAATCTTTTTACGCTTCATATTTTTTAATCTTTCCTATTGCAGAGTATAAAAAACTATAGTATTCGTTCTTTGTCAATGCGGTTTCCTCGCATATTTGTTTTCTCGTCATACCACTAAATCTAAGCTCTAGTATTTTTCTCTCAAGGGGTATAAGTTTATTAGCGTAAGACTTTAGTATGTTGTCAAATTCCATGATGTCATAATTATCGTTCCAGTCGGGAGAGATATTTGGTTCTAGTTTTATATTCTCTTTCCATTGCAGTTCTTTCTTAAGAAACTTTATAAGAGAGTTTCTAACCGAACAAAAAATGTAATCCCTTAGATTACCTTTATCTTCATCAAAGTTATTTATAGCCTTAAGCATACCTAAAAAACCTACCTGTAGTAGATCTTCAAAATCATGTGTATCTGTTGTGTTGTTGAATTCTGCTATAAGATATATAATAATATCTAAATTTTCGTCAACTTGAGCTTCTACACTACTCATTTTCTCTGCCTGAGAATATTCTAAAGTTTTGGACACGAAAAACTACCTTTTGCCTATGTTCATCATTTGAATTAGTCCATTTCTGTTGTCGGGCAGATGCATTAACAGCTATAATATCTCCCTTGCTACAAAACTCATTTATTGTTTCTGCTCCAGTATCCCAAGCTTCAAAGTCAAAAAAGTCAACACGTTTTTTCTTATTGCCGTCTTTGTCTCTTCTGTACTCTTCGATAGCTAAAGAAAAAGTAACAAGCTTTGTCTTGCCAACGTCCCTTATTGTGGGATCAGCTACGAACCTTCCTATTAAAGTACAATTATTCATTAAACCTCCTATTAAATTAAGACTATAAGAGATTATAGCATTATACTATACTTCAGACACTTTGTTAATTATTAAACTGGTATCTTTTTTCTTGGAAACCTGACCGAATAATAGTACTGTGTTGCCCTCATACATGATACCTTTGAACTCATCGTATGCATCGGGAAACATAACGGCTGAGTCCAGAGTAGCGCTAGAGTCTTCTACGCTTAAAAAAGCCATTGTTTGACCGGGATTTTTGCCGTTTTTAGTAACATACTCCCGCAAAGAATTAATATGAACAGCAACATTAACCTTACCAGTTCTACCGTTAATAATCTCTTTACATGTGCAATTTACTAGAGAGCTCTGTATACCATCAGTCTTTGAAAAGGTAAGTGAAGTGCCCATATACTTCTTCTCTGTGTCCGCTATCCATCCTTCGTGATCAGTCAAATCAAATGGCGGAGAGTCGATCATATTTCTAATATCAAATACTTTAATTAACCTGTTTGAATTTATCTTTAGGTTATTTATCATATTATCTATAGCGTAGATTAGCGTGTCATTTGAGTTATAGTTTTCGCTTAGCCACTCTCGTTCTCTCTGTGAAAGACTCCTGTAGCTTTTATACTCATACATCATCTCATTTCTATGCATGCGGTTCTTTTTGCCGTTAAAAGCTCCAACACTTATTAAAGACTCCATGCATGTCTTGTTTACTTTGAAGCCTAATGTCAAAAGCGTATCTAGCCAAGTGAATTCTGAGAAGTCTTTGCCGAGCCTCTTCTCTATTTGAGGGATTAAATCAAGCATCTTCCTAGACTCAGCAGTACCAACACCCTTTACGTTTGTGATACCAAAATATATCTTGTCCCCATTGGCAGTAAAGTCTGTGTAGAAATGACCAACTCTAGGAGGTAATACCTCTATGTCATAAAGCTTAGCATCAGATACTAATTCCTTTATTTCTTGCTGAGGATCTGGCTTTCTCTGGGCGTGATTAAGATAAGATTCAAAAAACCTAACCCGTCGATGAACTTTGCAGTAGGCGCTTCTGTATGCGTTGACGGCATATGAAACAGCGTGTGACTTATTAAACGCATACCTGTTTGACTTTTCAATCCATCCAAATATTTCTTCTGATGTCTCTTCATCAATACCCTTGTCGGTTGCACCCTGCACAAAAGAGCCTTTAATTTCAGCCATAAGACCAGCTTTTTTCTTGCCAATAGCTTTTCTTAGATTATCCGCTTCTTTCAGGTCAAAACCAGCAAGCTGTTGAGCTATCTTCATAGACTGCTCTTGGTATACGAGAACCCCAAATGTCTCTTTGAGGATTGGCTCAAGGCTGTCATGTAAATACTTTACTTCATCAATACCCGCCTTACGATCAACATAGTGTTGTGTCATCGACTTACCTTCCGTAAAAGCCTTTAGACAGCCGGGACGAATAAGCGAAATTAATGCAGCTAGCTCTTCAATATTTCTTGGGCGTACTCTTTTTGCCCAAGATCTACCGAGCTGAGATTCTAACTGGAAGACTCCTTTGGTATATCCTTCACAGATTAGATCCCAAGTTTTATCATCATTAAAGTTGTCAATATTAAACGTAGAATTCGCCATTTGCAAATGCTTTCTCAAACTTAGTCTTTTCTGAAATATTACGTTGGAACTTTAAGAACTTAATCAATATGTTAGCCGTGTCCTTAACGTCCTGCAGGGCATCGTGAGCGTTCTGCTTGCTCTCTTCAGGAAAACCCATATACTCTCTAAGGAAGTCCATGCTAAGACTCTTAAAGTCTTTATTATTCTCAGTCCAAGAAAATACCATATCCATCAAATCTAACTTGAAAATTGGATTGAATACAGTCTGTCTTCCTCTAGAATCAGTTGTGCCGTACATGTCGCACATTCTTTGGACGATTGGCAGGTCAAAGCCGATGATGTTATAGCCAGCTGCGATTGGAGCCGTATAAGAAGTCCCTCTGAAGTTAAACTTGTTACAGAAGTCCTCAAACTTTTCCCAGACACTCTTCGGTGATGGCGCTTTTGCCAAATCCTTGCGGTTCTTTCCAGTGATTTGAAGGGCTTCATCTTCAATGGGGTCAAATCCTGCCTCAATAGCCTTCTTATCGTCAAGAATTGGTCTGATCTCGCTATTGAATACTCCGCCGGGCTGTAATGTTAATCGTCTGCCGTGAAGTGCTATTGCTGCAATTTGGGTAGGTTGAGTTTTATGTGGATTTCTAGACCCAGTCTCAAAGTCAAATACAATTATATCTCTATAGTTCATTACCAGCCACCTCCGCTAGTAGATTAGATTTTATCTTAATTAATTGGTCAAAATTAATGTCTAATTCTTCCAAATAATTAGTCACCAGCCCTGCAACAATTTTACTTTGTGACTGTCCTGTGAAAGAACTCACCATCTGCATTTTGTCTCTAAGGTCTACTGGAAATACATAACATACATTAGTTGTAGGATTCATAAAAGTTGTATCTGACTCCATAAGCTCAGTTATAGATCGAACATCCGCATCAGACAACTTAAACCACTCGCCTTCAGTATTTTTACTAGAATACATTTTATGCAATGCAGCTTCACTTACAAGTGCCTCATCACAATCTGCCAATAGCTCAATATCAGGTCTTGCGGGTTTCAATGTTTTCAACCTCTCATGGGGAGTTTTCGCCTTACCGATTTTGTACTCATCACCTGATTTCATTAAATATGTTCTCATCTTACAGCACCTTTCAATTCAAAAAACTTATCAACTGCATCGTCTATATTCTTGTAAATCTTACTAAATTTTAGCTTCTTAGAGTGTACTTGATAAGTACGAGACATACCATTCCTAGATGGTATGTAGTTGCCTAAATTGCATAGGCTAATGTCTTTGTACTCGATAGCACATCCAGAAAAAAGAACCGATTTGTAATCTGATTTATGATCCATTAGCCTCTCACTTTCTTATTATATTCCATAGCGGCCTTAAAAACATCCGCAGGTAAATTATTTTCTTCTAAAATGTGAATCATCCCGCTAAGGTCTTTAGGGAAGCAAGATCCACCAAAACCTAACTTTCCATCTGGCCCCGGAACCGTCCAGTGTGTTCTTTCGATTCTGGGGTCCGCACCTATTGCTGATTCAATGAACTTGTTATAGTCAACACCTAGCTCTTGACATAAGGCGTAGATATGATTAGCAACGGAGACTTTTACTGAGAAATATGAGTTAGTAAGGTACTTAGATAACTCGGCCTCTATGGAGCTGACAACATAAATATGTGCCGCTGGCCATCGCTCTCTGAAGAAAAGGCGCAATGCTAAATCTTCTGCTTCGCCGTAGTCGTTTCCAATTAAGACAGTTTTTGAGTCCCGATAATCCTCAGCGGCGTTTCGTTCTGTTAAGAACTCAGGATTTGAAATAACTCGGATACTGTGCGATTCTTCTACGAATTTTTTGATCGTTCCGGGAACCAAAGTAGACTTTATTAGTACCATAGGGCTCTTCCTCAGCTCTCCGGCAATATAATCTAATCTGCACAACGCATCATGAACAATACTTGTATCGCAACTGCCATCGTCAGATTTAGGGGTAGGCAAGCACACAAAGATTATTTCACAGTTCTCAACTATCTTAGTGTATTCATTGTTTATTGCTAGACCAGATTTAATGTCGTAGCCATACACAGTGTCGCCATATGATTCAAAATATCCGCTTACGGCTCCACCCACGAAACCTAAACCAACTACTCCAACATTCATTCTTTTATCTCCATTATTTTACTTAATAGGTCAATACCTAATATATCGAATTTAACATGCCCCTGCTCTTCGAGGTCTCCCATTTCAAAGCCGGCGACAAGATTATTATTTTTGTCTTGCACCATCGGACAAACTTCATTTAGTTTGTTTGATGATATGATCACTCCAGCAGCGTGCTTGCCCTGAGATTTTATAGTACCTTCAATGTCCATAGCCTGCTGAAATACAGATGATAGAGGCCCAATTAGGTCGTCTTCGCTGTTGACTTTACACCATCTGTCTAAAATGTCTGGTTGATACAGCAAAGTCCATTTAATTAAAGACTTCTCCCCACTCTGCTCTAAAAGGTCTGAAACGTCTGCTTCGTTAGGAATGTTTTTGGTAAGCTCATTCATCTCAGAGAAAGAAACATTACTATTGATTCTCATTACTTCTTTAAGGGCGGCGCGACCCTGCAACTTATTAAATGTAATCATTTGCGATACGTTATCTTCGCCATATTTTGTCTTAATATATCCAATAACTTCGTCACGTTTTTCTGCTGGTACATCCAAATCAATATCAGGTAACGATACATGGTCTTCAGTGTTACGACCAGCATTGTAGAATCTTTCAAAAATTAAATCATATTCAATAGGATCAATCTCTGTAATACCAATCAAATAAGAAATCAGGCAGCCTGCTGCAGAGCCTCTTCCCGGACCCGGCAACCAACCCTGTTCTCTAACAAAATTAACAATATCTTGAACGATCAAGAAGTATCCAGACAGACTAGCATCAAAAATAACGTCCATCTCATTCTTGATTCTATCGAGATACTCTTGCTTTTTTTGGTCGTCATCTACCTTGCCAGTTTCAGCGAGTAAAGTTCGCCAACCATCTCTACATAGCTGCTTAAGATATTCGTCTTCGGTGTATCCTTCTGGACAGTCGAACTCAGGCAGCATTGGCTGGCCCAGAATGTCGTATTCCTCGCACTGATCTGCTATTTCATTGCTCATAGCAATCTGTTCGTCAGTGTACTTAGACTTGACCTCTTCTATAGTCGGCAAGTAAAACTTGTCTGATGAGAAAAAGGGCTTCAAGTGCTTGAAAGAGTCCAGCTTACCTTTGACCTTAGACATTGTAGTCTTCATACCTGAACACAAAAGTATTCTATGAACCTCTGCCTCATTCTCTTCTACGTAGTATGCAGAATATTGCTTTAGTCCGTCTATGCAGATAAGATTTTTATCAAGCGAAGCTTCCGTTAGTTTATACACTACATCATCTTCATACATATTCTTCTTGGAAACAAGGTCAATCAGCGCATACCAGCCAGCTTTATTCTTAGCGATAACAGTTTTCTTTTTGCCGTTATCAAACTCTAGAGTACATCCCATAATGGGCTTAATATCGTTCTTCTTGCACTCTTTGTAAAATGTAACTGCCCCTGATATAGTGTTAATATCAGTGATTGCGCACGCTTTGTATCCAAACTCTTTACACTTCTTGGCTAACTTGTCTGGCTTTGAGAAGCCTCGCTGTAGACTGAAGTGAGTTTTTACGTTTAAAGGAGTCCAGCTCATTCAAGTAATCCTATTTAGTCTTTCTGTGTCTAAATCTTTTTAAATCTGAGATTGCAACATTGTAGCAGTCAGCCCTAACGATAAAGCCATTGGAAGGGTCTATCTGGCCTTTAGTCAATTTCTTGGCTTTCTCAAAATATTCATCGTGCTCTAGCCATCCTAAGACCCAAGCTCTGCCCCATCGCTTGTTCTTGTTTTCAATTCTAACAAATGCGTACCTGTCGCATTTTTGTTTTGTGTTAAAATTAGCAACTGAACACTCGTAGAACGGTTTAGGTTCTGAGGTGCATCTCTTTGTCTTGACATCGTACTTGATACCCGACTTAGAAACTATGTCGTAATCATATGTGTTATTAATTGTACCATCAATAACTACGTTTGCAACCTCTTCTCCTAAAAAACCTGCAATATTTCCGCCGCCCTTCATGATGGAGTTGCGTATTACACCCATCTCTCTAGACTTAGCCCAAGCGCGCTTCTTCATTTCTTCTGTAATTTTTATTTCAATCATTATCCCGGTGCCTCATAATATCCAACATCAAATCCTTCTCTTGTACAGTTCTGTATTGTATCCAGCATCCCAAACTGATCTAAGTGATTGCTTACATGCCTACACATGCTTTCATTAGTTCCGGGCCAGTCTTTTTTGCAGAAGTCGCAAAGCTTTTGGCACTTCCAGTGAGACTGGTTTCTGGATAACATTCTTGGTCTAGTTGTTTTCTTAATTTCTTCAAACCTATCTTTGAGCATGCCTAAGAATTTTTGTCTGTCGCTTTCCTCAAAACAAATACTAAACGGCCCACCATCCCTGATAAAGTATATCGACATAATCGCATCTTCATATTCAGGGAAAAGCTTAGAAATTGCATAATGATACAGCATTAACTGTGGGTCTTTACACAGCTTCTCATAAGTCTTCTCTTCTCCTGTAGCCCAGTTAAGTCTGCGCCCCGTCTTCCAGTCGATAACTTCGATAACTCCGTCATCAACTTCGGTCACTAAGTCAATAGTGCCTTTAATAGCTAGCCGACCCTCAACGGTAGTTCCGTCTGGCATATCGTACTCATATTTGGCCCAGTCCTCTTCTATAGCAATATCAAATTGTGGTTCAGCCGCTACAATATTTCTGTTGCGAGGATCAAAGATTCCATCATCATAGGTCAACGCTTCCCAAGTTGTTTTGTCACAAAACTTATAATCAGCATTAGTGTAATGATGAGTACAGTTAGATGTGTAATGGTCGTAGCTACGCTTAAGGATTTCGTTTACAAATTTCTTTGTTCCGAGTTTACGTTTAGTGAACTCGACCTCTCCGATAGCGTCATCCTCAAGCAATAGCTCGGCCTTGTCTTGGTGTAGTTTTTTGCAGCCAGCTAGAACTTCCATAACTTTATGGACAACCGTTCCTAGCTGAGCCTTTTTGCCAGACACACTTTGGTGACCCAAAACATAGGTCATAAAGTATTGCATTTGACAATATTCAAAGTTGTTGTAACTAGAGCTACGTATATAAGTAACTAACATGTTTATTCCTTGATTTTCTTGATGCCACCAACAAGTTCAGGTTTATCCTCAACCGGCTCCGGCACTACGGGCTGTATTACATCTCCCAGCCAACCCCATTTTTCTAATAGAGAGATAACTTCTTTATTTGTTTCAATAAGACTAAGGTCTTTGTTGTCAATTATAGCATCATAATTTATATTGTCTACTTCTAGCTCGCTAGAGTGGAGATCATTTGCATCGTCACCTCTTGTTAGACGTATAACTTTTCCGCCAGCTCTCTGAACGGCTTCGGCCTCATTAGGAAATCTGCAATCGGAAATGACGGCCAGCAGGGATTCTTCCTCTCTAATATTGCGTAGCGTCCTATCAGTCCAGATATCTGGATGAATCTTGCGGCAGATATCCGTACCAAAGTGTTGCAGAAACTCCCTAGCTGTCATTCTGCCTTCGTTTTCGCCTTGATAGCCGGGCATATCTTCCCATCTAATCCAAGTCAAGCTATTCTTGTCTAAATCTGTGCCGTAACACTGTGGTTTCGTTAGGCCAAAAAGTCCGGTAGCTATCTCCTTAAGAGATGAGGCAAAAGAATAATGCTTGATGAATGGCCACATGCTTTCTGCTGCCCACATACCAAACTCAAGGTCTGTACGGGTCACATCTAGCGCTCCTTTTGTAACCTTCCTTTCTCCGTTTTCATCTACTGAGGACGTATCTATGACAAGATGCCCATCAGTGCTAAGGTCAAAACCGTCTACAATATTGTAGGACCTCATCTGATATCCATGTAAGAACGAACAACATGAGTTTTTGCCGGACTGTTTCTTACCCGCAAATGCCAAAATCCTAGTCATACTAATACTCCTTCTAACTGTTCAAGTATTTCATTATTTATTTGTTCTACCGTCATATCACCAATATCTTTATGGGATATGTCTGGCCTGTAATAGTTAAAGCGCCTACCGCATTTCTTCATTATCTGATCTGCTGCCCTGTGACCAGCCTCATCATAGTCTGTCAGGACGACTAGATTCAAAGCTCCGCTTTTTTCTAGTAATACTAGTTGGTCATCGCTCATGTTCGCTCCGAATATGCCGACACAGTTTTGTATTCCAGCTTCGTGTAATCTCCATACATCACCTTGCCCCTCAACGACAAACGCAGTTCCTGTTTCTAGTATTTTGTCTTTCGACAAATTAAGGCCGTACAGATAAGAGCTTTTTCTAAATCCTCTACTGTGCAGCCATTTTGGTTTCATATTTTCATAGACTGACCTACCTATGCATCCAATATAATTATAGCCTTCATCGTAGATTGGAACAACAACTCTATTAGACATTGGCTTATTTTTTTTATTGCAAAGTCCTACATCGAATTTTGTAAGAACTTCCTCACTATAGCCCCTATTAATATAATAATTAGCTGGTATATTTAATTCCTGTAAAATTAGATTCCTGTCTACGGCGGGACTTGATCTTTCTGGATCTCTGTGGAAAATTTCAAGTAATTTTAGGTCATTATTAGAGTCTACATTTTTAATATCTTTAAGTTCAGATTCGCTCAGCCCAAGAAAGTCCATGCAAAACTTAACTGTTTCATATATATTAGGATTACCATCGGCTCTATTTGCTAGAACACCTTTTACGAACCCAAATAGATTTCTACCATGATCTGACTCGCAGTGATTTGTCCAACAGTTCCAGTTGCCTTTTACGCTATTGCCATCTAGAAAAATGCAGCACCCTTCTGGATTGTCTCCGCCATGAATTGGACATGCAAAAGCATATCTATTAGGGTACTCAATAAAATCAATTTCAAGATATTTCAATAGCTCAGGAAGCTTTGAGAATAGCTGATTAGAGATCTTCAATATTTGTTGGTTGCTCTCCATCTTCGGAAACAAAACCTTTATCTCGAACGGTAGAGTTCTTTCTCAGAGCATTTCTAGTCTCTCCCTCTACCAACTTGCCAAACTTACCAAACATGTTCATATTTATATAGTCGCCATCGTCCAATCCTGCACCATGTCGAGCTACAATAGGAACTAACTTTCTATTACCATTGTCTTCATCATCATCGGCAATTTCCTCATCTGACTTCATCTTAAATATAGAGAAGCTAGTACAAAGCCAAATTAGCCTATCTGACCCAGAAACTACGTCTGTTGACTCCTTTGTAATACCATCCCTGTTTAGCTGTACAAAGCTTAGACAGGGGACATCATATTTAACACAGAAATTATGTAGCTGTGTTATTTGAAAGCCCAAGACTTGAAACTCTTGCATAGAGTTAGAAATACTATCAGAGTTCATTAGCTTGAGATAATCATATACTATTAAGCAATCTTTAGTTCTGCCAGTCTCGTCAAATCCAACCTCTTGATATATCCACTTACGCATAATACTCAATATGTTCTCAAAAGGCTGACCAGCGATACTAACATAGTGGTAAGGAATTTCTTCAAGTTGCTTCGCTGCCATCTCAACTTTTTCAAGATTGAGTTCATTATCTGCAAACTTACCGCTTGATATTGTATTTATCTCTACACCGCTGATATTTGCGAGCATCCTATTCAGATGGTCTTCTTTAGACATTTCTGTATCTAGTACAAGTACGGGAATATCTAAGTTTTTTGATACGTGCATAGCAACGGCATCTCCAAACATCGACTTACCAACCTTTGGTCTTGCGGCAATTAGATCAACACACTTCCTGCGGAGACCACCGCCTATCGCTTCGTCATAAATTGGAAATCCTGTGCTGATACCAAGCATGTCGCTCTTATTCTCAGATAAGAACTCAACATAGTCGGCTACTTCGTTACCAATAACCTCTGGTTTATTGTCAGACCTTTGGTATATTTTGGCAGTAGCATCCAGAACGGGCGTTTCTATAATCGAAATGATATCATTAATATCTTCATCGCCAGTTATCTTATCTATTCTAGTTGAGCAAACAGCTAGAGTTTTTTTGACATCTCTGGCGATTTGCAGCTTAGCTAACTTCGCAGCGTGGAATCCAACATTTTCTTTATGTATTGGAAAGTTGAACAGAGACCTGAGAAAACCTACCTCTTCTTGGTTGTTTATATTTTCATAAAAGCCAAGCTGATTAGCGGCAGAAAGAATTGATGACAACTCTACCTTATTTACATCCTGAAGAGACTTTTTGACACACTTAAACAGCATCTGATTTGTTACGTCTGTGAAGTGTTCCGCTTCAAGATAGTCAGACTCCAGCAAAGCATCAAGGCCGTACTGACATAAGCCAGATAGCACAGCCCTCTCTGCGGCTAAGTCTTCTAATTTGCGCTTATCTTTTTGATCTCGTACCATAATAATCCAATATTAGCCATCGCATAAGAAAACCACATGAGAGCATGTGGATAATCCTTTTGTTTTATACAAGAAGTACACACAACCAAATACATTATTGAGGCTGTGGTAATTGCGAGCATACCTAAGTTCATTACATCCCTCTAAAGATATAGAATCCCATACAAATAGTTGCGCTTAAAAATACGCCCAACAAAAAATCTTTCCATTCTAAAGTTAGTGCTTTTTTCATTATCCAAAAAATCCTTTGATCTTAGTTAAAATGTCACCACCTCCAAAACCACCTTTGAAGATAACTAGGTATGCTACTATAGCACCTGCGATGATAAAAAACAACCACTTTCTCTTGGAAGCAACTGCATAAAATTTCTCTTTAATCGCATTGAGCTTCTCTAATCGGTATTCTCGTCGCTCCTTAACTTTTTCCTGACGCTCTTCTTTTTTCTCTTCCTTAGCGTCACGCCTAATTTCCCCTCTAGTTCTAGCAGTAGAGGCTGATTCATCAGTACCTTGCTCTGCTGGGTCGTCGGTTTGGTTTCTTGCTGCTCTTCGCTCAGCAATGATTTCTTGTAATCTATTCTTAAACATTATAGTTCCTTTTAAAAATTATGTTATCTTCTTCTGTTCTCTAGACACTTATCGCAGACAAACCATTCTCTCCGGTGAACTTCTGGAACCTCAAATGTCTTTGAGCAAGTTTCACAGAACTGCTTGACTTTTTTAGGCGCCTGTCGCCTTTCTGTTGGTACGAAGTCTGGTGTTTCGATATCGGTGTGTTCTGTTCCATCATCTACAAAAGTATTTTTTCTAGATCCCATTCCATTAACAGGGACTTTTCTTTGTTGCGGCTGCTCTCTTTTAACCGTAAAGTCATCGGCAGAGGCTCTCTCAACCGAAGAATCCCGCGTAACAACCTCTTCTTTTACAGGCTGGACAGGTGTTTCGGAATCCCCTTGTTCGGTCAAGAGAGAGTTTGCCATTTGTATTAATTCTTCGTCGTTAAGTGCTATACCTTTTCTCAGAAGGTCTTTAGCTGTCTGTATGATGCTCATTAATAACCTCGTCTTTTTCCAATATCATGAAGGACTGTCGCCATCTTTTTTACTGAGTCAATCTTTCCTGATATTCGATTCACTCTGGCCTCAGCCGATAATTTCAATCTGTTTAACTCTGACGCCATCGGGTTTTCTTTGATGGCAGAGTAATATCTTACTTCCCATTTGGCGTACTGGCCACCGTAATTATCCATTTTATCTGCCACTATAAACCAAATGCTATCCGTACAAAAATTAACTACGGTCTTCTCTTTATTATGTAGAGACTGCAAATATTCTGCATGTGAAAACAAAACAAAACTAAAAGAAAGTGCCTTTTGCTGATCCAAAGATCTTAGCTCTGGCACTGTTAAAGCCATAATTCCATCGACTTCTTCGTTAGCCTTTGTTAGGTCTACGTTTCTATCCTCAATCCAGTCATCAACTTTCTGGAGAAATTCATTCGCTTTTTGTTCGTTAGTCAAATTTTGCTCTCCATTCTTCTTCAGATTCGTCGTAGTTTAGTTCAATCAAAGTCATGTGGTTTAGCTTGCACCAAGCTCTCTTATCTTTGTCTCTTGCCTGAGCTTTAAAAAACGCCATCTTATCTTTGTGAAAAAATGAATTGAATTTAAAGTGCTGTTCCCCGTGTACTTCTACAATCAAATCTCTATTAGGTACATATAGATCAGCATGCAAAAGCGTCCTCCTAGAGCCTGTTTTGGTTCCCGGCAGTGTCACTTCCTCTAGTATTCTATCATAAGGATATACTTCTTTCAAGATGGATCTTGCTTTTTTATGCAAAGAAGATCTATTTTTTTCATCTACCGAGGCTTGACTTCTAGAGGGGTTCCACTTCCAAGTTTTGCCATCGAGACCTTCTACGTACATTAAAGCATACCCTTTATTTCTTTTTCTAGTATATCAAAGACTTCTTCATTTGCAAGCAGAAAATTATATAGCCTCTCCTGACCCTGAAACTTGACGGCTTTCAACACCGCTTCTGAATCTTCTTCGTTAACCTCTGGTTTAATTTTTTTAACTACATCGGCATGACCTAGCATGAACTCGCATGTTAACCAAGCGCCTGCTTTAGCTATCAGTCCAATGTCTAAAGCTAGCATGATAATTTCTTGAATCTTATCAATACCGTGTCCATATTTAATCCAGCTTTGACACTCAGTTCCGGGAGAGCCCATTGATGAGCATACCACTTTCCAATTAACAGCTTGTCCAACTTGAGTATCGCTCTGAACCCAAGGACTAATGGACTTTACCTCCATTCTTGTGTCGGCTTGGTATTGGATTTTTCTGCCACAGTCTGGCATCCTAGATGCTCCATAGCCAGAGGTATTGGCAATGAAGTGTGTGATAATAATTAAAGTCGCCTTTTGGTTGGGTACGATCTGCCCCATTTTCTTACAGAACACCGACAATATTTTTGGCAGTCCGGCACGACCGGGTGTCATATCTCCATCTAGCTCCTTTTCTGGCATGAGAGAAGACGTAGAGTCGATGATACAGACACAGCCCTCATTTTCTTTTGCGCTAACTAGCTTGACAGCAATATCTAAAAATGCTTCAGCGCTGAGTGGTTCATCTTCGGAATGGATGATCTGCATCTTTTCTTTGTCGAGACCATCAACTCCAAGCAGGTTCATTTCTTTAAGCCTGCCTTCAGCATCAAGATATATGATTGGCCTTCCTTCTTTTTGGCAATTTGCCGCAATCTGTAGGGCGGTAGTAGTCTTGCCACATTTAGGATCTCCAGTCAAGATAACCCAAGAACCTTCCTTTATGCCTCCGTTAAGAGCTAAGTCAATAGCGGGACTAACACTAACAACCTTGTAATCTTTTCGTCTTTCTAAGATTTGGTTTCCCGTTGATATTACGTTACCATATTTTTTAACAATATCTTTGATGAAGGATGGGTCATTCTTCTTTGTCTTTGCCATTAGTATTCCTCAATTTCGTAAAAAGTGTTTTTCTTCCAAATGTTTTTCTTGGCTGCGATTCAATGTTATCTTTATTGACTTCAATAACTTCTGCGTTTTTCTTCTTAGGTCTTCGGTCAAGCCGTTTCTTGTGTTTCTCTATCTCGTCTTTAACCCATTTGGGCGCAGCGCTGTATACTCTTTTGTTCTTCTTTATAATGTAATCATAGACAGCTTCTTCGCCAAAAACACGGATAAGTTGATATACTTTTTTTACCTGTAGCTCATACTGCTTTTTGCGTGCTTTATTCCAGAACTTGTAAGACAGGGAACCTACGTTCTCTTTTTCCGCCTTACGTTGTACGAGGATCTCAGCTAGATACTGTCCTACCGTACAATACTCACCCGTTGAGGGTGACTTGAACCTGCTCGCTTGACTTCTTTGTTTCGCCATTACGCCATATCATAAAAGAAAGGTTTTCTTGTGTAGCTTGCCTTCTTTGTGAGAACTCTTCAAATTGACATTCTGGCCAGCTATATTTTTTAATATCTACAAACTTTAAATTGTCTTCTAGTAAACCGAAGGTCATGTGCTGAAAGGTCGGCCCTTCTCCTGTCTGCATATCAATATCTCTAGAAAAACCTCTAGCAATAAAGAATCCATCAAGACCGTCCTCATTCTCAAATACGACCTCTTCTGGCGCGCCCATCACTATGACCTGAGCTTTACATATATGTCTACCATTTTTACTGCAATGTTCCTGTAAACGCACCCAAGGGCTGATCTCTAGTCCCGGTCTCTCGTAGTCGCCCCAAACAACTGTGCCATCATCTAAAGTACACTTCCAAGTCATGGAAATGTCTTCCATTATCAACTTGCGGATATGATCATCTCTGACAGTACAAATCATCGACTAGTCTCCTTTAATCTTGTGGATAGATCCCCGATGTCTTCTGGCTACATTGACCTCTGTTTCTTCTGGTATTCGCTGACCTTTGGTTGCATCGCCAGCCATTGAAGCGTTCTCGGTCATGATTGTAGCGCCATACTTTTCGTTTCTAGCGAATTGCTGACCAGTGATAGTCTGTGGCTTGTCATCGTCTTTTAGTGTAGCAATATGCTTGTTGATGGAAGCTTCTGATCTGTCAAGCTCCTCAGACAATTCTTGTATAGGAAGGGTCTTGTTTTCTTCAATGTACGCTTTCTCTTTCTTAGAGAGTGGTCCTTTTTTTGTCATTAGTTTATCTCCATTAATGCTCTTCTAGCTCTAGTCAAAAAGATACGTTCTCTATTTTCTAAGTATTCGATATAGTAATCGTAAACTTTTTGGGTTACTTTTTTATAATCAAAGTAAGGGCGGTTGTGCTTACCTTTATCCGCACCTAGAGGATCAAGTAATTCACCTCTACCAAACTTGATGTAGTACGTTTTATATCCGTTATTATCAACGACTTTTACGAAGGCGTCGTTGGATGCTGATTCTTCTGCCCCTAACCCGTAGTAAGTTAAAACCTTGTTATCGGGTTCTGGAAGGTCAAGGCCTCCTAAGCCTTCATTTTCCCATCTAGCCATTTAGTTTCTCCAATCTTTTAAGTGTATTTTTTATACATGAAACCTTATCAAAACCATCAATCCTTAGATCTGCAAACGGAGCAATACCGCACTTATTAAGATCTGATGTGGATACTGGAGTAGGATCAATACTACCGTCTTTTAATTGTTTATGTACGCTAATTGATATTTTTACTATGGCTGTGTGCGGAGTGTCTGATCTTTTTAACTCTGACATTATTCACCCTTTTCTATGTAATTCTTCTTTTGTGCAGCGGTCATCTTGTTGATCTTTCTTCTGCGATCATTAGCGTCAGCATCCTTGCGCACTTTATCTATGTTATCCGCTTGCTCTTTTGCTTGCAGTTCATATCTGCCTAGTTTTTGAGTATTACGATCAGCTAAGTGTTGAATTGTCGTTGGCTCGCCCTTCACTGAAATATGAGGGGCATTTAGAATAACTCTTCTGAACTTATGCTTTTTACACTGCGGACATCTCACGAAAGGCTTTTCAGAAAACTTCTGGAATACCTCTTCGTAATATCCGCACTCACTGCACTCATAATCATAAGTTGGCATGTATAACTCCTATAAATAATCTATGATATTATAGAATTACTTATCGAGTTTGACATCTATTTTCTTTAAATTTTCTGAGAATTGTTTCAGTGTGCTTATAGTTGTTTCTCTAGCTACTCTCTCTGCGGCCTCAGTAGCATAAGCTTCGACTTCTATTGGGAGTTCACTGGAAATAGCTTGAAGAAATGTTTCAAGCTTCATAGATGTATCAGTTTGTATTTGTTGGTTATATAGCACACCTTCTTCTAGAAAATTGAGTCTTTTATCTAATTGATAGCTATTATATTCAGTTCTAGCTCCTATAAGTAAAATAGCAGCTAGAAACACTCCTCTAAAAATATTTGACTGGCTCATTATTGTCTTCTTTCTTGTTTAATCTTATGAGAATTTTGGACACAATATCGCTTCTCACAATATCGCTATAGTCAAGCTCGCAAACTCCTACACCGGAGACATCAACTAATTTTTCCATACATGTGTGCAAGCCTCCTTGTTGCTTGCCTAAGTCGGACTGTCTTAAGTCTCCATTTATCACCGCCTTTGAGTCTTTGCCAATTCTTGTGATAAACATTTTAATCTGCTCGAACGTAGCGTTCTGTGCTTCATCAAGGATCATGAAACAATTATGAAAGTTTCGCCCCCTCATATATTCTAAGGGACATAACTCAATAATATTTCTATTTCTATACATCTCAACAGTGCTTTTTGTTAGATACTGATTCATCTCTTCTAGTATAGGTATTAAATATGGGTTTATCTTTTCAACCAACGTCCCCGGAAGGTGGCCTAAGCCTCTTCCAGATTCGACGACTGGTCTAGTAATAATAATCTTATCCACCTTCTTTTCAATCAAGTACTCGCAGGCCATGCCTACAGAGACGCTAGTCTTCCCTGAACCAGCAGGCCCAGAGCAAAACGTAACATCGGACTTGTTGATTTGCCCCATATAGTTTTCTTGATTTCTAGTTTTAGGGCGAAGGATTTTGCGGCGTTGTCTAGTTGTCGGCTTCTTTTTGGGTTGTCTTGCCATTAATCATTCTCTACTGTTATAGTTTTAATTTCTGAATCTTGACACATTGGGCACATCGGCTGAGAGCCGGGCTTATGTATCCCGAGCTGGTGATGAGTCATAAGAATTGCTTTTAATATCTGCGTGTCTCTAACTCTCGAGTGGAAAGGTAGTTCTTCGAGGTCTTTTAACACAGGAATCTTTACCTCCACTACATTACTCTTACTCATTATATGTCTATACATATAGAAAGAACCCGCTAAATTCAGTAAAGATAGTGAAAATAGCACATAAACTGCGTTCTTGAAGAATTTCATAATACTAACCAAACAGTTCGGTTATAACCTTGCCGGAGTTAGCGATTTTCATAGGTCTACCACTGCTGCTAGTAAACGTAGTCCCCAAAGAAATGCTCAGTGCTTTACAAACGGAGGCCATAACATCCTGTGAGGTGTATGGTTCGGTTTCAACACGAGTACCATCTGAGTTTGTTTCGCCAATGGCTATGCCGCCATTCATTCCAGCTCCACCAACAATAACACTCCAGCTTCGTGCCCAGTGGTCACGACCGGCATTACCATTGATACGGGGAGTTCTACTGAACTCGCCCATCCAAATAATCGCTGTGTCTTGTAATAACCCACGCTGTTCTAAATCTTCATACAGCGCGCTCATGCCTTGATCTAGCATGGGCAATTTCGTATCTCTTAGAGTTGGGAAGATATTTTGATGGTTATCCCAGCCACCTAGATTAACTTCAATAAAAGGCACGCCAGCTTCCACCAAGCGTCTAGCCATTAGACACCCTTTGCCAAAGCTATTGTCCCCGTATCTTTCCTTTACGTTCTCCGGCTCACTAGCAACCTTAAGTGCGTCCATCTGTGCGCTTGTCAAGACATTAAATGCTTCTTTAAGTATAGCTCGATGGTCTTTTGCTAGTTGTCCTCGTCTTTGATTTATAAATTCATTCTCTATAGCATCTAGAGCGTATGCCCTTTGGTAGAATCTCTGATCTACTTTCATATCTAGATTTCTGATCCTACCATCGCTGTTTACAACAAAAGGATTGTACTTAGCTCCTAGAAAACCTGCTCCCATACTACCGCCACCCACAGAAATAAACTGGGGAATTGCCAAATCTTTTCGTCTTAGTTGATGAGATAGGACAGAACCATAGCTAGGATGGTCAATGTTAGGGTTGGGAACATACCCAGTATGCATATAATAACGACCTCGCATATGATCTGCTTCACGAGTGCTCATACTCCTAACAATAGCGGCGTGATGCATTTGCTTGGCCATCAATGGCATGTGTTCGCTAATTTGAACATCCCCACTAGTTGCGATTGGGCGAAACGGGCCACCTGTAGGAGCGCCCGATTTAAGATCCCAGATATCCATTGTAGAAGGGCCACCGCCCATCCATAACAGAATAGCGGATTTGCCGTTTTTCTTTAGCTGATCTTGGTTTGCCTGTACAGTTTCCGCTAGCGACAATACGCTCGCTACAGAAGCTAAAAAATTACGTCTTTCCATATTACCACCTGAACTGAAAAAAGAACCCATGAAATGGGCCCGGATAAACTGGCATTGGTTGAGGCTGGATAACCACAGGTGGTTGAATAATCACAGGCGGATAATAAGAGGGAACTCTATAGTATCTAAAATGTGGATTTACAGGTCTGTAGTAATTGTAAAAACCAAAGCTATGTTTAGTCTCAACTCTTGGCTGCTGAGGCTGAGGCTGAGGCTGAGGTTTCTGCCACTGTTGCTTTCCGGGAATTGTAGGTCTTGCCGTAGGGGGTCTTGTAAAATTTCTAGGCTGACTTCTAACAACTTGCGGTGGCTTAATAACCTTGCGCTCTGGCTGATCCGCACTTGCAGATAAAGGCACAAACAGTAAACATAATAGTGACGCTAAATATTTCATTATATTAACTCCTTAAGTGGTTCTCTGTGATCTAGAAGATATTGAGGTCTTCCAGTGTTGTCTAGTAAAGTCGTGGACATTGTATCAATACCTAAACCTCTATACATTGTAGCACATATTTCTTGAATATGTACTGGTCTAGATTCAGGAGTCTCACCAAGTCTGTTTGTTTCTCCAATAGTTTGGCCGTGACTAAATCCTCCGCCAGCGAGCAAAGCGCATGACACTTGAGGCCAGTGGTCACGACCACCCTTTGGGTTAATCTTAGGTGTTCTGCCAAATTCTCCCCACACTACAACAAGTGTGTCATCAAGCATGCCACGTTGGTCAAGGTCTCGAACAAGTGCTGACACGCATTGGTCAAGTTTAGCTCCGTGATCTCTGACCAAATCGAAGTTAGAGCCATGACTGTCCCATCTTCCATAAGACAGTGTGACAGAGCGTGCCCCAGCAGACACCAAGCGACGAGCCATAAGCACATGCTCATTGACTGTGGGCGCTCCGTCGTATTGGAATTTGAATGGCTTGCCATCTCCATACATTTCTCTAATCTTTGGATCTTCCTTTGACAAGTCTAAAGCGTCTACTAGAGAGCTTGATGCTAAAACACCAAAGGCTTCTTCAGTGAAGGTGTCTACGTTAACAGCTTTGTCTATAGTTTTATTTAGTTCTGCAAATCCTGTTAACAAATCTTTTCTATTCTTAAACCTCTCAACTTGCATGTTGAGTTTTAGGTCTTTCATCATTTCACCGTTTGGCTTAAATGGTTTATGTGTATCTCCAAGGTAGCCAGCACCTCCAGCTTCTGACCAAGGGTTGTGCTGTGTAGGTTCTGCCAATCCTACCGCAACTGGTACGGCAGGATCAACAGACCCCAAAATTTTAGAAGCGCACGCTCCAATAGCAGGGTAGTTGACTCCAGAAACCATATCTTTCCGGCTCCATCCGGTAACACACTGGTATCCATCATGAGCGCCATCTGATCCAACTACAGAACGAACCGCAGTAAATTTATCAAACATAGACGCAATTTGTGGAAAACACTCTCCGATGTATACTCCCGCCACGTTGGTCGAGATCGGTTTAAATGGGCCACGGATTTCCGATGGAGCTTCAGTCTTTATATCCCACATGTCTTGGTGCGGTGGGCCACCGCCAAGAAATATATTGATAACAGCCTTATGAGACGTTCCGCTTTCCTCTTGGGCACGCAACACTTGTGGCATAGAAAGAAGACCGAGACCACCTACGGACAAAAAACTTCTACGTGATAAATTAAGCATAATACACCTCTAATTTTTTAACTAACGCACTTTTCACATTTGCAGATATTAACATCACAAATGCAACTTGTTTCTAGACATGGACACTCATCTACACAAACTTTACAAACTGCTGGTTGATCGCTGTTAAACATATCTTTTATCTCCTCTTTGTTAATGAAACATATTGCCGCAACTATAATAATTGCTATCAGCGGTATTTTAAACTTCATCTCGTGTCTCCTTTTTGATATTTTCATAAATAAGCTCTTCACTAGCAGCGGCTAAGCCTTCTGCGGTAGAAGCGGCTCGTGATTGACTAATGCACACAGCAACCCTCTGCTGGTGACTTGGATACTCTTCTTTCATTACGTCGCTAGACATGCAGCGATTTACAAAATTTTTAGCATCTTCATCTTTATTTCTTTTTGGTAAAGGCATTTAATTCTCCCTATACTATTAATTCTTGTCTAACTTCTCCGCCGTCAACAATCTCAATGGGACGGTCGCCGGGAGCCATAAGCTCTTTGTCGGAAACAATACCAATTCGATTATAGATTGTCGCAGCCCAGTCCTCTACCGTCATGGCATTTTCGTCTGGCTCACTTGCAGTTGCATTAGAAGTACCATAGACCATGCCGTTTTTGATTCCTCCACCAGCCATAACTACACTGAAAACTTTTGGCCAGTGGTCACGCCCAGCGGTAGCGTTAATCTTCGGTGTTCTTCCAAACTCAGATGCTAGACATACTAGAGTAGAATCAAGCAGTCCTCTGTCACTGAGGTCTTCAATAAGAGCCGCAAGCCCTTGATCCAATGCAGGCACTTGTCCACGAATACCACTTTCTATATTGTCATGCATATCCCAGCCGCCATAAGTTAGTGTGACGAAACGGGTTCCAGCTTCAACTAAACGACGAGCCAAAAGCATACGAGCTCCAGCAGTATTTCTACCATATTTATCTCGCATAGCATCGCTCTCTTTATTAATGTCAAATGCATCACGAGCTTTTTCGCTACTGATTAAACTATAAGCTCTATCATAGAACGAATCTACAGCATCCAAAGAGTCTGACTTTTCTTTATTTGCAAAGTAATCATTTACCGCAGAAAGCATCTTTCTTCTAGTACCAAATCTTCCATCATTCACTCCTGCTGGAAGTTTTAGGTCTCGTACTTGAAAGCCAGAGCTTGCTGGGTCAGCACCCAAACTAAAACCCGAAAACGAGCTACTTAAATATCCAGTACCTGCAAATTCGTTTGGTTGGTTTGGGATGCAGACATATGGAGGAAGGTTTTGACGAGGCCCAAACTCATGCGCAACCACTGATCCCATTGATGGATATTGAAGGGCTGGGCTAGGTCTATAGCCAGTAAACATATTGTGTGTGCCTCGTTCATGAGCTGCTTCTCCATGTGTCATACTGCGAATAATAGTCATCTTGTCGGTAACTTTAGCTGTTTTAGCCATCATTTCATTTAATCTAGTTCCGGGAACTACCGTTTCAATGCTAGACATCGGCCCTCTGTATTCCAGAGGAGCGAAAGGTTTGGGATCAAAAGTTTCCTGATGAGCCATACCTCCCGGAAGATAAATAAATATAACACTTTTAGCTGGGCCTTCTATGCTTTCGTAGAATTTTTGGTCAGCCTGCGCCGTCTTCATTCGGAAGTAATCCGATAAAGTTAAACCCAAGCCACCCAAAAAGCCGACATGCAGAAAAGATCTGCGACCAATATTATTTCCTTTGCAATTCATAATTTCCTCTTACCATTTCTTGCACGACCAGTATCTTGCTTTCCACTTAGGGCCGGGAGTGTCACACTTGTGACGGGCTCTAAAACTTCTGCGTCTTGCTGGATCGTCTTTTTTAATTTCCATGTTAGGGTCGCCAAAGTTAACCTTGACTACATTACCCTTTTCATTCTTAACATAAACAGAAAACTTCTTTGGGCCATCAGGAGTCCTAAAGGGCTTATTAAGTTTTACTTTTCTGCCTTGATACTCAGAGCCTTTAGATTTATCGTCATCTTTAGGTTTTTGAGCTTTCTTCCAAGACTTTGGATCTGGTCGATCAGGATCTCCCGGTTTAGCGGGCTTGTAATCGTCACCTTCTCGCTGCTTTTTCTTTCTAATGTTTTCCCAAAGTCCCGGCTTTGCTTCCGCAATATCCCAGTCTTCGGTATCTTCACCAAAATCTTCGTAGTCTGCTTCTGCGGGTATTACAAAGTTGTCTTCCGTAATATCTTCTGTATATCCACCTTCAGCGCAGAATTGATTTAAGTCTTTTGCGTAATCTTCTTTTTTCATTATAGTATTACCTTTGCTTCACCTTCCAATAAATATCTTGGTCTTCCACCGTTATCAACACGCTGAATTTCGTTACTTATCCCGAAATGATTAAATAGTGTTGCTTGTAAATCTAGTGGCCCAACCGGATTTTCTACTGGGCTGTATGATCTGTCTGATGCTCCGATAGTCCTACCTGAATCGTAGTTTCCACCAGCCATCATCATTGGCGTAATAGCGGGCCAGTGATCTCTACCGGCGTTTGCGTTGATCTTGGTTCTTCCAAATTCTCCCGTAACCACTAATAATACTTTATCATTTAAACCCTTATCCCACACATCTTGTAGAAATCCGCTAATAGCTTTATCGACAGGGGCTACTCTTTTCTTTAATGCGTCTGAGATATTACTGTGCATATCCCATCCTCCGTAGTGTACGGTAACAAATTTTGTGCCATGCTCGACAAGACGACGAGCTAACAGCATCTGTTCACCGATATCGTTGGCTTTTTCTGAACCGTATAGAGCTTTCATCTGTTCTGTTTCTTTATCCGTTGCAAATGCATCTTTAGCAGAACCGAGAATAACATCGTAGGCTTGACCTTTGTAAAATCCAACTGATTCAGCTCCTGCTCCAGATATATCTTTAGCCGCTGAACCTATGGCTCCTAAGAGTTGTTTTCTGTTGTTGAATCTGTCGATTTCAATTCTTGGTGTGAGATTGTCTTTATTGGACGGATCAAATGGTTTAAATGCTCCACCCAGCCAAGCACCTTCATCACCTTCAATTTTACCTTGTTTAACATAAGTTGGTACTCCATTTTGGGGGTGATTCGCACCATAGACAGCGGAAACAATAGAACCAAAAGATGGGTATTTAGCTATAGACGTTGTGGTTCTTTCTGGGTTATAATGCCCAGTCATCATGAAGTGTGTACCTTGTCTGTGCGATGAATCTTTGTGGCTAAAAGAATTTATTACGTTTAGCTTAGAGGTATGTTGGGCTAGACCTGTCCAGTCAGCACCCAATGTTATATTGGTTTTGGGGTCGTGAATTGCTCCGTTGATTGGTTGCCATTCTGTAGGAACCGTATCATTTGGGGCATGAAATGTCTCAAACTGAGTTGGTCCTCCTCCGAGCCATACCCAAACAACAGCTTTATCTTGATTCGACAGAGCGTCTTGGGCCAAGGCGTAATCAGACAAACCAACAGCGCTTAGTCCTGCGCCAATACTTCCTATCCTCAAAAAATTCCTGCGATCAAAAATAAAATCTAACACGATTTGCTCCTTATGATTTGGTTAGTTTAAAATAATTTTCTACATTTTGAAATGATGCAGTAACTTCAACATTATCGTTACTACCTGCAGTACCTCCGCTAGTGCTGATTCCGGTACAATTATTTTTAGAACCAAAGTCAATATCGAGAATACTGCTTGACCCGCCTCCATACCTTTGAAGTTTGAATCTAAGTGCGGTTGCGGGTAGGTTAGTTGTCGCTGTTTGTATTTTTAACTTTGTGGCGTAGTCGCTCGTTATTACAGATGTCACCTCTCCGCTGATAGAAACTGGCAATGTCTGATATTTCCAATAGTTTTGCTCAGACTCGGTAGCCGCACCTTTGATTAAACCTTTTTCAGGTATTTCTTCGTAGCTAAATGAGATACTTGCAGAAACGGACTGAATAGCACCGTCAGTAAGAAAACCGTAGCCGAGACTACTTGCGTCGGTAAGAAAATTAAATCTTCTACCAACGAGGTCGTCACCCCGTTCTTCACTTGCTAGGTCTCCATAACTTTGAGTTCCAGCTTTACCCGAACCGTTTTCCATATAGTTAGTTACAAATGTTATAGTCTCAGTGAAGAAGCCATCAACAGAGAAACTATAAGAAATGTCCTGTATGAGACAATATTTAAGTGTTCTCACTTGAGTAGAACTTCCGTATGTATAGTCTTCACTACCGTAAGCTATATCTATGGTATACTCTTTAAAGCCGTCGTCCCAGCCACAATAACCTAATCCACCACCAGTTTTCGATAAAACATGCCCATCGGTACAGTTAAAAATTAGAGGAAGAGTATCAACCCTTACATGTCTTTCTATAGTGCAGGTGATTTCAGGTTTTGGATTCCCTACTTTGTGTCTTTCCTGCAGAAAAAAATCTTGAATACCCTTATCTGGAGCAAGAGTTTCCCATTCGTTAGCTATATCTAGACCCACAGATTGAACGCCTTTAACATACGAACCATCTATGTATACTGACTGGCAGGCCCAGAAAATTCTTGACATAGCTAATACCTTTTAAAAATCGTCTACTAAATTACCCACTGAATACTCTGTTACTCTTGTTTCAAAAAAGTTCTTGCATTTTTCCAAATCAATGATCTCGCTCATCCAAGGAAAAGGATTCTGCGTGTCTTCAAACGGAGAAGGCAAGTTCAAGTTGCTCAACCTTCTATTGGCAATAAACTGCACATAATCAATAAACATGTCGGAGTTAAGGCCGAGAATCCCATTAGGTAAAACCTCTCTAGCGTATGCAAGCTCTAACTCCATTGCTGTTTCTATGTGTTCAATAGTTTCTTTTTCCATAGCCTTAGTCCAGATCTTTGGGTTGTCTTCTCTAAGTCTATTAATCAATGTAGTGCCAAACTTAATATGTAGGCTCTCATCTCTCAAAGTGTACTGAATTTGTTCTCCAATTCCCGGCAACTTGTTTTGTCTATTGAAAGATAGCAACATAGCAAAGCCCGAAAAGAAGAAAATTCCTTCGCAGATGATATAATAAGTAATGATATTGCGAAGGAACTCTCTCTTTCCTTCTAATGTGTTTATATTAAAATCTGGTCTATTGATGTCTGTGGTGATGTTCATCAGAAAGTTATCCTTAGCTTTGATACTAGGGATAGAGTTATAAGCCTGATAAACTTCTTCAATATCCAAGTTTAGAGAATCGCAGACATAAACTACGGTAAGATTGTGCAGGCTTTCTTCGTATGCCTGTCTTAATATATACTGACGACATTCAGGATCAGTAACGTATTTAAATATACTAAGCAAGAGATTATTTGCGACTAAAGACTCTGAGCCCGCAAAGAAACCAAGACATCTCTTTACAACCAACCTTTCATCATCTGATAGCGTATTTGACTTCCACTGTTCAATATCCTTAGACATGGAAATTTCTGTAGGCATCCAATTATTGGCTGCTCCGTCAATAAATAGATCCCACGCCCACTTATTAGTGTGCGGCAGTATCTGATTTACAGTGGCCACTTTGTCTGATATAATTTCTTTACTTTTCTTCATGTTTATTCAATCTTTCAATTATCTGTTGCAATAGTTCTTTGACTTCTTCTGCTTCTTTGGGGTTAAGTTCTAATCTATATTTGATGGGCGATGTCCCACTTTGTCTAAATTCTATGAATCTCACTGGCAACTCTCACATCCGGGATCTAAAATAGAACAAGCTTTGATCTCTTCACCTTCAGGCTCTTCAGCAGACTTAAAGCTAACTGTTGATTTTTCCACTCTAGTTGCGGCTTTACCTCTTAAGTAGTAAGTAGTTTTAAGGCCACTCTCCCAAGCAGAAAAATAAAGATCATTCAAAAATTTGAGGCTGTCGTGTTTGTTATAAAGGTTTAGTGACTGTCCCATATCAATCCACTTTTGTCTTTCAGCCGCAGCCTCAATCAAAATTTCTGGTTCTATGTCAAAAGCAGTGATAAACTCTCTCTGAATATCCTCATCCAGATCTACCGCCATGACATCGCCATCAGCAGTTTTTAGAGCGTCTACCAGCTCTTGACACCAAATACCCTTCTTTTTGGCCATTGCAACAAAGTGTTCGTTGACCATAGTAAACTCTCCACTCAAGGTTGAGTAAACATAGAGAACTGAGTAATCTGGTTCAATAGACTGAGAACAACCCTGAATGTATGAGATCGTTGCAGTAGGGGCGATTGCCATCACGTTGCTGTTACGCATACCGTGTCTCCTGACTAGCTCCCTAGCTTCTTCCCATTCTTCAGTAAAGTTCTCGAAGTCCTCTCTTTTATACACATTATCTGCTCTTTGGGGGTCTCTCTGATTCATCAAATTACAATAAGTATCTATCGGAAAATTATCCTGACTCCACTCCGATCCCTCAAAGGAGGGGTATTGACCCTTTTCTCTGGCTATTAAAGCGGATGTCTTAATTGCATGAAGAGATATGAATTCTTGAATTCTGCCACATAATACAACAGCATCCTTTGAATTGTAGGGTATCCCTAGCTTATGAAGAACGTCATGAGTCCCCATAATTCCAAGACCGACAGGTCTATGCTTTAGGTTTGCTCTTTTTGCTTCTTCTGTGGGATAAAAGTTTAGGTTGATGACATTATCCAGACCTCTAATGGCTACTTCTATAGTTTTTTGTAATTTCTTCCAGTCTACTGTGCGAACTTTCAGGTGTGATGCCAAATTTATGCTGGCTAAGTTACAAACGGCTGTCTCGCCAACTTTAACAATATTGCCCTCATCGTATTCTGTTGGAGACGTATGTAGCAATATCTCTGTACATAAATTAGAGGAGTGAACTACACCCTCATGTTTATTAGAATATCTAATATTAGATGGGTCTTTAAATGTAATCCAAGGATGACCCGTTTCATATAGGGCTGTAAGCATTTTCTTCCAAAGATCTTTTGAGTTTATGACCCTGTAGTTTTTTATTTCTCCAGCGTCAGCTAGTTTCTTATACCTTCTATAATGTTTGCTAAACTCTTTGCCGTAGGTATCATGTAATTCTTTACATTCAGATGGGTCAAAAAGATACCAGTCTTGATTCTTCTTCACGGCTAACATAAATTCATCTGGAATCCAGAGGGCTGTGTTCATATCGTGACATCTCCGGCGGTCATCTCCGGTATTCTTTCTTAACTCCAAGAAATCTTCTACATCCAAATGCCAAGGTTCTATATATGCGCATCCAGCGCCTTTGCGCTTACCGCCCTGATTGACAGCCACCAATAAATCATTAAATATTTTAAGCCAAGGTACTAGACCAGTAGAGTTGCCGTTGGTTCCCTTAATGTAGCCACCCGTAGCTCTGACTCCAGACCAATCCACACCAAGACCGCCAGCGTACTTAGAGAGCCTTGCTTGACCATGAAGAGTGCCGAAGATGCCGTCGATAGAGTCCCCAACAGTACTCAAGTAGCAGGATGAAAGCTGTGACCTGCGTGTGCCACTATTGAATAGAGTGGGAGTTGAAGGTGAGTATCTGAATTCAGACATCATATTATATATTTCTATTGCTTTCTGCTCTTTGTTCTCTTCTGATAGACACAGCCCCATAGCTACTCTCATGTAGAAAGCTTGAGGTGTCTCCATCCTGCGACCCTGTAAATGTATAAAGTATCTATCATATAAGGTTTGAATACCGAGGTACTTGAATAGGTGGTCACGGGAGGGCGTGATAGCTTCAGCAATAACATCAAGATCATAAGACAAAAGTCTTTCACTGAGACGTTCTTCTTTGACTAATTTCTTTATGTTGCGCACAAAAGACTTCTTATACTGATCCTCGAACTTATCTACATCTACTGACTCCCCAAATACTTCTTTGTACAGGTTACTTAGAAGCATCCTCGCCGCAACATAAGCGTAGTTAGGTTCTTTTTCTATCTTTGATCTAGCAGAAAGAATTAGAGCTTTATTTATTTCAGATGTAGGTATTTTGTTGTACAGCTGTAGACTCGCATCTAACACCACTTCACTAACAGAAACGTCATCTAGACCTTCGGACGCTCTTTCTACACACTTGTTTACCTTGTCTAGGTTTACTTCTTCCAGACGACCGTTTCTTTTTTTGATTTTTATATTTTGGCTCATGCTCTCACTGTTGTAAAAAAGGGTGCAATAAAAAAACGACACTTATAAAAAAACAGGTAACAGAGCAAGTAAATCTTGATGAATCCTGTGCCTTTCGGCAAGCCGGAGAAAGTGTCGTTTAGCCTGCTTTTGTTTAAGAGCTGGGCTTCATTACTCTCCGAACATTTTTATTATACGTGTCGTTGTGTCGATTTGCAAGACAAAAGATTTATTTTCGTCTCATTAGTCGTTGGAAAAATTTGGCGCATCATCGTTAGCCTCCGGTTCCGGTGCAGGCGTTGGTGCTGGTGCAGGTGCTGGTGCAGGTTCTGGTGCAAAACCCAAAGCTTCTACCATACTCTTAAATACCTCAAGCAGATCACGGCGGTAATAAGTCCCACCATCAATAGCTTCCAACATTTTCAATACTTCTTCTTTGTTTGCCATAAAAAAACTCCTATTTGTTATTGATCGCTTTTAGTATCTTCTCAGCAACATCTAGCTGAGTTTGATGAAGCGAATCTTCTAATTTGTCTATCTTATTATCTATCTTTACCTCTAATCCGTCAACTTTATTTTCTAAAGAATCCATTCTTCTTTGGATAGAGTCGTTTACTTTCTCCTCTAGCATGATTAACTTGCTCCCGTGCTTTGTAACTGTGTGAAAAACCCAGCCTATTGCAGGTAGTGCTATCAAGCCTATTAATTGTGCTATATCATTAATTGATGCCCAGTCCATAGGTTTTCCCCTCGTGAAAAAATAAAGAGGGGGAGAATGAACTCCCCCTCAGAGCTATTACATACCAGTAATTGGTGCGTAGTCAAAGAAGTCTCCTGAGTCAGCATTATCAATGCTAATGGTCACGAAGTCAACTTTCATTACAAATTCACCCGGTACGGCACGGGTAGGATTAGCTGCGCTATCGCTGTTAGCAGACGTACTATCAGCAACTGGGTCCCACATGTTTGTACCATTTAAGGTAGCTGCGGAAGCAGCCGCTGTACCGCCGCTGTTCAACCACTGAGTTCTCATGTTGGTAATCTTAGCACCACTATCGAGAGTACCCAACCAGCTAAACTGGTTTTGTCTCCAAGCTGTTAGGAGCTTAGCTCCGTAATCGCCTTGGAATCTTGGGATAGCCTGTCTGTCGCCAGCACCCATGAAGATAAGCTTGGTGTTAGCTGCGCCAGAAAGAGTGTCAGAGACGCGAGCAATAACATACTTACCTGCTTCTGAATAAGCGAAGGTTCCGCCTGAAAGAGGTTTATGTACGTTATAAATACCGCTAGCGCCAATGCTAGGGAGAGTGTTAGTGTCTGCAGCATCTGCGACTGCTGTAACTAACTCGAAAGCTTTAGTAATTCTGTCGGTACTAGTATTATCATTGTTTAAGATAGTACCGCCTTGAGTTTGTACATTACCGAAAGGGTAAATGTGATGTCCACTTGGAACTGCCATAATATATGACTCCTATACGAAAAATAAAAATATATTCCCACAATTATCCGTAAAGAGTCCAGTTCCTAATATCTAATACACAAAATTATCAAGTATCTTATATGACTTTATCCTAATTCCGTGTATTTTTGATTCATAAAACATATTATAATGGTCATTAGACAAAATAGGCGAACAGCTTATCACAGGAAGCCCCAATTTGTCCTCAATTAATTTAGAAGATATAATATTGTCTAAGAGGTCATCGACCATAGACCCTGTGCCTAATACTATTTCGGATGCGCCGTTTTCTCTCAACGAAAAGCAAAGATCCTCCATAAAGTCTGCCTCTGCCAATCTGTATTCTATTACCGGCCTTATGTGAATGTTGTTAATCTTACATGCCTCATGACATGTTTTGAAGTCTTTTCTTATAGCGAAGAGATTAGAGCTTTCCAGATCATGTCTGTTTATTACAAGATCTATCGTTTTGATACCCCTCTTCTCGCAAAGAAGTATTTCATGAACTCTTATGCGAGTCTCAGATATTCCGTATGGAAAATCAACAATTCCAGAAAAGTTGCAGTATTCACGAATAAAACTTTCATCAATGCGTGGAACTATACCAGACGGGGTACATATTTGATCGACCCTTTTTTCGCTACCTTCAAATATACAAGCAAGGATGTCTGGGTACTTTGGTTCGTTGCAAAGTAATTCTATACGCATTAGTTTTTATAATATTCTACTGCCTTCTTCAGTCGCCTTCTAGCTGTCTCTCTACTGTAACCGTTGGCCTCACCTATTTCAGTCATAGTCATCTTGGAAACATATTTCTGCTCTATTAACTCAGACATTTCTCTGGGCATATCTAGCAAAGCTACGTCTATATCAAGATCTCTACGTTGAGCAACTGCGAAAGGAATATTTGTATATTCACGGCGCTGACGCTTCAGGTGATTTTTAATAGCAAAGGTAAGCTGTTGGTACAAGAAAGTAGTGAATTTAACCTTTCTTTCTGGGTCGAACTTGTTCAAACATTGCCACAAAGTATATAATCTAATTGATGACATATCGTCTTCATCAACGTACCTGTTATATTTTGAGCAAACTTTATCCATAATTCTTTTGTAATCAATATTCTTAATCGCTTCATCAATATTTTTGTTCATTTGAGCTCCTAATTATAATACCACCAATTTTTTGACGTAAATCTTCAAACTTATTTAATTCATGTAGATACTGCTCATCGAGAGCATCTGACATAATGTAATCAATTTCTCCTACAGAGGAGACAAATATAGACCAATATCTCTTGGCACTAACCTGACTCTTGATAGACTCTATCGCATCGTTAATTTCATTAGAGACTGAATCAGGACTACTTATATGTGTAGTATCGGTCAATATGTTTTCGATGTTTAATCTAACATCCGTAGGATTAAAAAGTTTTCCTACTCCTATGAAAAAAGTGTATCTTCCTAGTATCTTGACTGCTTCAACCCCATCTATTTCTTCTAGAACATCTAGAACAGTATGCGTTAGATCGAAGTTTGTATATGCCAACCAGCAATTCCACCTATCAGAAGGCTTCATCATTGATTCAGCGGGATATGCGCCATAAGGCGTATATATAACTCTAGGTGCTGGATCTACAAACTTAATAGGCATATTAGGCATTTCTTCCATCTCTTGAGCCATTAAAAGCTCTTCAAGTATGTCTATTTCGTTAGCCTTTGAATAATACTCTTCTATTATTGCGTTCCAGCTTTGCCAAGCTATTTTATTTTCAAACATAGAACTACCTCCGTTCAGCAGGTTTTACCTATGTACTATACACATTATTTAAGGTGAGCCATAGAAGGTGGAACAACTAAATCTGATTTTTCATTAGCCCTATAATTAGCGTATAGTCGCATAAATAATTCAAAGTCAGCGGTGTTTTCAGTCTGCGTTTTTAGTATGTCTAGTATGTTATTCTCGTAGTCTCCAGAGTTTATTTTTGATAGCATGAAGGCAAAATTCTGTACGTCCTTAGCTGACTCGCCCCACCCACACTTAAAAAAAATATCCGAAGATTCTTTATCTGTGTAACATAGAAAATAACAGGACTCAGAGGACAAACCTTCTTCTCGTTGCTCTTGTGATTCCTTCAATGTATTTTTCTCCTAATATCTCGCCTAAGTCGTCGTCATAAAGATGGAGGGTCTTCCCATGCTTGTAAAAATTTTCGCAATATGGAAATTCCGTAGAGTAAACAATTTCTATTTCGTCTGTGTCATTTCTTTTAACGTCTATGATACTAAAATCAAGCCAATCAACGCTATAGCTTAAAAACTTTTGGCAGATTTTGTCAACACAGTCACTTGGTGAATCGGACAACAAATATCTACTTGGCAGCGTGTCATCCTCATTAACGACTACGAAATTATTGCTACGTTTATTGTTTATGTTTGACCTCTTGTCGAAACAAGTGGCAAGTAAAGTGATCTTAACTTTCATCTTCGCTTTCTTTTTCGTTTTGTTTAACTAAGTCTGCTTTTAACTCTTGCACCAGCTGATAGCTTTCTCTAGCCTCTTTAAAGTTTTCTAGCGCCGATATGAATTCTTGAAATACCTGTGGATGCTCGCCTATACCAACAGCAGCTCCAGTATATAGTCTCATGGTCAGTGCAGCCTCATCCATCTTTGCTTTGTAGTAAGATTCGGCGGTAATAATAAAATCAATATTCATTTTAGTTCCTTTATAAAAGAGCCCAGCGCTTCATACGCTGGACTCAGAATCATGATTCTCTGTTTATGTCTACTCCGTTGGACGAAGAGAATCACCTACAATCCAAGCTACAGCAACTGCTACAATACTAGTCGCCGTCTCTGTTGGGATACCAACAACATCTTGAAGTGCTACGGTAACAACAGTACCTACAGCAGTCCAAAAGCGTTTTGATCTCACCAATGCCTTAAGCTTATCTACCATTTTCTTTCTCCTATTATAAATAGATTCTTGGTCACTGCAAATATTCTAGCATGTACGCCATGCATTTGCAAAGTTATTTTAGCCCATCTAGAAATTTTTTAGCTGAGTTTTCCCAAGAAAACTCTCTAGATGTATAAATACCGTCTACATTCTGCCCCAAGCTTCCTGATTTTTTCATTGTGTGAACGTGTCTCATATGGTTTACTATTTGCTCTATGCAGTCGTTATCCAAAGAAGCCCAAGCGCCTTGCCCATTAAACCACACTCCGTCTTGCGCAGCTTCAAGAGATTTAATATCAATCAGCATGCTATTCTGCTCATTGCAAAACTCAGTATGTGCGGAGTAGTTAGTAGCTATTACATGTTTCCCGCAGGCCATCATCTCTAAAAGCTCTAAGTTCCATCCTTCTGCTCTAGCTGGAAACACTCCGCAGTCAGCCTGCTTCATTATATTATAAACATCCTGATGAGTATTTTGTCTCGGTATTATTCTTATTTTGTCTCCAAGCTTGGAATTTTTGTAAAGTCTTTCCCACTGACTTTGTTGTTCTGCTGAGTAAAATGGATTCTGGCACATCATCCAAAGCTCTACATCGTCATCATGTTCAAATGCGTCATTAAAACATTGAGCTAGTACATCATGACCTTTTCTAACTTCCCATTTGCCGCAGTTGAAAAATATAGTCTTTGGTCTAGCCGAGACTGGAGTCGGACTAAAAGTTTCTGTGTCTACACCCAAAGGTACTACATGAACAGGGACAGGAATCCCACATTTTTCAATAATAGCTTTAGCCCATTTTGAACACACAAATATTCTATCGTTGTGACTGAGGCTTTTTACTTCTTGGTCTGAAAATCTATCCAGCTCAAATATAGGAAACGATACGTGTATGCCTTTGCCAATATGATGATGTACATCATTTTGATGCCATATCTTAACAGAAGGCGATTTAAGGCTTATATCATTAACCTTTATAGCGTCTAGAATCTCCATGGACTGCCCCGGAAATTCGGGTGAACCAATAGGATAGTAGTTGACGTTCTCGCCCAAAGTCACAAGGCTTTTAATTATATTGTAGCTTGCTATGCCATAACCTAAAGTGTTTATAGGTGCTGTAATATTAATCATCTTTGCTCCTAGCTATTTTGTAATAATGATAAACATTTCCAAGGTCAACTTTATCGCCATCAAAAATGTCGTTATCTAAAACATTCAAGAAGTCCTTGTGTAACTTATTGCCTTCCATCCACACGGCATGGTCTTCAAAAACTTCACGTTTCCAAGTTCCCCAGTCTGTCACGATTGAAAAATTCATTTTGTCAACGCCATCTAATGAGTTGGCTAACTCAACGCATGCAGGCATCTCTTTGTAATTGTTCTTCTGTACTACCGAGTCGATCCTAAGTATATTAATTTTACCCTCAAGCCTTAATTTTGATAACATTTCTATGTTCTTCATTAGCAAGTCCCAGTTACCTCCTACACGTATCTTATCATAAGTTTCTTTGGTAGCAGCGTCGATAGAAACGACCACCTGATTGATATTCTTATGACACTTATGTAGCATGTTCCACATTTTTTCAGTCAGCATAACTCCGTTTGTCTGTAGGTTTAACTTTATTTCTGAATGTTCTTCTCCATTAAAGTTTATTAAAAAGTCCCTAAAAACTTTTGAGCCAAACGGGTCGCCAGAACCAGTAATGTTTAGCGATGTTTCATCTTTAGGTTGCTTATTTAAGATGAAATCCATTATCTTATTTTGTATAGCTAGAGCATCATCATATTTTTTCCCTGAAGTGTGGACTATTGAGCTTATCCTGCAACTAGGACATTGTAGATTGCAGGAATCGTCCCATAAAAAATTGACATGCTTAATTGCATCCATATGAACTGTTTTATTTTCGATTATAGTCTTAAATGGCTCCCAGTCTACTTCATCTATATTCGGCAGACTGTCAATATTTTGAAGTCTCGGACAAGCCTTTTTATTGCAATAACTGAATGAGCCATCCAGTATAGAGCCTCTTATTTTTTTTGCTATATCAGAATTCAATATCTCACCTATGGAGGAATCATGTATATTCCCAATCTTCTCGTTCATCCAGTAGGAACAGCAGGTTCTGACATTACCGTGTTCATCGACTTCAAAGTTACTAAAAGGCTGTTCGCAGAACAGTCCAGAGGTCTCTACTGTAGTCAAAGAACTATTGTCAATGTCCTCATGAATGTCCTCTACTATAGTTTGTTTTTTTTCTCTGAATAAATTGTAGGATTCAAGATCGACCCACTCTTCTCCGTTCCATATGACATTCAGTCTGCCATTTGTAATGGAGTCAGTTCCATGAATACTCTTAATATCATTTCTATTTACAAAGTGAAGTTTATCATTATAAAAAACTTCTTTATACCCATATTTTTCAAGGTTGTCTTCTAGTTGTGAAATATCTACATTGTTTAGCAAGTTGAATAGTCCACCTAAGTTTACGTGTGTAAAATCGGTGGTGTGGTTCTGATGCGCGCTAACATGTTTACTCAAATCGCCATTAAAAAGAATATCAAGCAACTCTTGATGTCTAGGATGCTTCTTTTCTTGAACTGATCTGTAAAACCAGTCTTCAAAAAAATCTGGAGTAGGTGCAAGAAAATCAGGCTCATAGGTTTGGAATTGAATGCAGTCAACAGAATACTTATCGCAAAGTTCTATAAAGTCAAGCATCTCAGAGAGATTGTCGTTTTGGACAACAAAACTTGTATTTAAAGTTAATATCTGTCCAGTGACCCGAAGCTCCTGTGCAAATTGCAAATTTTCTAAAAGAAGATTCCAATCGCCACCCTTTCTTACGATCTTATATGTTTCTTCAGTGGCGGCATCAATAGATACAGAAATGTGCTTTATTTTTTCTTTTGAGTAGTCACTCAAAGAATCCCAACATCTCTTCATCAAAAGTCCATTTGTCAATATCTGAATCGTCTCTAGATTTGGAGCGTCTTCTTTTTTCAGTGTGCGAAGAAGGTTTCTGAAAATAGGGCTAGCGAAAGCATCTCCAGAACCTGTAATACAAAAAGATTTCGCATTTTGGAAGGCTTCTTTTTTTAGCTTATCTTGTATATTTAAAATCTGCTCACGTTTTTTGCCAGACTCCATGATTAGCTCTAATCTACACGAGGGACATTCGAGATTACAGGATCTATCGTACCCAAAGTTTATATCTAGCGGTGTGTGATCTAGCTTTGTTTTACCTTGAATGATATCGTCATGTATAAGATTCCAACCTCTATCGCTATTAGTATTTCCTATCTGATAAAGAGTCTGAACGCAGTGAGTCTTTGTTTCTAAGTGCGGACATACCTCTCTGTTGCAATACCTGTAAGAACCATCAAGGATTGATCTTCTTAGTTCCTGAGCTTCCTCGCTGTTCCATACTTCTTCTACTGACTTGTCTTTTATGCTGCCAATTTCATAATTATTGATCCAAGACGGGCAGCAGCAACTAACTCTACCGTCGTCGTACACTTCAAAAAATTCAAAGGGTCTTGTGCAATAATGTTTTTCATTCATCTTTCGTAGCCGAAATTAACAAAGTCATATTTATACATACTATATATTATATCTTTGGACTGCTCATTGTACACATCTAAATAATTGGGCTTATATGAGCTATTACAATCAGGCGGCAATAGGATTTCAAGATCTTCTTCTAATTCTTGTAGGCGCTCATACCTATATATCTTTATATCCTGAAAGAGTTCATAATTGTGATCACAGACCCAGTTTGATTGAGGCAGGAAGTGAAGAGTGGTTTTCATATTTGTCTCACGTACATCTACAACTTGGCACGGTGTGGGCTCCTGTAACGACAAGTACTCTATGACAAACTCGTTAAAATCTGCGAACTGTTTTACCTGTTCTGAAAATTCTATATCCTCTACGTAAACAAGTTCCCCTCTTAGCATAAACGAGTATGCTGAAAAAATTCTATCATAAGGATTCCTGCAAACACAAAATTTTTTGTAGTCTAAATTCAGATAGTCCAAATTAGAAGCAATGTCAACATATGGCTTGTGGAAATAAACTGGTGTTGAACTACCTTGAAGTGCGGTGGTAATTGACAAAGACGCATTTTTTGGTATCGCTATAAAAGCTAACTGTCTCTTATGATCTAAGTTGCTCTCTATACTCATAACACGTCCGCTAGTTTTGTGGTTAAATCATGTGCAAAATAACTACCGTTAATCCATCGCTTATTCATATTTTTGAAGTACTCATGTGCGCTGATTATCAATTCCCTATCGTGTAAGATGCTTGCGGCATGATCTAAGTTTTCAAAATATAAAGGGTAGTCCTCTCCACAGTATTCAACGATTGCTGGGTGCCTGTTTACAAGCAAGGGTGTGTTTCTTGCGATACATTCGATTACAGCATTGTTTGCTGAACTGTCATAAAGGTCTAAAAACACAATTCCAGATGTTAGCATTTTATCGTAGTCATCATTGGATAGCCAGTCTAGTATCTCTACTCCAGACCAGTTGTATTTTTCTTGAAAGTAAGAAGGATTTGTTCTATTATAAAACTCTAATATTTTCATGGCATATTCATTGTCGCTAGGTAGCCACTTCTTAACGTATGGATACGGAGATTTTAACCGACATATGGAGTCAGGTTTTCTAAGCCAGTAGCCTACCTGTAGAATGCTTGGCTTTTCTTCTCGTAAAAACATTTCAGGGTTCCATTTTATACAGTTCGTTTGTGTTGGATGTTTAACTGACACTACCGGAACACTACAAACAGACTTTACCCAGTCAGCAAGATAGTTAGACAGCGTTACTATGGCTTTGCAGAAGCGTAAAGAGTATTTAAAAACATCTCTATTGAATATGGCCTTTGGTGAATTATACACATCATACCAAGATGGAGGGTTAGGGGGATTATGTAAAAATCCTATCCACGGAAATTCGTAAGGTATTTTTTTAGCTCCGTCATAAAGATAGCTTTCGACATGCCAAGAAAAGTTATGTTCTAAAAAGCCATCAACATGAATCCCATATAGCGAATGATGTGGCATAAGAGAGTTGATGCAATAACCCCATCCGCTTCGATGTCTCTCGAATGCATAACAAGAGGAAAGGTTTAATGAAATCATAATATCGTTACGCCAGAAAGACCCTCAAGCATACCGCATTGATAGGAGCATCTAACCATAGCAACATTCTCTGAGTACTGCTTTTTATATTGTTCCGGTATGGTATTGTCAAAGGCAAGTCTTCCCATAACTCTATGATCCAAACACTCAGGAGTCTCGACAAACTGTTTCCAGACTCTTTCATATTGAGGTTCGTCTTCTGACTTTGTTCTTAGAGCCGCCAAGTAGCCAAGATTGTAAAAATACCTGCATACTAACTTTATACTTATGTCCTCTGATTTTAATATGCTCTTTGTTGAAAGGCCATCAAAGTATATTGCGTTACCCAATTTTGCGCTATTTGATACAAACTCTACATTATCAATTATACTGCGTCGTGGAGTGTCAATAAAAGAATAACCGCCATACTGGTTGTAGGCAGACGAGTTTATTGTTATATTATACGCCGGCGGCAAGTTTTCTTTTTCTTTGCTTATATCACATATAAGATTTGATTCAACGTGGTCAATCTTATAGCATCTGAAATAATCCATCGTTTTGACTAAAAATATATCGTCAGGAAATGAAGTAAATAGAGTTGATATTTCCCCTGACATGAGGCTAAACTTTGGATACAGATTATTTATAGAAATGGCTGATAACAAGTATCTATTATTTATCATCGTGTTATCCATAAAGACAGAAACCATCTTGGAGGAAACCTTAGTGGGAAGCTCATTCTTATTTACTACATCTAGCTCATAAGAAATGCCAAGAGTTTTAGCTTGTCTATGTATTGCATCTACGCAGTATTCAAATCCATTAGCCGTTGCGACTGTATCGGTTTTGAAACCTTGATCTATGATAAATATATGTATATCGTTCATTGCAACCTCAAAAAAAAACTTACTCAATATTCTAGACGTAACCAAAAGAAAAAACACACGTTTTAGCTGGCTCGCGCCCCAAACCATGATCAAGCTTGTTTGTGCGAGACAAAATAAAAAGATAGTATAATTACTAAGTGGAGGTGGCGGGATTTGAACCCGCGTGCCACATAATATTATTATTAACTTCTACATGTTTAGTATAATTATTATCGCCCACTATACTAGGCTATCCGAATTATCGGAGTCAAACAAATTATTGTTATCATATATATTTAGTTCAAGTATATATACTCTAGCGGAATTATCTGCGTCATCACTATTTGGTTTACAGGGCTGTGATACCCCTGCCGCATTAAGCGGCTAGTGCGAAATTCTCTTCTACACTTAAAAAAAATGAGAACGATTTTTTAAGTAGCCATTCGTTCAACTACTACATGCGATTAATAACTTTATTACTGGTCGATTCCAATTCACCCCCTAATTTTCATATCTGGAAATATCTCATATTTCAAATCTTCATATAGCACAGATGCTATCACCATAGAAGCATCGTTATCTGAAGGGTAGTGTACTCCCTGTAGAATTCTAGCTCTACCAACCAAGTTTATAAGCTCGTAGAACTCTGACGTATGCTGTGGGTAAAGGGTTGCAAGCATTGAGCCTGCGAAGGCCGCATACGCTGTGTGTCCAGATGGGTAAGCTGGTGTATGGTGTGTTTCAGTCTCAGTAACTTTAATATCTATACCATATTTTTCAGCTAACTGAAAAGGTCTGGCTCTCTTAAACTTATACTTCAGGTTTGTGACTACTGGATCGACTTGACTGAAGAAAAATTCATCGAACTTTTCTTTTGGAAATTGAAGCCCATACCTCTTTAACAAGCCCATGAAGACATTATTCGGGTCTTTATCGACTTCAGTGACAAGAGTATACTCTTCTTCTGAAAGCTCCTTAGTCATCTCAGAAATAAGTTCAAGCTCTCTGCGTGTTATATCTGAACTATTCTTAGGTGGCTCAGGCAATACATTCTCCCAGTCCACAGTAAGTAGATTGGGTTTCTTCTGCAACACTTTAGAATTTTTGTCACTAGGAGGTTTATCGTAGATTATAGAATCTATCTCTGCACTCATGGCCTGATTGATGCCCCTTATAATATTATCTTTCGAGGTCATATTCATACTCCTGTAATAGCTCACTTGATGATACCTCCCCACAGTCACAACACTCAAAGACATATAATCTACCACCTGCGGTTTCAATTATATCTGCAAGCCTGCACGCCTCCGAGTCTACTTCTTCATCGCAAGCCCTACAATAGAAACTAAACATATACTTTCTCCCAGTCAAAAAATCGCCATCTGTTTTGATGCTTTGCATCTTCGTCTTCATTTATGTGATTCAAATATTCTAAAACCTCACTCCAATTTGAGAACACCATCTCATGTGGAATAACGCCAAACATCCAAGTTGGAAGGTTTTTCTTTCCTTGCTTGCACATTACGACGACTGGCTTCTTTTGACTAATGGCTACAGCCGCTTCGTGATATGACCCGCAAAGGTGTGCATCAACGTCGATGCTCATTACTATGAAGTGGGCAATATCAACCATACGCAAATCAATCGCGCAAATAGGTTTCATGTACTCCGTGACTTTATCGTAACTTCCAGATCGTTTCAGGCTTTCAAGCAAATCTCTAGTCTCCTGATTCTCTAAACCATAGTCGCTTGGCTTGTCGCAGGGATTGAGTACACCAACGCCCATTTTTTTTAATTTGGGAGTTATGTTTTCTCTCCAGCCAGCACCACCGTCTTGAACACGATCCATAGCTCCACAAAGGTAGCAGAGCGAGTTTTTAAGTCTATTCATAGTACAACCTCTTATACACAAATCAACAGTTTTTGATAATATCTTGTATCAAATCTTCCAGAGATGCGTACTCATTCTGAGAGCATAACTGGTTAGCAATCTTTCTTACATCGCTGGCTTTGTACCCAGCTCGCTTGAGGGCATCTACAGCGTCACCAATAAGTGGGCTGACTGTAGTGTCTGGTGTAACTGGATCAGTGAATATATACTTAGTAACCCAGTCTCTAGCCGCCTTGTCTCCCTGCATGGCCTTCTCCATAGTAGCATCGGCTATTACGTTCCATTGCTCTTCTTTGGTGAGTTTTATGGTAGATGTCTTAGGCTCTGGCTCTGAAAACTCCATGTTCATAAAGGCAAAACTAATAGTTTCTACTTCTTCATTGTCTCGCTCTGGTTCTGGAGCAGTGGTTAGTCTACCAGTTGAACCTCTAATAATATTGAAAACAATAGCTACGAAAGTAGGAAAAAGAAATGCGAATAAGAATATCTCGCCATATCCAAATGATTTTCCGGTATTAACGAAAAGAAAAAGCATCATCTATCCTTCTGTTGTCTCAAAAAGTTAGTGGCGGTCATTGTCTCACCTTGAACCTTTTGTAATAAAACCCAATCTCTTAGTTCGGTAGTAGGCTCCCAGCCAAGAAGCTCTCTTGCATTGCTGATGTCGGCGAGAGTAATTCTAGCCTCACCCAATCTCTCAGGCAGGTGCTTGAAATTATATCCAATCATCTGCGCTAACTCAAGAACGCTAGTATTATTACCAACACCAATATTAATAGTTTTACCAAACAAACTTTCGTTGTCAGAGTTGGCAGCGAGAATGTTTGCTTCTACAACATCCTTTACATATGTGAAGTCTCGCCTCTGGTTTCCGTCGCCAACAATAGTCAGAGGTTCTCCATCTTCAAACTGACGAAGGAAGATTCCTACAACAGGAGCATACTGCCCTTTGATTGGCTGGCGTTCACCATATACGTTGAAGTATCTGAACACAACGGTCTTCAAGCCAAACAGATTAGTATACATTTTACATAAGTCTTCACCTGCTACCTTAGTTACTGAGTAAGGGTTAAGGCAGTCGTTTGGCATGTCTTCTGTTAGTGGAGGATCGTTAATTAAACCGTAGGCAGACGATGTAGATGAGTAGATAACACGATCTACACCGTTCTCCCTAGCGGCTTGAAGTACGTTACAGGTTCCCAAAACATTGGTAGCTGATGCCTTGCAGGGATTCTTAATGGCTGGCTGAATACGAGCCTCAGCCGCCAGATGGAAGACGCAGTTGACCCCCTTAAAAAGAGGTTCAATTTTATCGTAGTCACATATATCTAGGACAGCCTTCTGAGCCTTTGGATTCCAATAAAATTCTTCATTAGATGTCGCTGACTCATTATCCAACGAGATAACCTCGTTACCATCCTCAATCAGCCTATCAACGATATGACTACCGATAAAACCTGCGCCACCTGTAACTATGTACTTCATGTTAAACTCCTACACTATGTCCCTTGAGGACAGATGAAAGACGCTCAAGTCGAACACGGATGTCTTCTTTCCAAGCATCATTATACTTTACCACACTAACATTATCAACCGTAGAACCCAAAACTTCAACCGATTTATCAAAAACATCCTCAAAAATTGCGACCACTTCATAACGACAGGCTCGTAGCTTTTGGAATTTAGCATCACTCGGTACGCTGACAACATCAGCAGGGTTGACCTTGCAGATAACGATCTGGTTTCCACCATCATTATCATTACTGTCATGGTTGTCTAAGCTGATACCGCCGTAACTGGTAACATAGTCGATAGCTCCAACATGAAGACCTGCACTACAGTGTTTATTACGATTGCTATCAACCTTAGAGCGATCAACCTCAACCACTT